ACATATTCGTAATATAATAATAGTAAAGGTTACAAGATTAGTAGAATTAACCTATGGTTTAAATGAAACGATAAATGACTATAAAAAATTAAAAATCAGATGAAAATCAACGCTTTAATGGTTGCAGTTGGATTTGGTCCAACATATAAAAAAAGATTATTAAATAATATAAAGACAAATAAAGGTTATGAAAAATATGACGTTTTAATAATAACTGATGATGTTGAATATTGGGACGATATAAAAAATAAAGAAAATATTTTTATTGAACACATTGACGATTTAAGAAAAGATTATCCTTGGTCAATAGAAAACGAAAAATTACCTAATGAGAAAAGGGACGAAATAAAATACGCAAAAGAAATTATTGAGAATGATTTTAAATTCCCAACATTACTACATAGATTTAGTTTTATATGGAAAAATGCTCAAAATTATGATGGTTTTATATGGCCAAATACCGACGTATTACCTAAAGAAATCACAGAAAATCATGTAATTGAAATGAATAATTATTTTTCAAAAAAAGAATTTTTGAGTAGTGGAACAAATAAAAATTATACTTGGTGCACCGATATTGATTTACCAAAAAAACATATAATTATGTGTCCAGGTGGTCATCCATATGATAGTCACGAACAACATAGTCATTTAGTAGATTACACAAAAAAAATTAACGAAAAATATAAAATAACCGATAAAGAAATCATTCATAATTTTTTAATGTTTGATGGTAACTTTACAACCTATAATTTTCCAAATAAAACTTATTATTTTAAATTTTTTGATTTAATAAATAATATTTTAAAAGAATATTTTGAAAATAAAGATGAGTTTTTTAAAATAGGTGGTAATACCATATGGTTAACGGGTCAAGAGTATATAACATCAATTGCAATGTATTTAATGAATGGAACAATGATACCATTAAATACTTGTAACATATTAGGTAGCCAAACATTTGACATATGTTGTTACCCCGAAGATAGATTTTGGAATTGGGGGTGGGACCGCGATATTAATGAAGGACAAGAAGGGTTTATTAGAAAGCATTATGATAAATTAAAACATTTTTATGAATCTCGAGGACAAAAATGGGTTTACTAATTGTCTTTTTTTATTTATCATCATTTTATGATAGAACAATTAAAATTATACGATGTTAAATCACCAAAACTTAGATTAGGTAATGACGCGGATGGGGGGTACGTTGTTACACAAGAAATTTTAAACAAAAGCACCGCTTTATTTTCATATGGTGTAGGTTCAGATATCTCATTTGAACTAGATTACGTAAAAAAAACAAATAAATCGTCGTTTTTTTATGACCACACAGTTAATTCCCCAGAGATTCCCGAAAAATATTCACATTTAATGTTTTTTAAAAAAGAAGGGTTATCATATAAAAAAGAAGATATGTTAAATAGTTTTTTTTCACATTATGATGAAAGTGGTGTTAAAGGAAAAGTACTATTAAAAATGGACATAGAAGAAAATGAATTTTCTTTTTTTTTAAATACAGACATTGAAAAACTATCAACATTGGTTTCGGGTATTGTTGTTGAATTTCATTTATTAGGTAGAGAAGAAAATTTTAATAATTTTTTTAAAATTTTAGAAAAGTTAAATAAGTATTTCTATCATTGTCATTTACATGCCAATAATTATGCTGGTAGTTTAATTTATCATGAGTATGATATAGAATTTATATTACCACACGTTTTGGAATTGACTTTTACAAATAAAGATATTGTTCCATATAATGGAAATTTTTTTGAAAAAATATTTAAATATGATAATAAAGTTCCATTAGATATGGGTGAATTTCCAACAGAACACGATAGAAAAAATGATTGGAATAGACCTGACCATTCTTTATCTTTTATAAATACAATAAATAAATTACAATAAATATGATTTATATTTCACTAACTACAGTACCATTAAGAATGGAACAAACCAACGAGTTTAAAAAAAATTTGGAGTCTTTATTATTTCAAAAAACAAATAAAGAATATAAAATATTATTAAATATTCCTTATAAATATAGAAATGGGACAAGAGAATATAATATTTCGGAAGAATTACAAAATTTTTTTAACATAAACAATAAAATTATAATTAATAGAATAGAAAAAGATTACGGTCCTGTGGTTAAGATAACAGGTGCGTTGTCTTATGTTACAAATCCAGAAGATATCTTAATTGTGTGTGATGATGACCATTATTATCATGAAGACATGGTTGAATATCATGTAAAAAAAATAAATGAACATCAAAATACTATTATTTGTTTTAGAGGCGACAACCCAATAGAAAAAAGAGAATGGATTGAAGATGGTGTAACTAAATACACACTAAGTCCAACTCACGTTTATTTTCCTGTAAAACACGATTCACAATTAATTGTACCAGGTCACTGGCACAGTGTATCGTATAAAAGAAGTTATTTTGATGATGATTTTTTGAACGAAGATTTTTTATCGTTATCAACAAATGATGACATATTAGTTGGGTACTATTTTAGATTGAAACAAAAACCAATTATTTGCGTGAGGTGGGATGATGAAAAAGATTGGAGAATGGTTAATAGTGATGGTAGGAATTCACATTCGTTTCCAATTCTTTACCCCTTACCATTTCCCGATTCAGGATTTAACGAGCATAGAAAAGAAGCGAATAATCACATGGGTTTTATGGACCAAAAAATATACAACGAATTTACACAAAATAATCATAAAATATATATTGAAAATTAAATAATATGTCTTTTTTAGAAAAATTAAAAAAATTAATAATTGGGGAAGAAAAAAAAGTTGTTATTACGCTGACAACAATACCATCAAGGTTAAGTGCTGAGCACGAAACAGGATTAAAAAGTAACATTAAATCATTAATTGAGCAAGATTACGATGGTGAATATGAAATACACTTTAATGTTCCATCATTTTATAAACAAACAGGGGAAAAATACGTTGTACCTCAATGGTTAAGAGATGTTTCATCTAATTTTCCTAAGTTAAAAATATTTGAAAATTTAGAAGATTACGGTTCAATAACAAAGTTGGTCCCAACTTTGTTAAGAATTTCAAATGAAAATACAATTATTATAGTTTGTGACGATGATTTGGTTTATCACCCAAAAATGGTCGAGGAACAAGTTAAAAACCAAGAAAATTACGAAAATACCGCTTGTGGGTATGATGGAAGTAGGTGTGTGCACCCCAATGAGTTCAACGATATTAGAGATTCTTTCGTTGTCTCAGTTTATAAAGATGTGTACGTAAAAATTTTACAACATTACAAAACAATATCTTATAAAAGGTCTTTTTTTAAACAAGATTTTTTTGATGAATTTCTTGGTGGTTCTTGGGCGGACGATATTTTGGTTTCCGCGTATATGGGGAAATCGGGTATTAAAAAATTAGTTAGGTATTATGAACATGAAGAAAAATTGATAACTATCGAACAATGGCAATCAAAAGGTGGTGTTTTAACATTCCCCGTAATTTCACATACAACACATGAAGGTCTTGAAGGATGTAATCTATTTAGGCAAAAACAAATAGATGATAATCATATGAAATATATTAATTTGGGATGGATATAAAAATTCAATTAAAACTCAATATTAAAAATTATAATAAATTAATCACAAAAAATTAAAATTATGCCATTTAGTACAGGATATTTTAAACAACAAACCAAAGATTACATATTAAATAAATACGATAAGTCTATTAAAATTTTAGATGTAGGTGCGGGTGCAGGTGCATATTATGATATGTTACATAATGAAGGGTACAGTAACTTAGATTGTGTTGAAGTTTTTTCTAATTACGTTAAAGATTATAACTTAACTGAAAAATATAAAAAAGTGATAATTGGTGACATAACTAAATTAGACATTGATTTCGATGAATATGATTTGATTATTTTTGGTGATGTTATAGAACATATAGCCTTAGAAGATGCTAAATTGTTGTTAAATAAAATTAATCGTAGCGATGTTATTATAGGTGTCCCATTTAATTCTCCTCAAGGAATCCACTTTGAAAATGAATATGAAATTCATTTACAGGATGATTTAACATTTATTAATTTTTTTGAACGTTTTGAGGGATATAAACCATTTTGTTTAAGATTTGATTATGGTTTATTTGTTAAAGGAGATAATAACACTATTTTTCTTGAAACACAACAATCTTCGATACCAGAAACATATCAAAGTTTTATTAACTCTAATTTTAATGATTACATTATTAGTGATATTAATGATATTGATAATATCATATTATTAAAAAATCAAATACAATCTTTATCTCAAGAAGAAAAAACTAAATTATTTAATTATTTATCAAAACCAACTATAGAAGTAATCAATAAAGATTTAACAATAGTAACAGGATTATGGAATATAAATCGTCCCGGTAGAGATTTTGACCATTATATAGAACATTTTAAAAATTTTTTGGATATACCTGTTAACATGTTTATTTATATTTCTAAAGAATATGAATATTTGGTTTGGGAAAAACGTTCTAAAGAAAATACATTTGTTAAACTTTATGAATTAGATGATATAAAAAATGACATATATAAACCACATTGGGATAAAACTCAAAATATAAGAACTAACCCTGATTGGTTAGACCAAGCTGGTTGGTTGTCAGGGTCACCGCAAGCGGTTTTAGAATATTATAATCCGATAGTACAATCAAAAATGTTTTTATTACATAGTGCGACGATTTGGAATCCTTTTAACACTGAATATTTCTTTTGGTTAGATGCTGGTATTACTAATACCGTACCACATGGTCATTTTGTTGGAAATAAAGTATTAGATAAATTAACAGAAATCGGTAACCCATTTTTATTCTTAAGTTATCCGTATGAGGCTAATACTGAAATTCATGGATTTACGTTTAGTGAAATGAATAAAATCGCGGGAACCAAAGTCGAATATGTATGTAGAGGTGGCTTATTTGGTGGACATAAACAACAAATAAACGAAGCGAATGCAACATACTACTCATTATTAACGAACACACTAAATACGGGATATATGGGTACGGAAGAAAGTATATTTACTTTAATGTCCTATTTAGAACCCCACATTTACAAAAGATTTGAATTAGACGGTAATGGATTGATTGTGAAATTTACACAAGCGATAATAGATAATAATATTAAAATTATCGAAACAAAACTACCATCGATTTCTAAAAATTTTATTAAATATACAGATAGAGACGTTGAGAAAGTTAAAACAAATTTATACATTTTAACTTTTAATTTTCCTGAACAAGTATTGCATACCATAGAGTCGATGAAAAAGACATCAGAGTGGTTAACTAAACCTCATTTAGTTTTATTAGATAATTCAACAACTGAAGAGGTTAGAAGTGAAAATAGAAAAATTGCCGAAGAGTATAATTTTGAATACATTAGTTTAGAGGGTAATACGGGTATATGTGGTGGTAGACAATCAGCTGCAGAACATTTTCATAATTCAGATGCTGACTTCATGTTTTTCTTTGAAGATGATATGACAGTTAATCCACCCGAATTAGAAGGACAATTTTGTAGAAATGGATTTAGAAAATACATACCAAATCTCTACAATTTAGTGCACAGAATAATGTTAAAAGAAAAATTTGATTTTCTTAAATTATCGTTTACTGAAGTTTATTTTGATAACGATAAACAATGTTCTTGGTACAATGTCCCACAAAATATTAGAACAAGAGATTGGCCACATTACGATAAACTACCTGTAACAGGTTTAGACCCAAATGTACCCCTAACTAATTTCAAAAATATTAGAAGTATGGATGGGTTATCTTACATTGATGGTGAAATTTATTATGCAAACTGGCCGATGATTGTAAGTAAAGAAGGTAATTATAAAATGTTTATTGAAACAACTTGGGCTCACCCATTTGAACAAACTTGGATGTCGTATATGTATCAATTGACAAAAGAAAATAAACTAAAACCGGCGGTGTTATTGGCATCACCAATTTGGCATGATAGAATTAAACACTATCAACCAAATGAAAGAAGAGAAAACTAAAAAATATGAAAAAAAAAGCATTAATAACAGGGTTGAATGGTATGGATGGTTCACATTTAGCTGATTTTTTATTAAAAAAAGACTATGAGGTTTTTGGTGTCATAAAAAATAAAACAAATGAAACTTTAACAAATGCAAAACATTTAATCGGTAAAGTTAAAATGTATAATGCGGATTTGACTGACCAAAATTCTTTATTTAGAGTAGTAAAAGAATGTGAACCTGACGAGGTTTATAATTTAGCATCACAGTCATTTGTTGGTGATAGTTGGAATACACCAGAATTAACATCTAACGTTACAGGTTTAGGGGTTTTAAGAATGTTAGAAACTATCAGAGAATCTAATAATAAGAATATAAAATTTTATCAAGCGTCTTCCTCTGAAATGTTTGGTAAGATGGTTGAAAATCCTGCAAATGAAAAAACACAATTTTATCCTCGTTCACCCTATGGTGTTTCTAAATTATATGGGCATTGGTTAACCAAAAATTACAGAGAAAGTCACGATATGTTTGCTGTTAGTGGGATTTTATTCAATCATGAATCAGAAAGAAGAGGTTATGAATTTGTAACAAGAAAAATATCTGACGGAGTAGCAAAAATACATTTAGGTATTATTGATAAAATATATTTAGGCAATTTAAAAGCGGCTAGAGATTGGGGATACGCACCTGATTACGTTGAGGCTATGTGGTTAATGTTACAACAAGAATCACCCGATGACTTTGTTATTGCCACTGGAATAGTTAAAACAATAGAAGATTTTTTAGATTGTGCATTTCAAGAAATTGGTATTAATAATTGGTCAAAATATGTTGGAATTGATAATAGGTACATGAGACCCGCGGAGGTTGATGTTTTAAAAGGTGACTACAGTAAAGCAAAAGAAAAATTGGGGTGGGAACCAAAAATTAACTTTGAAAATCTTGTAAAAAGAATGGTTAAAAATGATATTGAATTACAAAAAAAAATAGATATTTAAACTAAAAAGAAATTAATTGATGATTGTAAAAGAATTTGAATTTATTGGTGATGTAATAGGTCAAATAGAACGTAGGGGTGGTAGTTTTATGAATTCAACAAATACTTATTTAAATGAAGAATATAGATGTTATTTATTAAGACAGAATAACAAAACATATCTAACATCTTTTGATAATTTTAAAATAGCAGAGGAATATTTAATTCAATTGGAAAACAGTAGAGGTGGTGTTTTAATACCATAAACTTATTAAATAAAAATAATGGAATCTGAAAGTGATAATGAAGACGAAAGTAAAAGAATCGAAAACAATTTTATATCGAGATACTTCTCTAATGTTAGCTATGTTTTTCTTACCATTTGGGTACGATGCCCTATTCAAATTATTGATGGAAATAACTGGTTCATATTGGGCAGCAGATATAATTTTCTATTTTATTTCAGGTTGTTTTTGGTTATCCTATATTTTTTTTTCACGAAAAATATCTAACTCAAACGAAGTTTGATTTCCATCGTTCTAAAACATTCAAAAAATCCATCAACTTCTGTTAATTCTCTGTTATGTTTGGGTTCTTGACAGGGAAACATTACACGATTATCATTTGTTGATATATTGTACACCCAATGGTGTTTTGTTAACATTTCAACAGTTAAATAAACACCATTTTTATCAAAGAATCTATAAAGTTTTTTAATATCATAGTATTGGAGCACGGATATGCTTGGTACGCCAACATTTGGAAACATCGTTTTTGAAAACAATTCAAATGATTTTGGGAAAAAAATCTCTATTACATACCAATCTAACATACTATTAAGTATATTGAAATATAATAATTAGATACAAAGAAGTATTTATTGTTAATGAGTTTTTTAGAAAAAAATAAACAAGAAAAAATAACATCATTTGTAAAGTTTGTTAATGATGAACTCGGATTAAAAAATTGTCCGAAAATAATTTTGCAAAATGGTAGGGGTGATTTAAAGACCACCGCAAACTACAATTATTCTTCCGATACAAAAACCATTAGGGTCAATTCAAAAAATAGAGCATTGGTTGATGTAATGAGAAGTATCGCACATGAAATGGTTCACCATAAACAATATGAGGATGGTAGATTAAAAGTTAAACCAGCGGACATAGGAGGAGAAATAGAAGACGAAGCAAATGCAAAGGCCGGACAATATATAAAAATGTTCGCACAAAAAGATAAAACAATATACGACGAATGAAAATAATTGTAACAGAAAAACAAATGAAATTAATAACGGGTAGTGTTATTGATGATTTAAGTGAAGAAGAGGATACCGCATCCGCCCAACCATCCGCTGGAACTAGTAGTTCTGGTAGTAAACAAGGTTATCCTGAAGTTGGTAAATGGGAAACAGGTGTGACTAGAGGTCCAGCAAATCAAATCGGTGTTACCAAATGGTCGGATGTTGTTGGTTCAACATTAAAAAGAGGAAAAGCAAACCCATTAAAATAGAATATTAATAATATTAAAGATATTTATTAAGGTAAATCATCTATGTTATACAATAAAAAATTATTACTATCAGAATCTGAAAGAAACAGAATCTCCAATATATATAATGGAAATTCTGCTCAATTTGATTTTGTAATCAGTGACTGGTTGTCACCTGATGAAAAATATGTGATTTTTTTAGATGAACTATACGATATTCAAAATAAAACCAAATTAGGTAATATTTGGGAAAATTTTGAAAATTTTAAATTTTTCTTAAAACATTCTTTTGAGGTCGCAACAAATGTGTCTGAGGAGATACGAGAAGACGTTCTGAGTGATATAAATAAATTTGTTATTACAGAGTCCACTCAAAATTTATCTCATCTTAAATCAATTTTTAGAGAAATTTTAAATGAACAAACCGTAGCTGGTAGTCTTTATAATTTTGGAAAAAACACAATTACAGGTGCGGTAAAAAATACCGCAGATTTTTTTAAAACAAGTTACGAGGGGGCAAAAAAAACCATAGGTGCCTTGTCTCAGGGTGATTGGAATCAAGCAATAAATATTGTAAAAAAGGGGGCATTGTATGTGGCGAGAAAAATACGTGCCGCTTTATACAACCCAATTGGATTAATACTTGATGCGATTTTGGTTGCAACTGGTGTAGGTAAATTAGTTGCTTGGATTCCGTGGGCGATAGCGGTTGGTTTGGATATATATGAATTTATCACAGGTAATTATGAGGACCCCGACTTACATTGGGGGTGGAGATTATTGTTTACTGCTTGTGATATAACGGGATTGATTTTTGCAGGTGCAGCGTCTAAAACTTTAAAAACACTCGTCAACTCGATGATTGGAAGGTTCGGTAAAACCGCAGGAGGGGTATCAAAAGCGATTAAATCGTCACCTAAATTACAAAATATTTTTAAAAATTTTTCAAGATATTTAACAAAAGCAAAAGAATTTTTAACGTCAGCTCAAAATACTTTTAAAACTAAATCACCAATGTTATATAAATTTATCTCAACCGCCTTGGGTGGTTTTAATCGATTTGCAACATTTGTTGGTGAAAAAACAATACAATTATTGGGGATAGGAGGTAAAATATTATCTGCACCTGGTAAATTAGCCGGTAAACTTGGTGCCGGACAAGCGGTACAAAATGTTGCAAATGTTGCTGTACCAATAACCATTTTAGGTACAAAGGGCGAATATGATAAATCGAAATTTGAAGATGAACAATATGTCGCTTTATTAAATAATAAAACAACGTCAGAATATAATTATGATGATTTATAAAAATAAAAAATATGGAAAATAAAGACACAAAAACAATAAGAAAATATCTAAATCTTATCGAATCTATTGAAAATAGATTAATACTTGAAAAAAATTCAAATGTCGACTTAAACGAAGAGAGTGCGTTTGTTACCGCGGCTAGAAGTGAAAAACTAGCAGCAGCTGAACTAGAATCTGTATTAAAAATGATGAAAAGTGATGCTAAAGTTTCTGCTGAACTAACTAAATTAGGTATTAGAAACACGGATGAATTATTGGCCGCATTAAAAGGTAATAGGGTAACCTCCAGTATAAAAGGTGCAATGGAATTGAACATTTTAAAGTCTCAAACAGGGAACGCTAAATTAATTGATTTAGCTGCCGAAAATGTTGCTAAAAATCAACAATTTTTAAAAAAATATGAAACACAAATTAAAGCGGGTCAACCACAATTTGAGGCTGCTTTAAAACAAGCGGGATATAGTGAACGTGCGATTACTAAAATTGTTGAGAAAGCGTATTTAAAACAAACTAGTGGTATACAATCAACCGCGACTCAAGCTAAACAATCAGCATTAAATCAACCAGGAATACGAGATAGATTAAAAGATAAAGCATATGTTGATGGATTAAAAGCCAAATATAAACCAAAAACATTAAGTCAACAAATATCAGATAAAGTTAAAGGTATGGATTGGAAAAAAGCGGTAGGTTATACTCTTTTAGCTGGTGGGTCCATCGCGGCACTATGGTTCCTTTTTGCGGAATTGGGGAAAACTGACGAATTACCAGAAGTACCACCACAAGATTTTCCACCATGTGCAAAAAGTTTACTAACAAATAAACAAGGTGTTATTGCAGTGAGTCCAAAAGGAGAAATTTCAATAGTGACAAAACAAACAGGAGTCGTCGCATATGATGGTGTAGGTGGTTTGAGATTTTATTCCAATGGTAGAGTGTTCACCGCAGATAATTCAAAAAGAGGGACATATACTTGTAAAGGCACAGAAGTTGCGGTACAAGAAGAAAATAAAAATTTAAGTGAAGAAGATGTACTTGGTATGTCAATAACTTGGGACAGTAAAACCACACCAGAACCAGGTGAAACACCCGCACCAGGAACTAAATCAACATATAGAAATTGTACGGATTTTCCTTACACTTTTGGATGTAGAAGTCAAGTAATTAAAGAAGTTCAAGTGTGTTTAGGTATGTCACCAAAATATCAAACGGGAAATTTTGGTCCAATTACGTTAAAAGAATTAAAATCAAAAAGAGGTGAAGAAACTATTACCAAGGAAGTTTATGATTCAATAAAACAATCCTGTCAAACCAGCGCTACTCGACCTGAATCACAATATATTGAACCAATGCCATCAATAAAATCGGGTCAAATTCAACAACCTGAAATTCAACCTAAAACTCAACCATCTCAACCATCTCAACCATCTCAATTAAATAAAGATTTTTGTGTGGCCTTATTCAAGAATATTGATGATAGAGACCAAGAATCGGGTAGAAAAACCGCAAACAGTACGGAAATTCAACAAATTAAGGACTGTTTGCAACAATACAATTTTCTCTTTAGTGGAAGTGCAAAAATGAGAAGAAGATATGGTTTAACTATGTCTGGTGGTGATAGAGGTATTAGATAATAAAATGTATTATGGATATTAGAAATAAAATAAAAAAGAGTTTAGTTGAGGAGCGTCAACAAAAGTTAACCACGTCTTTGAATGAATTAGAAGACATTAGGGATGACAATTATTTTGTTGAAAAATACTTTTTAACTTGTTCTAAATTATTGGAAGAAGGATATTCTTTGGAAGAAATTGAATCAACAGGAATAAAAGATAAATTAAATAGTATTGATTGGAAAGGAGCACTTTCCGATGCGGCAGTAAATTCAGGAAAAGAATATGCAATTAGGTTTATTTTAACCCAAGTTTTTAGTGTTGGTCCAAATGCCGCAACGTTTTTATCAAGAACACTTGCGGATATGAATCCTTTAAATCTTATAAAAATATTCAAAGGACCCTCTGAATGTAATAGTGGTTTTCCTGAGATAGTTGATACTCTTTTAGAACAAGTGGTTAGATATCTTGCTGCCGGTGCTACGGGTGTAGACTCCAATACATACGATTTAAATCCAATTAGAAATTTGGGACAAGGTGGTAATACTGCAATTAGAGATGTTGTATCAACAACCGCAGGTAATTTGTTTGGTGAAATAATTAAAGAATCGGACTTAGGTGAAAAAATATCTAAAAGATTTTGTGAATTTATACATTGATATGGAACTTACGAAAAAACAAATATTAGAAATAACTAAAAGTAAGAAAAACGATTCTCACTTAAATGAGGGAATATTAGATACTGAAAACGTACTTTTAGCCGCGGGATTCATACCTGTGATTGGTGAAATTGCGGATATCATTTCAATAATAAGATATATTATGAGGGGTGAACGTCTTAAAGCAGCTTTGACGTTGGTTGCATTAATCCCCACAGTTGGTGATTTACTTGTTAAACCCATTTTATTCGCATTTAAAGGGGCACCAAAATTATTAACAACAGGTGGACCTAAGTTGGGTGAATACCTCGCTAAAAATCCGCAATTGGCCAATAAATTTAAAGATTTAGCACAATACGCTTCTGACCCAAGAGTAACTCAAACCGTGTCAAAAATATCAAATGTAAACAAAGGATGGGGAAGAGGTTTACAAGGTGGTTTAGACACATTAAAAAATATATCGGTAAAATATACCGGTCAAGTTGGTAAAGGTTTAGAGGCGGGTGTTAAATCGTTATCTGCGGGTAAATCATTTGCGGGTGGTCTTAAAGGATATTTTCAAGGACAAAGACTATCAAAGTATTTTGCTAAAAATGGAATGTTACCATCAAACGCATTATCAAGGTGGTGGCAAAATGTTTTAGCAAGAAGAGATAGAAGATTGGCGTTTTCTAAATTTTTAATTGCCAACAATTTATTGGGTAAATTTGGAATACCTAACATCGCTTCACTTGATAATTGGATGAAAGATGAGAATAACTTAAATAAATTAGCTGAAGACCCTACAACAAGTAATTTTATTGCCCAAAATTCAACCCCACAAGATTTTGGTGGGGGTCAACAACCATCTACCGATGATGGTGGAGGAATGTTAGGTGGTGCAATGAATTTATTTATGTTAAAATATTTAGCAAAATTTATTGCTTAAAATTAAAATACGAAATATTTATGTTTAGAGTCAAATGGTTTGGTCACCATGAGATAATAAACTAATAAAACGAAAGGAGGGGTTCAATATCTCGGCAAAGGGGTCAATTTGACCCCTTTGTTCGTTTATGAGATATTGTGTACTTAAAATAAAAAAACCCACCTTGTGAGTGGGTTTCTTTGTACTTATCGGAAAGTACAAAAAGTTAGCCAGTGGAGATGGGCGGAATTGAACCGCCGTCCACCCCGAGAAATCATAAATGGACTACATGCTTATTCAATTAGTTCACAACTGACAAATAAATGGTTCCTATTTTGACATTGTTACCAATAACTGTGTCGAATTCACTTTTACCACTTTCGTGGATTTACAGGTAGTACTCTGAACGAGACCCTTGACACTTTAGGTTGTATCACACCTTAAAGACTTCTGTTTCTAGGTTATTTGTCTCCCGACCCATTGATAGATTCGCCTAGGCTACTGCTACCTTGGAAGAAGCGAGGATACCCGCAATTTCCATGTTGTTATAAACGTTGCCGCTTAATTTGTACCATCATTGATTATGGTCATAGATGATGTTTGACCGCATGCCCATTTAACATTTACACGTGTGTCGATTCCTTTCATCCCCAAAATTTCAAAGAACAAAAAATTGTTATTTGTGATAAATATACGAAAAGTTTTCAATATTTCAAAAAAAATAGCAAAAAAAAAGGTTAGAATTTTCTAACCTTAATTAATTGTTGAGGGCCTTTCGACTCTTTGCTCCACCACTTGATTTTAAATCAAGAAAAAAAAAACACTGAGATTACATGTTTTATTAGTTGACTTTAAAAGGATTATTGTTTCCCTTTATATCCACAACCTTTTGAGTTGTACCAACCAGTGACGGCCAATTAGATTAACCAATCCTTGAGTCATCGGATACTCTCTCAATACTAATCACTCCTCGAGAATGCCTTCCCAATTAACCCTTGCGGGGTTAGAGGACTTTCTTAAAAATCGTATCGGGCTTGGGACCCTCTACGGCAATGAACGTTTCATTACTAAGTAGTCACCTGTTTCCGACGACTGATGAGCACTTTTCCTTTTTATTAGATTTTGTTAATCAAAATAACAAGTTTTTTGGTTTGCGGATTATGAAGGTAGTGGCTCATCGACCAGCCATGTCATCTTTTGAACAACACGATACTAAACTACCCTCTGAAATCTCCCGATTTCCATATTTTTGGACTCCTTCAAGAAAAGAACCTTGGTAGGTTCAAATCAAGGACAATAACAGCACCACCTGTACAAAGTCATACCTTTCGGTTTTAAGATTCCCATCATATTGAATCACGCGATTACATAGTTGGATGACTATGTTTCTCACATAAATCCTACGAGTTATTCTTATTGGTGTTCCCACCTCAAATGAAGGACCCGCATCCCCCATTCGTTTTACCACTTTCACTACAGTGTCACCCTCGTTACTCAAGGTTAAACGATATCTCGTTTGTCTACTCGAGCTCTCTTTCGAAAGCCGCAACTCATCTAACCGAGTGAGTCACTTTATACCACTTTCGTGGTTTATTTAAGGACCATAGACGGCCCTATTTTTAAATTTTCAAAGAACGATTGATTTTTCAAATCATGGTCTAAACCATAAGTATCAAATCTTTTACAAAGATACGAAAGAAATCAATACAAGTCAAGCATTTTTAAAATTTTTTTTTATTTTTTTTTTTAAAGTCTCACTAAATGATTGGCTCCGTAGGTAGTCATAGCCCCATTGTGTTTGTATCTAACCTTATATCCCATACCTTGAACCAAACCAACAGCCTGTCTTAATACCTTGTTTGACCTAAACTTTGGGTCTGGGTTTAAATCGATATCAATCCACGTTACTTTAGGTAAATCGTTATTTCTTAAAAACTCAGCAACTTCTATGGCTTTCCAAACTTCATTAATTAATCTAACTGACATCTCTTTTTCAAATGGTGTGGTTTCTTTTGTGCACAAAATATGGGCACCTTTACCTTTCATGTATAAAGCGATAACAGTACCGTACACCGTTTTAAAATTACCAAATGATTGAGAATCTGACCCAATTAATATTTCGGTGTCAGGTTTTTCTAATAAAAAATTTCTTATATATTCTATTATATTATCTATCGGTATTCCGTGTAGTGTTTTAAAATTTTTCATAACTTATAATATAAATATAGTAGGCCCACCTAGACTCGAACTAGGAATAACAGATTAGAAATCTGTGGTTATATCCCTTTAACTATGGGCCCAACTTTGTACCACCGACCGGACTCGAACCGGTACGGGAATTACTCCCAACAGAGTTTAAGTCTGTATCGGCTACCAATTACGACACGATGGCATTTTTTTATATAAAGATACACAAAAAACTAATGATTTCAAATATTAAATATAGTCTTCACACCATATCGGTGTTTTTTCTCCTACATATGAACCAGAAACATTAAATTCAAAGTATTCAACGGCATCCATTTCACTCATACCTTGTTTTGTCAGTACATCAATACACTTACTAACAGAATAGATTAATCTCATTGTTTTTGTTTCGATACCTATTATTGCATCGTCGAAACCGTCGGCCATTAAAATATCCTCATCAGGATAGATGTCTAAAATTTTTTGTATCATTTTTTAAAAATATTTTTAGTACTCCCGATGGGACTCGAACCCACAAGCTTCCCCGTGAAAGGGGGATGTCCTAACCAGTTAGACGACAGGAGCATTGTTTCATAATTAATGTGACCCTGGGCAGGTTCGAACTGCCGACCCATACATTAAAAGTGTATTGCTCTACCAACTGAGCTACAGAGTCATTAGGTGACAAATATACATAATAAAAACTAAAAAACAAAAAAATGTCATATATAATTTTTTAAATATATATGAAAAATAAAATTGCCGGGATATTTATTGTTAACCAAACATGATAAATAAACCAAACATAAATTATAACTATGACTTTCAAAAATTGGATTGTAGACTTATTTAAAGACGAGAGAGGTTCTACTTCTATAAAACCCGTAATCGCATTTTTAGGTTCAACTTTTCTATGTGGTACTATGTTAGCTAATTCATTTTCTCATGGTGATATTAAACCATCTGAGGATTTGGTAAACGCAGTAATGATTATAACCGCGATAGGAATGGGTGCCGATACTTTGGATAAGTTTTCACATAAAAGGAAATTTGAAGACAATGTATCTGAATAAAAATGAAAAAACCATATATACTTACCGTTTTATTTTTTCTTTTATTGGGGTTAAATAATCTTAACGCCCAAAGTCTTGTTGTTGATACGGTAATCAACAACATAAAAATAGGTCCATTTACTGAAAATAAAAATTTGGCATTTGGAGTTAAAAATATTGCTGAAGAAATTATAAACGAACAGGATAAATTTTATTTGGTTGGAGACAAATCAACGTCAGAATATAAAATAAAAATTGAACTAATATTTTTTGATATTATTAAGGTTAACTCCGGTATTAGTGTTTTCCATCAAGATAAAACAACGACGGTAATTAGAATGAAAGGGATTCTATACAAAGGAGATAAAAAAATAAAACAAGAATTTTCGGAAGGGAAATCGACAGAAATATCAACTTCAACAATCATTATTGATGAAGGTGGTAAATTTAATCAACAATCTGCCAGTTCAGCAATAAAAAAAACAACTCAAACACTATTAAATAATTTATTACTATGAAAAAACTAATTTTAACATTTGTGTTAATGATGATAACCTATGTAGGTTATTCACAGAGCGTAGGTAATTTTCAACAATTATCTACAATAAGAAGAAACGATACGTTAGATGTAATATTTCAATACATCCCCGACCCAACAAAAGATGTAAGGTCGTTTCAAATCGATTTCCAATTTAAGAAGGATTTATTTACACACGTTTCAACAACTGTGGATAATAGTGTTAATACCATGACACCGGCAATATCATATAACGAATATGATAACTTTAAGTATGGTTCATATAGTCCAGCAACGGGTTTATATGGGTATGTTAATGACACAAATTGGACCGTCGCTAGAAACTTTTTAGTATTATCAAGTGGTTCTCAAATTTCAGGAGCAATATACATCATTCACAATAAATTTTTAATTAACAATGTTCAATCCAATTTCGTGGAAGATAGTGTACACGTGAACTGGGTTAGATTGTTTAAAAAAGACGGTACAAGTATTGGTGATAACGTAGCGAATTTGACTTACAAGAGTATGAAGTTAGATTTGGGTGGTAACTTGGTTATAAGTGGTAATGTTGAACTTCCACCGACTATGAAATTAGATGGTAGAAGACCAATGGTTATATGTACTAAATTAAACACTGGTGAGTTTGTGTCTTCTTCTTTATGTGATACTTCAGGTAACTATAGTTTAAATAATGTTGATAGAAACACTAGATATAAATTACTTTTAAGATTCCCATCTGATAGTATGGAAACTTTCAGAGATTATGCGGTAACGATATCAGATGCCGTAAAAACATATGATGAATTTACAAGAACAGACGTTAATCAAACGTATTCAAGATTTTATTTGAAAAATGGTTTATCTTATTTGATTGCTGATTTAAATGGAAATGGTAATTTAGATGGTGGTGACCCGTATTTGATATACGCAAATGTTAGTGGTTTAAGAAAAATAGATACTACGAACATGATTAGAGTGTTTAAAGCATCTGATTATGATAACTTAGTTTTAGGTCAAAACCAATGGTCTATTTGGCCTAATTTTTTAAACACAACAAACTTTATCACGGATAGTGTTGGTAACGAAAATTTGGTTGTGAATATTAAATACTTTATACAAGGTGATGTTGATAGAACATTCTCTTCAAGAGTGTGGGATAGTAATGGTAATTTAGTTGCCAGAGCAATTTATAAAGGTAAATTAGATATTAACATACCAAACACATATTCTGTTGGTAATCCATCGTTATATGTTCCATTTAACATAAACACAAATGGGGATAATAACTATGGACTACAATTTGAAATGAAGTATGACAGAACAAAAGTTAAATTTGAAGAAATCGTGTCCAATTTTAATGGTGGCCCATGGTTACAATATGTGACACACGATGAACTATCAGGTACTGTTAGGTTTGGCGGAATGAATAATCAACAAAGAGACGGTTTAATTGGTCAATCGACACCTTTTAAACTTAAATTTTCACCAATTGGTGGTGAGGATATCGTAACAAATATTCAAATTAGAGAATTGATGGATGCCTCGGACGAAAATGGTGACCACTTAAATATTGAGTTACAAAACCAAATCGCAGTTTTAAGTTATAGGTCAATTCCACAGACCCATCAAGTTGTTGAAGAAATAACAGCATCGATAAGACCAAACCCAACAACAGGTTGGTTTGAATTAGAAGTTAAATTTCCAAATCAAAATATGTTTATGGACGCATCTATTTATGATATCAGAGGTAAGTTGATTCAAAACGTAGGACAAGTTATAACAAATCCAATGGAAACGGTCGCATATAAACAAATTGATATGACATACGCTTCTAATGGAAATTATTTTCTAATTCTGAATAATTATAATAAACAATTAACTAAACAATTTATAAAAGTATAAAATCATGAGTGAAGAAACAGAAAACGACGGCTCTTGGGGTGGTTTGAAAAAAACCATCGTAGGTACATTAGCAACCATTGTCACAGGTGGTGGTGTGTGGGTATCCACAACTCTATTTGGTGGTGGAGGGGACGATAAAGAAGAAACTAAAACAGAACAGGTTGCACCCGCACCAGTTATTAATCTTAATTTAGAAAATAATAACACTCAACAACAAAATAACTCGGGTGGTGGAACAACTATCATAAAAGAAAGAGTTATTGAAAAGCAACCAGAAAATAACAATAAACCCGCACCTGCTCCGAAGAAAAAAGAAGGTGATGAATTTAAAGAAACCCCACCAGCATGGTAAATGATAATTCTCAAAACACTGGATTTAGAGAACTTCTAAATTCAATGATGAAAAGAAGGTGGTTTATAACCGCCATAGTTCTTGGTGGGTTCATGTTAATTATGGGTGGAATATTTTTGGCCATATTTGAACAAAGTGCCATAAGTGGAGAATGGAAAGAACTTCTTCTTTTACTTCTTGGTGCTTTCATTGGTTCCTACGGTAAAATCATTGACTATTGGTTCAGTGATACTGATAAGGATAAAATGTTAGTTCAAAAAATGGATGAAGAGGATGGTACTTCGTTATCAAATACATCGGATATACCAGATTCACCAAAACCATCAACACCATCTAAACCCATTCTTGATTTAGAAAGTACTGAAACGAAATCAAATAATGAACAAAAAGTTGGTGTAGAAATCGATGAGGATGGTGATGGTATTATGGATGGTTTAGATTTCGATAATGACGGTATCATTGATGAATATTTCACACACAGACAATGTGAACACGTTTGGGGTGATTCAGACAATGACGGTGATTTAGAGTGTTTAAAATGTGGTAAAATAAAAGACGAAGAATGAATAACATAATCAAAATGAAAAAATATTTACTACCAATTTTAGTATTTCTATTTTGGGTTATCATAATGACGATATTAATGTTTGATGTTGCATCTGCACAAGTTATTGGTAAAACACAAACAGAGCAATACAAAGCGTCATTTGAAACAAGTGTAAATATTGATTCATTAATGGATTATGAGGGACCACAAATTCCTATTCAAATTTTGAAAATAGGTATAAATGATGAAGTTTATGAACAATACCCAGAATTAAAAGAAAAAAAAGTTGGTTTGGGTGTTGCAAATATCACATTGGAGTACTTGGAAAATCTAAATAGATTTACTTTTACCGAAGATAAAACCGAAATAAAAAACAGAATGGTTAAACAATTCCAAGCGTCTCAAGCTGGAATAAGTGCAGATACTTTAGATGGTAGGGGTAAAATTCGTTTAGCACACTATTTTGTTAGTATTGAAGTTTATGATTTTTCAATAAGTGAAGATGAGACTGTTAACTTGTCTGATGGCGTAAAAAATACTGTGGTTACAAGATTAGGTTTACAGGTTAGATTTACCGATGCAGAAACAGGCCAAATAATCGCTGCAAGTGGTTTGGGTGAAGCTAAAACGGTAAGAGAATTAAGTTTAATAAACGACGATAATTTAAGTGATGTTAAATTTAACCAATCAACTATTGGTATAAGCACTAAAAAAGCATTAGACATTGCATGTTGTAGAATACTATTGAGAATGATAAAAAAGGGTGTTTTCCCTAATTAACAAAGACAGATTCTAATATCTTCTTTTAAAGAAAATGAGTGATGATATTAAAAAATATTATAAAAGTATCTTTAATAATATTACTTATAATATTTTCTAAAATATCAAATGCACAAGTAACCACTTATACATTTATAGACCCTTGTACAAAAGAAGTTAACATTTTTAGTGTACCATTACAAGGAGGTAAAACAACAATAATTTTTTTAAATAAAATAGGTTATTTTGATAGTGACGATTTGTTAAATGGAACATTTTCAAATTGGATAAATCAAGTTTATGGTGAATATAGACAAATAAGTCCGTGTTCACAACAACAATCTCAAGTAACTCAAAATCAAATAACCAGTCAAATAATCGGAGGAGTTGTACAATCGGTAGTCGGTTCAATAATGTCATCCAATCAATCTTCAAATGGGTCAACAGAAAATAACAATGAGGACTCTGAAGAAAACAATAATACTCAAAGAAATGGAAACAATAATACTACGGGAAATAATGAAAACAACTCTTCAAATCAAGGAGGAGGACAATCTCAACCAAATCAAACAAATGGTGGGTCATCTGGAGGAACAAATAACGGTCAAGGAAATGGAACTACAGGCAATGGTGGAGCGAATGGAGGTACAACTGGTTCAACACAAGGAAGAAATCCGTCGACTAAACCGACTGTAAACAATTCAAACAATTCTGAATCAAATGGTGAAGAAGTTGCCGCAACTACCACAATAAATTTAGATAGTAGAACCGAGAAAGGTGATAATTCATCAAATGATGGTGGTGGTTCAGGAAGAAGAGGTGGGTCAAGAAGTGGTGGTTCAAACAGTAATCCAATTATAGTTTCCTCAGATTTAACATCGGCACAAAATTTAGATGGTAGGTTCACAGGGATAATAAACATCAGTACCAGTAGGTCGTCGATGACTGGTTTATCAAATTATGGTGTTACAAGTATGATTTGGTTAAATTTAAACCAATTCGCCATTTCCGCCAAATATAGTAAAATACATTTTGATAAAAGTCAAAAGTTAAAATTCGTCCATAATCTAAATTTAACAGGTGTTTATACATATGGTAATTACCTGGTATTTTTAGGGTATAGTGGTATCTTAAATGCAGGTAAATTCGGAGTAACCGGTTTAAATTTGAGTGCTGCCGCCTCAATAATCACTAAAGAAAAAACAGGTTATTACTCACCTTCTGCAACTTTTTTCTACACAAAACCATTTCAGGTTAACAAAAGATTTATGATGTCACCTGAAATATATGTAATGTCAACACCGTTAGTTTATTCAACAAAAGATAGAATAACAATTACAGACAGGTACGTGAGTGGTTTTATAGGTACGGGAATGGATTATCAAATATCAAAAAGATTTAAAATAAACTTGAATTATAAGGCAAATATGAGTACTAAACCGAATTTTCCTATTTTGTCTTTTTTTCTAATTGGTAGTAAAGTTAATTTATGAGATTCTTTGGGTTCTTGTATGTATTATTTTTATTACCAATATTTGTTTTTTCTCAAAACATAAGCGCACCATCATCCACCAATTTTTCTCAAAATTTATCTAATCAAAATGCGAGTGGATTTTCAATATCAAATTTTAACACAAGCGCAACTTTACTTATTACAATTGGTTTAGTAAATCCACCGGCCGGTACTACTCTTTCGTTAATAACAACAACAGGATTATCTTTAAGTACAGGTTATTCTTCTTGGTCAAATTTTACAAGAATTAGTTTTACGGGTATTCAATCAAATATTAACAACGCTTTAAGTTCGTTAAAATTAAACACAGGTTCTTTACCGGGTAATGTTTACATCGCGGTAACCGCAACCGTAAATCCAACGGGATATTATTATTTACCAACAAACGGACACTTTTATAGACCGATGTCTTGGCCAGCGGGTAATTCAGGAACAAGTAATTCGATATATGAAAATATAAAAACATTATCAACACAACAAACATTTAAAGGACAAACCGGGTATTTGTTAACGATTACATCTCAAGATGAACAAAATTTTGTTCAGTCAAACGTACCGGGTAATAATATTTTATTTTCATTAACAGACGTTGGTCAAGAAGGTGTTTGGAGAATAGATGCCGGACCTGAAAATGGTACAATAATAAAAACATCAAATTCGGGCGGAAACGTTGCGGGTAGATATAACAATTGGTGTGGTGGTGAACCAAACAATTGGGGTAGTGGTGAAAACTATGCAGTTACTAAATGGGGTGGTGGTAATTGTTGGAACGATTTTGGTCCACCTGCATCATCTTTTCCTGGTTCAATAAGTGGTTATGTTGTTGAATTTGGAACGTGGTCAGACCCCGCAAATCAAAATTTCACAGATTTTTTTACAGGATTTGTTACACATCAAATTACTTGTACACCATCACAAGAACCACCAAAACCCATTGCAGTAAACGGTAGTAGAACGGGTAGTGGTACTGTGACAATATCAGCAACAGTTGGTCCCGGTCAAACTGTTGATTGGTATAATAATTTAACAGGGGGTAACCCAATATTAGTTGGTAATACCACTTTTACGACACCAGTTATTTCTCAAACAACAAAATATTATGCTCAGTCAAGAAATACGTCAACGGGTTGTGTTAGTTCAACAAGAACAGAAGTCACGGCAACAGTTTCAATTTCAGAAACAATAAGTGGGACAATAACTATTCCTAATAATATAACAAATAGACCACAATTAAAATTTTATCTTGTTGAGAATAATTTAGAAACATTAATACAGACCATAAACGTTAATTCAAATGGTTCATATACTTTGAACCCAACAAAACACAATTCAACATACAAAATAGTTCCAACGTTTTTTGATTCATTAACAAATAACGATTTTAATTTATTATTTAACGAATCTAAAAATGAAAATACACCAAATCAATTACCCATTGGTTTGGTTTTAAATAATGGAAAAAAAATGATTTCGGGTGATATTAATAATGATGGAAAAATAACAATTGTCGATGCCTATCTATTGGCATCAAGAATATCGGGAATGATTTATTTTAACGAAACGGTATGGTATTACGAAAATGATTATAATTTAATAGGTATTGGTAATTTTAATTCAATACCTAATTACCGACAATTTATTGTTAATTTTGGGACATCCAATATTATTTTAAATTTAAAATATATTGTTAAGGGAGACTGCGATTTGTCAATATCCTCTTATTGATGATTTGTATTAAGTTTATTATATAAAGTTAATATTTGTTCACAGTATTCATATTCTTCTTTATCTTCAAAGAAGGGTAAAATGTCTCTAATTAAAACAAAACACTCTTTTTTGTTGAATTTTAATTCAGTTTCCCATTGAAGTCCGTTAATTTTTGCGGATAATAATAATATGACGTTTTCTTTATCTTTTCTATTTATACTTTTAAAAGATAATACAACATTTTTATATATTTCTTCTTTGTTTTTTAAATAAAATTCAGGGAAGTCTTCATACGATTCGTCGATTTTTAGTTTCTTAATTATCGTGTCCTTTGGTTTGTCTTGATACATTGCACTATCTGTTTTAATCAAATATACGAATCATAAGACTCATATCAAAATTTTTTTATTAACATTATTGGGTATGGTCTATTTTAACCCTAACACAAGATTGTTCTTGTCTTTCTCTCATTAAAAAATTATTGATATACCCCATAATGTTAGATGCCCCAACTGGGTTCGCTGAATGTGTATAAACCTGTGGAAAGTTAATCGGGGTATTCCTTTTCTCCATAGATGACATCTTTTCTCTATTTTGAGAAAAATTATCGTAGTAGTGATTTATTAACCATTTAGCACAATCATATCCTGTTTTTTCTTTAATATTCTCATAATTTAATTGTCCGTTTGGGTAAACATTTGAATAGAATTCCTCCATCGCACTATCACCTAAATCATGGTCAAGAGATATTATGTCAATATTCTCTAATCCAATTTTTGTTACTGTTTTTACAAAATCATCGTAATTTCTTACAACAATCCAATCTGTATTAATTGGTGTACGGATATCGTCTAAATAAATTTTAACTTTCATCTTTTTTAAATGGTTTAGAATATGTTGGTCGTATTAATTTCCAAATTTTGCTTGAGTAGTCTTTACCATCTAACATACTAAATAATAAATATGGGTACTTATATTTTTTAGTATATTCAGCAAATACCGCTCTATTTTCACCGTTTGAACTTCTACTAATTACTTTGAAAATACACTTGTATTCTTTTTCTATTTTTTCGTATTGATTTAACAATTCGTTTTTAGTGTCTCTAACCCAATTATAAAATTCATCGGGTACTTTATCAAGAATTTCATCAAAAGAAATATTATCTCTTAAAGATTCCCAAATATCGATATTTGAAACATTCGTTAAAATTCTATGTAAACGAACATACTCTTCAAACTTTATTTTCATTCTAAAATTTGAAGGATAAAATCGAATAACAAACCCCTCTCTATTTGGGGTATTTAGTTTTTTATATGTATCAAAAGTTTCTTTCCCAAAAGTTATCATGGTACTTTCCACAATATCTTCTTCTTTAATTTCTGATGAATTAAAAATTGCTCGGGCAGTATACCAATTCAGTTCACCTTCAGGTGACGTTACCGATAAAAAAGTAACCTTATCGTGTTCGTAACTGACTACAATTCTATTCTCCGAATAGATTATTTCTAATAAATAAGTAAATCCCTTAACAAATTTTGATAAATCATATTTTGATTTAAGAATATTAAAACCACGAATAGATTGTTCTGAGGTAAACGAACCTCTTGTCGCCATTATCCACTCATCATCATAATTAAATAAAATACCAAGAGACCCGTCCATTTTTTCTTGAACATAAGCATATTCACTATTCCAAGGAATTAAATCTTTATGAATAACCTCTTCGTAATTAAAAAATTTACCAAACGGTTTGGCAACAATATCACCTTTTGAATTAGTAATGAGACCACGACACTGCATGGTGATATCATCCCAAAGAGATTCATACTGTACTTTGGGGGTATAGTTCCAAATGCACAAATCTTTGGTAGGATGGATTTGTTTCATTAATAAACCATCTTCGTGGTATTTTTTAAGTGTTTCTATCATATAGAAAATTCAAAACGTTTCTTCATTATTTCTAATCTATCTTCTGGTACTCCGTGTAAATTCAAACCTCCATGTCGATTTTCAACAATAATGGAATGTACCCTGTAACCAAATTGATTAGCCATTTCATAGTAAGAATCCATTTCCCATTTTTGAGTGAAAGTATTAGATACAATGATAAGTGGTTTTTCCAACAACATCCAATCCGAAACTTGATTCCTACACCATTCGTGTGCTATTTTTAATTTTGACCCGTCAAAGTGATATTCACCGTCTTTCATAAAGTACATATCCGCTTCGATATGTTCACCATCTAAAAGTTTCGCTAACGTTGATTTACCTGACCCAGGTAATCCTCTTAAAAGTAACAGTTCTTTCATTTTATTTGTTTTTACAAATATACGAAAAAAAAACCAATAAAAAACCCCCAACGGAGAGTTGGGGGTCATGGTCATTTTGTGGTTTCAACACCACTAACTAAAACGAGAGGAATCGGCAAAGATTTCCTATTTGATATATAAATATATATACTTTTACAAAAAGTCAAGGTATTTAGCTTCTTTTTTTAATTATTTTTATTTCACCGTCTTTAAACTTCAGTAAAATGTTTTGATTTTCAGACACCTCACCTCTTAGTATTTTTTCACTTAAAAAGTCCTCACACAAGTTTTGTATGATTCTCTTTACTGGTCTAGCCCCGAAATCTTCTTGGGTATTCAATTCAGAAATCCTATCAACAATTGATGAATCAAATGAAACTTTATAATTTTTTAGTGTGAGTCTTTTTTTAAGTTTCTCTAATTCAAGTTCGATTATTTTGTGGATACTTTCTTTTACGAGAGGATTAAAACTAATGATATCATCCACCCGATTTAAAAATTCAGGATTAAAGTATTGCTTCAAAGATTTTTGAACAATTAATTTTTTTACTTCCTCATTTTGAGTATTACTAAAAGATGTTTCAAATCCGAGACCCTTACCAAAATCAGAAACTTTTTTTGCTCCAATGTTAGAGGTCATGATAATTATTGCATTTGAAAAACTAACTTTCCTTCCAAAAGAATCTGTAAGGTGTCCTTCATCTAAAATTTGTAATAGTATATTGAACACGTCTTTATGGGCCTTTTCTATCTCATCAAATAAAACCACAGAAAAGGGGTTGTGTTTAATTTTTTCAGTCAACTGACCACCTTCATCATATCCAACATACCCAGGAGGTGCACCAATCAATTTTGCAACATTGTGTTTTTCCATGTATTCACTCATATCAACCCGAATAACTTTATTTGGGTCATTAAACAATATCTCTGCAATTGATTTTGCTAAGTAAGTTTTACCAACACCTGTTGACCCTAAAAAGATAAAGGAACCAATTGGTTTATTGGTGTCTTTAATTCCAACTCTGTTTCTTCGTATTGATTTTGATATAATTGAGATTGCCTCATCTTGACCAATAACTTTAGATTTCAATTTTTCTTCTAAATTTAAAAGATTGTCAGTTTCAACAACATCAACTTTAGATATAGGAACACCGACAATTTGGGATACCATTTCATATACATCATCTATTGAAATTGGTATTTTACTATCTTTTTGTGTTTCCAACCATTTTTCTTTTTCTTCTTGTAGTTTTGATAAAACCTTTTTTTCTTCATCTCTTAACTTAGCCGCTTGTTCATATTGTTGATTTTTTACTACCTGAATCTTCCTCATTTTTATATCATCGGACTCTTTTTTAAGTTTTTCAATTACTTCAGGTATTTTAGAGTTTATTTTTTTATCGGAACCAAGTTCATCTAAAACATCAATTGCTTTGTCAGGAAATTGTCTATCTGTTATGTACTTTGAAGACAAGGTAACGATTGTAGATAAAACATCATCACTATAATGAACTTTATGAAAATCTTGATATGAATTTCTAAGATTTTTTAATATTTGAACTGTTTCATCGGCCGATGGTTCCTTTAAAACTATTTTTTGAAATCTTCGTACAAGTGCACCGTCTTTTTCAATGTTTTTTTTGTATTCATCAAAAGTGGTTGCACCAATACATTGAATCTCACCTCTAGCCAATGCGGGTTTTAATATATTGGCAACATCCATTGAACCACTTGCGTTACCGGCACCGACCATCGTATGCATTTCATCAATAAACAATATTACATTTGGTTCATTTTGTAACTCATTTAAGATTGCTTTAATCCTTTCTTCAAACTGACCCCTGTACTTTGTTCCTGCAACCAAAGACGTTAAATCCAACGATAATAATTTTTTATCCAATAGATTACTTGGACAATCTCCATTGACTATTTGTAATGCTAATTTTTCAACCAACGCCGATTTACCAACACCAGCATCACCAACAATTATTGCATTATTTTTTTTCTTTCGGGCTAAAATTTGGGCAATTCTTTTGACTTCTTTTTCTCTACCAACAACGGGGTCAATTTTACCTTCTTCCGCTAATTTATTTAAGTCCCTTGAAAAATTATCAAGAACCGGTGTAGTTGAACTTTTTTTTGTTTTTTTGGAACTCGATGGGTTCCCATCTTCGAAAAAATCTACTGACATATTTTGTTTTTTATACAAATATAAGGGATTTCATGATAAAAAACAAATATATGACAAAATAACCTAAAAAAGAAAAAAAGTATGACAATATGTCAGTTTGTGTAATTTGGAATCTTTTTTGTATAAACATATTCAAATAAAAAAATATAATATGTTAACACTTTACAGAGACCCATTCAAAGACGTATTAGATACGTTTTTTGAAAAACCATCTCTATTTAGGGATGGTCAGAGTAAAATCGTTACAAGAGATGATGAATATCAAATCCACCTCTCTGTACCGGGATTGACAAAAAATGATTTGACAATTTCGGTAAAAGATGGTTTGATTTCCATTTCTTATAAAAAGGAAGAAACGGATGACAAAAATTATTCGTTTGTCAATTCGTTTAAAAAAACTTATTTGATACCAGAAGATGTATCTGAAAAGGATATTTCGGGAAAGGTTGAGAATGGTATTTTACAAATAACTCTTCCGAAGAATAAGAAAAAATCATTGGAACGATTTATCTCTTTAAATTAAAACAAACCCCGAATCGATTCGGGGTTTTTTATTTGATATTTATTATGTATATTACTAAACAAAAAAAAATGAAAGTAATAATTGCTGGTGGTCGTGATTTTAACAATTACGAACTTTTAAAAGAAAGGTGTGATTATTTTTTACAAAATCAAACCGACATAGAAATTGTAAGTGGTAATGCTAACGGTGCAGATAAATTGGGTGAACAATATGCCATTGAAAAAAATTATTCATTAAAAATTTTTAAAGCGGAATGGGATAAATATGGTAAATCAGCGGGAATGATTAGAAATACGGAAATGTCAAATTACGGTGACACTTTGATTGCATTTTGGGATGGAAAAAGTAAAGGAACGTCACACATGATAAATGAATCAAGAAAAAAAAATCTAAAAGTTAGAGTAATAAATTATTAATATGGGAATTACATCAGAAAAAATCGAAGGAAATATTATTGAAGTTCAAATTTCTTCTTCAAACCTTAAAAGTGCCAAATATAATACCGAGGAAAAAAATCTTTTGGTTGAATTTAATAATGGCTCTATTTATGAATATGAGGACGTACCATGGGAAACTTTTGTAAAATTACGAATGGCAGAATCTCAAGGTAAATATTTTAATTCAAGTATATCAAAAACATATAAATACAAGAAAATAACATGAGTTTGATTGATGAACTTTTTGAAAAATCCGATAAGAAAATCGTAAAATCATTTACGCCAAAGAGTTCGTTATGTAATAAAATTTTTAATTTAGAGGGTGAACCGTCTTTAAAAGAAGAAGTAAGAAGTAAACTATTGGAAGTAACCAATGAATTTTTAGAATATTTAGGTATAGAATTTTTTGTTTATGATGTTCATTTAACAGGTTCTTTGGCCAATTATAATTGGTCAACATATTCCGATTTAGATATACACATAATAGTCGATTTAGATGAATTTAGTAATGGGAAGGAAAAAACAACAACTTATAATGAAATTGTTAGAGAGTTTTTTGAATTGAAAAAGAAATTATGGTCGACAACAAATGATATTAAAATAAAGGGCCATGAAGTTGAGTTATATATCGAGGATATCGATGATAAAGGAGTTTCGACTGGTATATATTCCATTTTAAATAATGATTGGATTAGAAAGCCAGAAAAAAATGAAACAAATATAGATGAAAAAAAAATATTACAAAAAGGTGAAGAGTATGGGAAATTAATTGATGATATATTCAATCGTGCAAAAAATGGTGAAAATGTTGTAAAAGAGGTTGATGAGTTAAAAAACAAATTGAAAAGATTTAGACAGTCTGGTTTAGAAAGTGGTGGAGAGTATTCTTATGAAAATTTAACATTTAAGTTATTAAGAAGAAACGGATTTATTGACAAACTTTTTAAAATAAAAACATACGTTAGAAGTAAAAAATTGTCTTTACCACAGTAAATAAAACAATTTTTTTACTATATGTGTGTATTTATTAATAAACAAATAATAATATTTATTAATTTATAAAAAAATGGCAGATTTAAAACCATTGGGTAGTGAAAAACTCAAAGCGGATGAAAAATTAAAAAGAATCCTTGAGTTAACATACTACGGTGAAAACAAAAATAAAACCATCACCGAATCTAAATCTTCAACAATGAAGACAGAATATATATCTGAATCCGTTAATGGGTTTAGATATGGTATTGTTAAAGAAAAAGATGGTTTCTATGTAAAAAAAGGTTTAAATGAAAGTTCATTAGATTACATTGGTGGACTTTTTATGAAAAATAAAAATAGATTTAATTCATATGCTGAGGCACTTAAAAGATTACAACTATTAAGTGGCGGTGAATTAAATGAAGCAACAAAATATGTTTTAAAACAAAAACCTTCAACACCTGAAGGTGATATGGGAGCATTACCACCAGCACCTGAAGGTGATATGGGTACGGATTTACCACCGGCACCTGAAGGTGATATGGGAGCATTACCACCAGCACCTGAAGGTGATATGGGTACGGATTTACCACCGGCACCTGAAGGTGATACGGCAATGGGAAATGAGGGTTCACCTAAACCGTCGGATTATATGACGGAAGTGCAGAAATTTGCTGGTAAGTTGGGACAAGAATTAAGAGACCAAAAAGAAAAAATGGAAAGTGACGATATTAAATATGTTTTAAACATGATAATATCCGCAGTTGATTTAGACAAACTCGATGATGAAGATATTGAAGAAATCGGTGGTAAATTTGATAGAGAAATTGAGGATGACGCAACAATGGGAGATAATATGGATGACGAAACCTTACCAGCAGACGATGAAACCGTTCCTGAAGAACCTGCAGGTGATGAGGAATTAGGTGAAATGATGGGTATGGATAAACTTGAGTCTTTTATTAATCAACCAATTGAAACTGGTGAGATAGATTTGTCAAAATATGCCGATTTAGGAAAAGGGACAAACGAGGAAGATTTAAAAGAGATTGATTTAGATGAAATTAAAAGTGAGATAAATAAAAGTATTGCTGAAACTTTAGGTAAATATTTCAAATAAAATGCGTCTTATTTATGTTAACGAAATAGGAACAGACTATAAAGGTCAAAAACAATACGAATTCATATTCAGCTTGTCTGGCGAAATAAATATGGATGAATGGTATGATGTTCCCGCTTCTTCAACATTTACAACTAAATCCCCAAGTGTTGAATACATAGACCAAGTTGGTCTACTCAAAGATACGGATATTGTTTTTGAATTGATACAAAATTCTGACTATTTTGGTATTATCGATGCTGTTGACGGTATAGTTGCAATGGCTTGGGAAAAAACAAATTTTGATTCAGAAAAAGATAGGTTATTTTTTAGATTTGGAGAAACCTATGAATTTATCACAAATAAATTAAAACAAAGAGGAATAACATTAGAAAATAAAAAAATAAAATATTATGAATAGAAAAATAATAATTGAAAAACTTTTAAAAGAAGGGTTTTCAGAAAAAACTCTTGTTAGTTTTAATGATAAACAACTTGTGACTTTATCAAAAACAGTTTTAAAAGAAGCTGTGATGATTAAAAAAGACAATGTAAAAGATATCGCAGCAGCTAAAGCTGCTGGTAAAACTATTGAAACTTACGAGTCAAAACATAAAGATGTAAATGAAAAGTGGAAAGGTGATGTTAAAGTTAAGAAAACAGGAGAACATGCAGATAAAACTGTATCTGAATTAAAAAAAGAACTTAATTCTTTAAAAGAAAAAAGTAAAAAATATCAAGACGAAGGTAAAAAAGTTCCTAAAAAAATTATAGACCAAGAAGCGGAATTGAAATTTGCTATTAGAGCAAAACAAGGGTGGAAGAAAAAAATGAATGAAAATGTTTCCGAAATTGAAGAATGGGTTTTAGATTTAACCGAATCAAAGTATTCTCAATTTACATCAAAAAATGATATCATGAAAATTATAAATGAAAAAATGGAAACGTTTCAACCGATGCCTATGTCAAAACCAAAAAAAGGTCACAACGGTATTCCTGAGTTTATGACTTACGATGCAATTGTTGGTAATCAACCGGCTCCATCACCAAATCCATCTCAACCTGATGTACTTCCCGATGCACCACCAAAAGAGAAAGATAAACCAAAACCAAAAACACCTTATCAACCGGGTCCGGGGGTTGACCCTAAACCTAAAGCATTAAGAGAAAAAAAATATTAGACAATGAAGTTTTTAAAAAAAGATTTATTACGTATATTAAGTGAAAACTTACATGAGATGCCAATGGATTTTGATACACCTGATAGACCATATCAAGGATTACAAGACAAATTAGCACAAGGAGACACTCCACTAAAAAAGATTCCATTACCGTCAACCGGTGAAGAACCTAATAAAAATTTTCAAGAATTACTTGCATCTGAAAGATACAGACAAGTAGTTGCTAAAGTTAGAGAATATACGGGAGTTGATGCACCAATGCGAGGTGAAGAAAATATTATGCCGTTGGCTCGAATGATGATGTTAGCACATGATGAAATTATCCAAACTGAACGGGCACATAAAGAAGAATTAGAAAGACTTGCAGTTGAATTAGTAATGAAAGAAATGGGTATTCCTGAAGGGGCCCTACAATTTGATGCGAAGATTGTTGGTATGGGTGAAATTGATACTCAGAATTTTAATCGAGAAATGCAACAACAACCAAATATTGAACCTGTCGACATTGAACAAGATTTGATGAGTGATTTGGAATCAATGACAATGGAAAAGGCGAAGAGAAGATTAATTAATAATATGATACAAGGGGCATCTAAAAAAGGTCACTACATGTATCATTATGTTGCAGATAAGATTAGAGAGATTACGGGTTCTGACAGAATTATTGGACAATATGGTATTTTGATGTCAATCAACGATACGTTGTACTGGCAATTAAGTGATGAGACCATGAAGATGATGATGGGTGGGCCTGAAGGTGGTGGTTCTGTTGGGGGTAAGGAAGAGGTAAGAAGAAATACTAATCCACCGACAATCGTTGCGAGAGGTGTTAATTTTCCGATTCTTGTTCATGAGTTAATTAAGGGTGTTATGGAATTGTTTGCGATTCAAGGAAGACCTACAGATGAAGAAGGTAATGAAGATACAGAAGCGTGGTCAGAAATTGAGGGTTCTGAGGACACTCTTGAAAAAGAAATGTGGGATTTACGTTTAGGACCAGCAATTTGGGAAAGAATTAGGTCTCAGTATCCTGAAAATCTTTTAACTGATGAAAATAAAATAGAATTACAAAATTATTTATTGGTTGAAATATTTAAATTACCAGCAAAACAATTTTTGGTGTTTATGAGAGAGGTTATATCGGGTTCAGATGGTGGTAAACGTTTAATGAACGAATTGATGGATGGTATAGATAAATTGCTTAAAAACCAAGATTATCAAGATGCTATTGATGCATTTAACGAAGATTTAAATGACATTACAGATAATACAGATGATGATGATTTATCTGATTTCTTAGGTGGTTTAGGTATTAGATTATCCGACGATTAGTCCGTTTAAATGACTAAAAAAAGAAAGGGGGACTTATGTCCCCTTTTTTTATATTTATATATATGAGTAATCAAAAAATAGAACAACTAAAGGAGTATGCTAAAATTATCAAAGACACCCCTTATGCATTAAAAACGTATTTACAAACTTACGATAATACGCAAAAAAGATTCGTTCCGTTGGAGTTATTTCCTGACCAAATACAATTATTAGAGGATTACGAAAAATACAATGAGAATATAACGAGAAAATATAGACAGGCTGGTGTAACAACGGTTACCGCTGCTTGGATTTCAAAAAAACTTCAAACAGCAAAAAAAGATAATCCTGAAAGGGTATTGATAATAGCAAACAAAAAAGACACTGCGGTTGAAATGGCTAACAAAATTAGGGCGTTTATTGAACAATGGCCCGATTGGGTTAATGTTGGTTTTTCACCGGATAAAAATTCAGAAAGTAGATTTAGATTAAACAACGGTTGTGAAGTAAAAGCAGTGGCAACATCTGCAGATGCGTTAAGAGGTTACACACCAACGATATTGATTTTTGACGAAGCGGCATATATTGAGGCCGGTGAAGATTTTTGGGCAGCATCTATGGCATCATTGTCTACGGGTGGTAAGATTATTCTTATTTCCACACCAAATGGTTTTGACCCAATTTATTACGGTGTATACGACCAAGCTATTAGAGGTGTTAACGATTTTCATATAACTGACTTAAGATGGTTTAAAGACCCGAGATACACAAAAGATTTAAGATGGGTTAAATGTAGTGATATTGTTCACTATATGTTAAATAGAGAACAATATGACGATGATGAGATTGTAATGACCGATTTTGAAATCGAAAATTACAAACAGTATGAAGAGGAAGGATATAAACCTTTATCTTCTTGGTTTGAGTCAATGTCTAAAAAATTCAAATTTGATAGAAGAAAAATTGCTCAGGAATTGGAGTGTGATTTTCTTGGTTCGGGGGATGGTGTGATTCCAACAGAAGTGCAAGATAACATTGTCAAAAACATGTTGAGGGACCCAAAAGAAAAGTACATGCAAGGTACTTTTTGGCAATGGAAAGAACCTATACAAGGCCATAAATACATAATGGGTGTTGATGTTAGTAGAGGTGATAGTGAGGATTTTTCATCAATAAACATTATTGATTTTGATGAAAGAGAACAAGTTGCAGAATATATTGGTAAAATACCGCCTGATGATTTAGCATCTATCGCTTATAAATGGGGTGTTCTTTACGAAGCGTTTATTGTTGTTGATATTACTGGTGGGATGGGTGTTGCAACATCAAGAAAACTACAAGAATTAAATTACAAAAATCTCTATATTGATGGTATTAACACAAAGAATATTTGGGAATATAATTCTAAAGCAATGGAAAAAATACCCGGTATTAACTTCAATAATAAGAGAACACAAATTGTGGCAGCGTTTGAAGAACAATTGAGAAAAGGGTTTCAAGTTAGGTCCGCAAGATTAATGAATGAATTAAATACGTTTGTTTATATCAATGGTAGACCAGACCACATGAAAGGTGCTCATGATGATGCTATCATGAGTATGTCTATGGCTCTATATGTTGGTGATATTTCTTTTGCTCAACTAAGTAAAAATGAAAATGCAAATAAGGCGATGCTAGAATCGTGGACAATATCTGAGAGGACATATGAACCAAATAAATCATTTTATTCATATGGAACATCATTTGACCAAATTGGTTCAATGTCATCGGATGGTAATCCTATTTTTCAACAAAACAATAATGCAACAAAAGAACAATATAAACAATATTCTTGGTTATTTGGTAAACAACGTTAATCGTTTATTTTAAACTAATTTTTATTTATATTCTTTTTAACTATTTATATACATGGCTGATAATTTAACAGTATTTCAAAGATTAACAAAAATATTTGGTTTTCCCGGTAAAGTAACTCCTGAAGAAGCACCATCTTTTAAATTCGATAAAGAAGAAATTTTAAAAACGAGTAGTAGAGAAGAATATGAAAAGGCGATGTTGCAGGCTCAACAAACTCAATACATTGCTGATAAATTTTCTAAACTTGACCAATCACTGTATAACCAATCTGTTTATTATGAACCAAACAGATTATCAATGTATTATGATGTTGAGTCGATGGAGTTCACTCCTGAAATTTCAGCTGCTTTGGATATATACGCTGAAGAATCTACAACATTATCTGAAAAGGGAAACTTACTAACAATCTTTTCGGAATCCGATAGAATTAAATCAACATTAGAAGATTTATTTGTAAACAGATTGGATTTAAACACTAATTTACAAATGTGGGCTAGAGGTATGTGTAAATATGGTGACAATTTTGTTTATTTAAAAGTTGACCCAGAAAAAGGTATTATTGGTTGTCAACAATTACCAAATATTGAGATTGAAAGATTAGAGGGTAAGGAAAGTAAAACCCCTAATCAAATGGATACTATGCAAATGCCAAGTAGAGAACTCAGATTTCAATGGAAAAATAAAGAAATGGAGTTTCAGTCTTGGGAAATTGCTCATTTTAGACTATTAGGTGACGATAGAAAACTTCCTTATGGTACATCTATGTTGGATAAAATCAGGAGGATTTGGAAACAATTGTTACTTGCTGAAGATGCTATGTTGATTTATAGAACAACGAGGGCACCCGAAAGACGTGTATTTAAAGTTTTTGTTGGTAATATGGATGACAAAGATATCGAACCATATGTACAAAGAGTTGCGAATAAATTTAAAAGGGACCAAGTTGTTGATTCAAGAAACGGTCAAGTTGATATGAGGTATAATCAAATGGCGGTAGACCAAGATTATTTTATTCCTGTTCGTGACCCGGCTCAAACAAATCCAATTGAAACATTACCTGGTGCTCAAAATTTGGGAGAAATTGCGGATATTGAATATATTCAGAAAAAAATGTTAGCCGCACTAAGAATACCAAAAGCCTTTTTGGGTTTTGAAGAAGTTGTTGGTGATGGTAAAACATTAGCACTAATGGACATTAGGTTCGCAAGAACAATTAATAGAATTCAAAAATCTTTAATACATGAGTTAAATAAAATCGCTTTAATTCATTTGTATTTAGTTGGATTAGAAGATGAATTAAATAATTTTTCATTATCTTTAACAAACCCATCCGCTCAGTCAGATTTATTAAGAATTGAACAATGGAAAGAAAAAATTCTCTTATATAAAGACGCCACTTCCGACCAATCTCAAATAGGTATATTACCCGTTTCACATACATGGGCAAAAAAGAATATCTTGGGTATGAGTGATAGTGAAGTTGTTTTAGATTTACAACAACAAAGATTAGAAAGGGCGATTGGTTTTGAATTAACTAATACTCAAATGGTAATAAAACGTTCGGGTGTTTTTGATGAGGTCGATTCCAAATATGGTATTCCCGAAAATGAGAGGGAGGCCGCAGCACAATCACCAGAAGGTGCTGAAGCAGGTGGGGGTATGGATATGGGAGCACCACCAACACCACCTTCACCGCCGGCCGGTGGTGAGGCTCCGCTAAGTGAAAATAAAAAAATTAGATTAACAAATTTTTTAGGTGAATCTAACAATTTAGAAGATTTATTTGATATTAATAAAGCACAACAGAATATTTATGAAATAGAAAATAAATTAAACGATATACTAAACCAATAATCAAATGACAAATTTTGGAGAATTTAAATTAAAAATGTTAACTAAGTTAACTGATTTATATACATCAAAAAATAAAGTGGAATTAAAAAATACCATAAAATCAATCACATCAAATAAAACATTATCCGAAATGTATACTTTCTATGAAAACATAGAAAATTTAAACATCACATCAAAAGATAAGGCCAAATTATATGTGGAATCAATCGAACCTATTTTGATTGAAAAAATGAAAACTATAAAGAAAGATTTGAAAAATTTCACTAAGAATTTAAAAGAAGTTGAGTTTGAAAAAAATTCTTTGTATGAAAATTTAGATATTCTTTCGGAAGAAAACACTATACACAATATATCCAAAAAAATAGATGCTAGAGAAAATTTAATTGAACATTTATTGAAGGAAAAAAAACGAGATGAAAAACCAAGTGAAATTCAAATAGAAAATCATTCACTGTTGAATGCAGTATTGGTTAATAATTTTAATATAAAATATTCGGATTTTTTAAGTGAGGAACAAAAAGAAACATTTAATAAAATTGTTTCAATGCCCAATGATGAATTAATAAAAGAAACAAAAAACCTTAAAAAGGAATTGACTAACAAAATCGACTCTTTGATTAAAGAATCGAGTGAGGATACGTTAAAAGATAAATTAAAAAATGTGATGTCAGAAATAAATAAATCTGACACCACAAAATTTGATTATTATAAACTTATTGAATTGAAGAATGGGTTACTATGACCTATCTTCTTTGCTTTTAATTTTTTGTTTATAAATTGCTTTAAGTAATTTATCTCTTTTAGCCACGGAAGGTTTCACAAACTCCTCTCTGTCTCTTAATTGTTCATTTTGTCTTGTTTTTTGAACCCTGTATTTATATTTTTTTAATGCGGATTCAATTCCTTTTTCTTTACTTACATTGATTTTTATCATAACTTTTTTTTTAAAAATATACGAAAAAAATTTTAAATTATTAACATTATTTCATATATTTTATAAACACCATAAAAATATTATATATGATAAATAATAATGAAAAAAGGAAAATTTATAGTAATTGGTTCACACAAGAGTGTAAAAATAGGTTACGGAACTGTAGATTATAAAAATTTAAAAACAATTTACATACAATTAAACTCATGGATACAACCAACGTTGGATGAACAAGATTTTGATAAATTAATTTATAAAAGTAGAAAAAGAATAAAAGATAAAATCTATTTACTTAATTCCGAGTTTTTCAAACCACAGTGTATTGTTGATTTGGACATAAAAACAAACGGAATTAAATTAAATAAAAGGTCTTTTATGGATTTAGAAATAACCCTTTATGTTAGTAAACATTTTGATGTAAGGTCAAAAGAAATAAAAAATTACATTGCAAACCTATCAAAAGACATAATCGAAACAGTACTTGTTGACAAAACTTTTTATAATTTCTTCGATAAAAAGAATTAATCTTTTTCCGAAGTATTTATTATAAAAAGTTTAATGAAGATATTGGGTCCTAATGATACCGGTAGAGGTATTCTTTTAGAATACGATGCTGGATATATTTCATACGAAGAAAATAAGAAAATAATTTCTGAAATGAGAGAAATGGATTTCTCTCAAGATATTATATTGTTTGCTGTTTTACAAAAATATGATACACCAAACAAAAATGGTAGAATATATCCGGAACTTTTATTAAAAAGAGAAAACGAAAAATATCAAACATTAATTAAAAAGGGTGGTGCTTTAAATGAATTAAATCACCCAAGTTCGTCTTTAATTGATTTAGATAGGGTTTCCCATTCAATTTTAGAGACATGGTGGGATGGTAAAATATTAATGGGTAAAATAAAACTTTTTACTTCACCCGCATGGAAAAAAATGGGTATCGTAAGCACAAAGGGAGACCAAGCGGCAATGTTAATTATGAATGGGGCAACACTTGGTATATCATCAAGAGGTGTTGGTTCATTAAAAAATGTAAAGGGACAAAATATCGTTCAAGATGATTTTGAATTAGTTTGTTTTGATTTAGTATCATCTCCAAGCACCCCAGGAGCGTATGTTTTCTCAGACATAAATGACAGAGAGCAGTATCAAGAGTCATTGGATGAAAAACCAAAAGACGTTGATAAAATGAAAAATCTTATGTCAAGATTGGATAGTTTTTTATCAAAATAAATTTTTTTACGTTTTTAACAACGTAACATAATATTTTTTACGAAAAACAATATATTTATTATAAAACTATATTCATAAAATGAGCAACAAATCAATTTTAGAACAAGCGTTACTTCAAGTACAAACACTTGAAGAAGCAGTAAAAGCGAACGCAAAAGGTATACTGGCTTCTACAATGAAACAGGAACTGAACGATTTGCTAAAAGAATCATTGGAAGAAGAGAAAGAGGTTGACGAACAACCCGATTCTGAAGAGGATACAGATGATGTACCAGTAAAAACTGGCGATGAAGAAAATCCAGATAATGAAGATGATGAACCATCAAAAGATATCGATTCATTAGATACCGATGATGACATGGCCCCAACAATGGACGACATGGACACCGATGATGACATGGCTCCAACAATGGACGACATGGACACCGATGATGATGTATTAGATATGACCGGCGCAGATGAAGACGAAATTTTAAAAGTTTTCAAAGCAATGGGTCCTAATGATGGTGTAATTGTCAAAAAAGATGATAATCATATTGAGTTATCTGACGGTGATGATGAGTATATCATTCAATTAGATGAAGACGAAATGATGTCTGATGAAATGCCGGTCGATGAAGACGAAATGATGTCTGATGAAATGCCGGTCGATGAAGACGAAATGATGTCTGATGAAATGCCGGTCGATGAAGACGAAATGATGTCCGATGAAACTGTTTACGAAATTGAACTTGATGATGTAGATGAGGGTGACATGTCACCTGAAGACGCAATGGAGGGAGATGTAGAACCAGTTGAGGGTGATGTCGATGAATCCGCTCGTACAATGGGTTATGGTTACCATGGGGGTTTAAAATCAAAAAACGTGTACAAGGCTGGTAACAAAAGAGACGAAATTAACGAAGAGGTTAGTAAACTAAAAAAACAAAACGATGAATATAAAAAGGCGTTAGTCTTATTCAAAGATAAGTTAAATGAAGTTGCTGTCTTTAACGCTAATTTGGCCTATGCAACTCGTTTATTTACCGAGCATTCAACAACAAAACAAGAAAAATTAAATATCTTAAAAAGATTCGATTCAATCTCAACCTTGAAAGAGTCTAAGAACTTATACAGTTCAATAAAAACCGAGTTGGAAACAAAAAAACCAGTAACCGAATCGGTGGTTGAAAAAATAAATCACGCACCAACATCTTCTTCTACGAATGTATTGTCCGAGTCTAAGGCTTATGAAAATCCACAATTCAAAAGAATGAAAGATTTGATGCAAAAATTAAAATAAACAATAAACTTAAAAAATAAAAAATCTAAAAAAATGGGAGCATTATTAGAATCAGGTATGGTTGGTAACATTGGATTAAAACACCTCCGTGTTATCAAAGAAGATACCATTAAAAAATGGGATGAGTTAGGATTCCTTGAGGGTCTTGGCGGTCATCAAAAAGATAATATCGCGCAATTATATGAAAACCAAGCGTCATATTTGATAAACGAAGCGGCTGTTGCTGATGCATCAGGTTCATTTGAAACTGTTGTATTCCCAATCATCAGACGTGTATTCTCCAAATTGTTGGCGAATGACATCGTATCTGTACAAGCGATGAACCTACCTATCGGTAAATTGTTCTACTTTGTACCTAAAATTCAAGAAAGACAATCTAACGCAACAGGTGACCACTATCAACCATATGGTTTCCCAAGTTCGTTGACTGACCCTAACACTGGTTATACTGGTATCAACTTGTACGACCGCTTTTACGAGACTTCTGAAACCGATGCAGTTACTTCAGGTTTGTTTGATTACTCTAAAGGTTCGTATGCGGCGGTCACCGCTAACCCACATGCGTTTGTGACTTTCTCAAATGGAACTGCAAGTACATCAGCAGCCGCTTTATCTGGTGCTAGTGTATCAAGTTTCATCATTGCCGTTTCGGGTTTCACAACTTATGAAGGTGGTGGAAAATTAGCAGGACCTAACGGTCATCCAATGGATACTGAAGAGTTCTTGGCTTCTTTAACTGTAACAATTGCTGGTAACACTACCACAAACAATGGTGCTAAAAATTTCAACGTGGTAACACAGAAATATGGTAAAGGTATCGTAGAATACGGAAGTAAAGGTACAGGTAGAACCGGTAAGTATTTTAACGTTTGTGATGCTGAAGGTGTTATTTACTTAAACGTAGATGTTGAAACATACACTAATACTTCAGGGTACACCGGTGCTGATTTCTCTTCTAACGACTTGGCACTTGCAAATATTACTGTTGCGTGGAGAGAGTACAACTCATTAGAATTTGAGGAAGAAATCGGTGAAGTTTCTTTCGACCTTGAATCAGTAACAGTTTCTGTGACTGAAAGAAAGTTGAGAGCTAGCTGGTCTCCTGAATTAGCACAAGACGTAAGTGCATTCCACAACATCGACGCTGAGGCTGAATTAACAGCTTTATTGTCCGAACAAATCGCGGCAGAAATTGACCGTGAAATTCTTCGTGATATTCGTAAAGGTGCCGCTTGGACCACCAAGTGGGACTACAACGAATGGAAATATGGGGCTACAGGTAACGCACCTTTCCAAGGTTACACCCAAAAAGACTGGAACCAAACATTGGTTACCAAGATTAACCAAATCTCGGCTCAAATCCACAAAACTACCTTAAGAGGTGGGGCTAACTGGATTGTTGTATCTTCTGAAGTATCAGCAGTATTTGATGACTTGGAGTACTTCCACGTTTCAAACGCGGCTCCTGAGCAAGACCAATACAACATGGGTATTGAGAAAATCGGTTCATTGGCAGGTCGTTACCAAGTTTACCGTGACCCATACTTACCAGCCGGTAAGATTATCATCGGTCACAAAGGTAAATCATTGTTGGACGCTGGTTACATTTACGCACCATACGTTCCACTACAATTGACACCTACAATGTATAACCCATTCAACTTTACACCGATTAAGGGTATCATGACAAGATACGCGAAGAAAATGGTTAACAACCGTTACTTTGGTGTAATCAACGTTAATGGATTGACTACATTTAGTCTTGACACCTTAAGATAATCATAAATTATCTTATGTTTAAAAGGGGGACATTGTCCCCCTTTTTTATTGCACCATTCTTTTGTATATTTGTAATATGGAATCTGAAAAAATAAAACAAATAACTTACGAGAAATCAAAAAACGGTTATACCGTGGGTATTGATATTAGAGATGAAAAAAACTTAAGTGAAATTGGTAAATTAATTGTTAAAGGTGACGCCATTAGATTGAATTATTATTGTGATGATAGAATCCATTTTACGTCTAAAGAAAAATTAAAATGAATTGGACAGATTATTTTTTAAATATTGCTGAAGCAATTAAATTAAAGTCTAAAGATAAATCGACCCAAATTGGTGCTGTTATCGTTGGAAAAGATAATGAAATACTCTCTACGGGTTATAATTCTTTCCCAAGAGGTTTAGATGATTCAATTGAAGAGAGACAGGAAAGACCTGAGAAATATTTTTGGTTTGAACATGCAGAAAGGAATGCAATTTTTAATGCCGCAAGAATTGGTGTTTCTCTAAAAAATTCAACGATTTACATCACTTCAGGTATACCGTGTATGGATTGTGCTCGTGGAATTGTAAATTCAGGTATTAAGACAGTGTGGTGTAAATATACCTGCACAACAAAAAATAAAGAAAAGTGGGAAGAATCCCAAAAAAGAAGTCTACAATTATTTGATGAGTGTGGTATTCAGGTGTTTTTTTACTCTGACCACTAAATCCCCCGTTCCTTTAATTATTCGATGATACAGACCTTCTGGTATGTAAATTGGGGTATTTTTTTTAATCCTTGTTGGTAGTTCATTATCAATTTGAAACATCCAATCGGTGTCATGTTCACAAATAACTGTTCGGTCTTCCTCATCAAAATGCCATTTAAGTTCAGTATCTAGTGTGTTTGAACTAAATGTTCTAATGTAGAATCCTTCTTTTAAATTTTCAGTAAAGGGTAATTTATCTACCACGGACTTGAAGATTTTATTCCAAGTGCTTTCCTATATCTTGAAATATTACAACTCCAATACCCCGCTGTTGTCCTATCTTTCTTCTGGTCACACTTGTGACGAGCCCTGAACGACTTTGCGGCTTTTGGGTTATTATTCCTAACTCTCAAATTAGGGTCTCCAAAAGTGACCTTAACAACGTTACCGCTACTATTTTTTACATATACAGCAAATTTCTTTGGGCCACCTGGTGTTCTGAATGGTTTATTGAGTTTAACGTTTTTACCTCTGTGTTTTGCTTCAACAAGATATTCTTCTTCGTCCAAAATAAATGGAATATCTAAAAATACTTCTTCCCCTTCGTAAATTCCTGTTTCACCTATGTTTGTTTTTATCAATTCCAAATCATCACCATCAAGTAACAAAACACCTTCATTATATAATCTTCTTGATTCATTAAATAAATTAAAGAATTTTTCCGAATATATTCTATAAACATTTTCAATCAGTGGTTTCTGATTATTTATATGATAAGATAAACCCTCACTTAATAAGTGATTTTTTGATTCAACTAATGTAAGTAGTCTAGGTGGTAAATAAGTTTCAACTATTTCTTCAACATTTAAATTTATAAAATTTACATTTTCATCAAATCTTGTGAAAGTAGGTTTATTTCCTTTACCTATTTTAGGTTCTTTTTTTTCCGCGTTTCTTTTTTGTGTCACCATAGATTTTTTTTCTTCTTTTGAATAAGAACCAGCGGTTTTTGGGGTATCTTTAGATACTTTTTTTTGTGGTCTACATTTAGGGTAACCTTTTCTATCTTTATCACCATCAGCGTCTTTTCTTCCACATGGTGGGTGTTTACCATCTACTTTACGACTCACATCAACCCATTTTTCTTTAAACCAACGTCTAAGGTCTTCTCTTAAAACTTCACCACTTTCAAGACATTCTTGAATGTATTTTTTATCTTCTTTATTTACAAGTATTTTCATATTAAGATTAATTAATATAACAATTTAATTCATATTTTTCACCCATACCATATACTTGAATATGTAACGCTTTTTTTTGTTCTTTATCATCTTTTTTTAGTGTTATGGTGAATCTATTTGTCTTTCCCTCTGATGGTTTTTTTGGGCCTGACCCAATTTTTTCTGCGGTTTCTTCTTTATCATATGTGTACCCTTTTTTCTCAGCATAATCAAGTGCTGCATTTATTGCGGATGTGTAACTCTTGTGATAGATTTCATATGATTTATCGTTTTTTCCCTCATTTATCTCTTCGTTTGTTGCTTTTCTCCATTTACCACCTTTTTGTTTGTATCTTTTTGCGGCTGCACCATTACAATACGCACTTGGACAAACATCATATCTTGCTTTGGCCCACGCCAAAGCCGCAGCCCATAACTTAGGATTAGTTGGTTTGTTTTTTCCCTCATCAATAGATTTTTCTTCATTCATACTAAATTGACTGAGGTCCGCCCTTACTTTATTTGAAGGTTCAATTTGATTCATTAAAAAATCGAAAACTTGGTCTAAAAGACTTTTCGCCTCCGCAATGTGGTCTTGAGCCCAATCGTGTTGTTTCATTATTGAATCAATTGTATTTTTATTTTGTTTCATTAACATATTACATTGTCTTCCCATTTGTTCAATGTTGTCAAAAAACATATAGTTTTCGGGTCTATTCTCTAATTCTGGTTGTTCAGAAATTACCCTTAAATGTTTTCTTATTATTTTATCTAAATTTTTCATATATTATAAATATTTTATCTTTCTGACAAGATTTCAAACTTGACGTAATTATTGTAAAAAACTTCTTCTGTATATGTTTTTGATTTGAATTCCATGTAATATTCTCTTGGAATTAAGTATGATGTATCTAAGTAGAAAGAATTTTCATTTGTAACATCTGTTTTTGTCCAATCAAAAACAACAACATTTGTTTTTCCTTCTTTTATAAAAATACGATAATACACATCATCAAATAAAACCGTTTTTTGTTGTTCAATTGACTTTAGTTCAATTAGTATTTTCTTTAATTCTCCTCTAATTATTTTTTCATTTTGTTTTATACCTGAAAATTGTACGATATAATTTTGCGTTTCTTTTGGATTTTCACCAAAACTATATCCAGAAGAAAAAGATTTTGGTACAAATTTTTGAGTGACATCACTAATTGATACACCATCAATTGATAAATTTTTCCACTTGTCATAATAAAATCTTTTACCATCACAAAGTTGACCTAATAAACCAAAACTAACTTTATACACACCCTTTCTAATTTTTGTTGTTGTTAACCCTGTAACACCAGTAATTGGTGTTAAACTTGAATTTAACACGTCGACAGTTGGGGTGTTATCTAAATCATAAAAATTCGTACCTTTTGTCACATAGAGGTAAAGGTTATTTACTTTGTCCCCAATAAAATTTTGTCTATTATCAAATATTCTATCTTCAAATACGGTTTCTACAAATGGTTCAAAAAAAGTTTGAGTGTATTTTGAAAAAAAAGAAACAGATTGTTCAGTAGAATCTGTAATCTCTTCATATTCACTATCAAATTTTATCCCTAATCCATAATTGGTATTACCCGATACAACAATTCCATTTACATAACTTGTGATGTCTAAATTGATGTTTTCGTTACCATTGTCAAAATGAATAGTATCAATTATGGTTGCACCGGTAGAATATACTCCTTGAGTTGTCCATCCACTTATTGTTGTTTTGTTAAACCAATTGGATGGTCTTGTATCATATATTTTATCACCAAAATCATCGGTATATTCCACAAATTCGTAATCATAACCAACACCCTCATCCCATGATTCATTTAATTTAAAAACAACCAAATCAAAAGAGGTTGCTCTTTCTCGTCCATTTGATTTATCATTACCAATTAATTTGGGGTCACCAATGACAGTATTTGTCATTTTTAAATAGTGTTTAGTGTTGTTATCTATAACTAAATCACCATTATTAACTTTAGATGTTAATCCACTAAAATTAACGGTAAAAATAAATCTAGAAAACCCCTCACCATAATAAATTTCGGTAGTTGGATTTTTGGCGGTATTGACCTCACTATTTTTAATAATAGTGTTATTTTTTGAAAAATAAGAACGATAATATGACATCAGTTTTTATATAATAAATATCAATTTAGTTGATTTTAATTGAGGTATTTACCAACTCTTGTCTTAATCTATTATATAATCTTTCCAACTCAGTGTGAGCGTCGTAATCAGATTTAACGTATGGCTTATTAATGTTGTGTACGTGGGTGGTTAATACATTGTACACCGCATCTATAAAACTTAATAATATTTCACCTCGAACTAAAGAATAGGTATTTGGGTCTATTTTTTGAACATAATCGTCTTGATTATATTCGTAACTATCTAAGCTCGAAAAATCAATTGTTTTATCAGTAAAATTTGTGTCCGTTGATAAAAGATATATTTTATCTGCGGTCATATTTCCAAATGTCTGTTCTTTTACTTTTGTATCAATTTTTAAAACCTGTGTTTTTTTCTGTATTGTTTTTTGTGGTGGATTAATTGAATCTTGACTAAAAACGATACTTGAACCAGCTGATGTTTTTGACGTTAATTGAATTTTGGATAAGACATATTTTCTATTTGCAAATTCAGTAGAAGTTGTTACTCGGTTCTTAAATTCTGATGTTGGTCTAAAGAAAAATGGATGTATCTCTAAAAATTGAACAGACTGAGTACCGTCGTTTGTTGTTATTAAGTTAGATAATAATTTATAGGGGACAATACCATCAAAACCATTTTGGTGGATTTCATTTAATTTATTTCTAACGGAATATATGACTTCATTTAGTTTATTGTTTAACGTTAGACCACTATAACCATTAATATTGTTTAAATTAATTTGAAACGTGTATGTTACACCAGATTCAGATAACAATACGGTTTCATTTTGTAGTATTTCAGTAAATTCTGTAAAATTATTTGAATTATATTTTGGGATATAAAAATTTGGTTTAACTTGGTAAATGTAAAAATTACATATAGTTGGATTGGTTAAGTCATCCAAATCGTATTCGATTATGTATTTTATTATTTTATTTTCTGTTGTTGTTTCTTCTTTTATTTCTTCTGAAAGAAATTTTTTATCTGAAAATTTTTTAAGGTGTAATCTTGCTGATTTTCTCGATACAATTGGGAAACCTCGTGAAATTAATAATTCTTCATTTTTGGTTGCTTTTATTTTTGAAATTAGTTTACCTGCCCTTAAAACTAAACCTCCGGTTGTAAAGACAATGTCATCACCGTATTTACCTGAAACAGAGTAGTCTTTGTATTTTGATAATGCATTTTTTGAATTTTCAGGTAACTCACCTAATTCATTTTTTATAATATCTGACTTCGCTTCAACAGATACACCATATGAAGTATCGGCAATTTGTTCATTAAAAGTTTGAGAGTTGAAATCAAATCTTGTTGTGAATGGTCCAGCAATGTATTCTTGGTTTACTGTTGTCTTTTCGGTGTCATATCTTATTATTTTTACTGTTTGTTTAATTTCTGGTATAAAATTAATATTATTCGGTAAAAATGGTATGGCTAAAAATGGGTCATCTTTACTCCATTCTGTATATTCTTTAATATTTGATTTTGCACCAACATAATCATCATAGTCTATAACACGTATTCGACCTAAACCTTTTGGGTCATTATTATCAATACAAACACCTAAATCAACTATTTTCATTTAATTTTTCTATTTTCAATTTCTTCTAAAACTTTAGAATGTAAATTTTCTATTGTTTCTAATTTATGTGTTAAATTAACAATGTAGTTTTTCAAATCTTCGTGTTGTTTAAATAAAAATTCTTCCGTTTCAAATAAATCTTTATTTGATTTGTCTTTAACATTTTCAATTACATTAACGAATTTGTCTTTTTCCATTTTAGAATTTTTTTCCAACTCCCGATATTAATCCCGGTGGTATAATTGCACCACCAGCAACAGGTGGACCGGGTAATGTACCACCTTGTAAAACAATTTTAACAAACGAATTTGAATCTTCTTCTTCTGTGTGACCATCAATAATTGATTTAACTAAATTACCAATGTCATTAGACTCACCAAACAATGGTCCTGTAGGTATTCCTGAAGACTCCAATCGATTCATCACATTCATAAACGCCCTATCTTGACTATAACCCGGTAATTTATCTGAAAAAAGTAATAACAAAGACGGAACTGAAATACTAAGTCTTTGTGAGAGTGCCCCTTCTATTGTTGTCAATATTGTTTGAAAAATTGCATAACAGTTATCAATTCCGTTTTCTAAAATCTTTTTTAGGAGAGCAATTAATGATGTTATTATTAAAAGATATCTCTTATATTTGTTTTTTAAAATTCTTTGTACTACTTCATTCACAAAAGCCAATAAATCAATTTTAACGAGTCTCCAAAATTCTCTAATGAACAACCAAAACAAATCAGATACAATCTTGGTAATTGCCTTTTTAAATTTTTTAATTAATTCTTTGGCGTTTAAATAAACATTTACCGCCATTGTTTTAAAGATTTTATATAGAATAATTAATGGTAAAAATATCTTTGCGGATATTACTGACATTACCAATACTTTAGGTATGTAAAGTATAAAATTATTTAGTAATGCATCCAAAAGAATATTGATTGATAACGAACCACCAGATTGTTCAGACGCGTCCCTTGCAACGTTTTCTAAAGATTGATTTACTGAGTCTTGTATATTTTTTTCTCTTGATAAAAAAATAAAGTCTTCAACATGCATATCACTTACTGGTATTTCATAGTCATCACAACTTTTAAATTTTAAAACTCCTCTATTTCTAGCATCTTCACTATCTAAGTCTATACCTTCAACATTGTCAAAATCAAAATAGAATTCCAAATCTTCGTCATTTTCATTGAACATATCGACGGGTGTTTGATTTTTTAAAAGGTCACGATTTGTCCCTCCACAAATTTTTAATAATCTATCAATTAATCTTGAGGAAAAGTTGATTGACTCTGTAAATTTTTTTGATTCACTACAACTAGCACCGCCATTAATGGTAAATAACATACATTGTTTTACGATATCATTAATATCGGAATATTCCAAAGAGTTATAATAGTCTGTAATAAAATCTTGTACATTTACAACACCCGCGGTTCCTCTTGTAAACCCACTAAAAGTAAATTTTTGAGTACCAGCATTCCAAGATGCGGTAAATAGGTCATTTCCATTATTGGAGGTGTACGTATGGGTTCCACCATTAGCCATTAAATCATAAAGATTTCTATTAAGTTTTTCTTTGTTTTTATCCGGTGACTTTGATTCATAAACTAATTGACCACATGTTGAATCAGGGTCCAATGTGAAAATATTTAAAAAATCAAATTCATCGGGACTAAGTTGAATTGAATCAACGTTAAATACTGATTTTGAACCACATATTCCGTCACCCATAAAAAGTGCCTCCGAAAGTCTATTAATAACAATTTCTTTGGCTTGACCTAATGTTACATTTGCAGACGAAATTGCGTGTCTTTTAATTTTAGATTTGGAGGGATTTCTATCAATATTGACGTTTATTCCCCTTCTGTTTGGGTTACTAAAAGATATGTTATTTAATTTATCGTTAACCGTTTTTTTGTTTGTTGTGATAAATTGTTCAACAACTTCTATCAGTTCACCAAAAATATCTTTTTTATTGTCTATTTTTCGTTTTTTCTTATCAAGAAGCGCACTTAATTGTTCTCCTAAAAATTGGTTAGGGTCAGGTATGTTTTTTTGAAAAGCATCCCCAACATTCTCAATTTTTTTTGTGGAATCGTCAATTATTTTTTTTACAGACTCAATCTTTGCCTGTAATTTTTTTTTTGTTTCTTTAGTTTTACTCATTAGACTTTATAGGTGGAATCCTTAGTCTCTGAATCATCGTCATTTATTAATTTTTCTAAGATTACTCTATCTTCTTCTGTTAATTGAAGTTTACCACCAGAATTAATGGCATTAGGTCCATAACTTTGTTTTAACAGTGCGCTTTGTAATTTTACCAACGATATTTTTTTTTCGGTACAGTCATTTAGAATCTTTTGTTGTTCTTTAATTACCGGACCAATAACACTCATGTCCTCCGAATCTTTCATAAAAGTTAACATCTTTTTTGTAATCATGGATGCGGTGGTTTTTTGTTCCATAATATCGTTATAAATTTCTTGCATTAATACAAGTGCGGAATCAGTATCTAAGGATATTAGATTTTTATTACGTCTCATAATATATAAATAGTAAAAAAATTAATTTATAAAAGTAAACACGATATCAACATACATTTTTTTGTATTTTTTCAAAGATGTTCTTATTTCTTTTGTTGATAATGAGGTCATTTCTCTTAATGATAACAGAATCAAATTTTTATTAAATTTATTACCATTTCCAATTTGAAAAATTTTATCAAAATTACTAAAAATTTCAATCAATGCATATCCTAATTTTTGTTCATTTTCGGTCATTTCTTCATTTTCAATAAAGGTTTCTAAATCATTTACGAATTTGATAATGACATCTCTATAATCAATTTCTATTTCATCCATAACATATGAATGTTCAGGACTTTCTTCTAATTCCGCTGACACATCTTCATATGAGATTGTTCTATTTGTTTCTTTTGTGTCTTTTTGTATACTACCCATTAAGTAGTTTTTACAAATAGTACCAAAGTAAGAATATGCCTTGTGATTTTTGGTGTGGTCGAATTTATTTATTTTTGTAATAAGAAAAGACATGGTATCTGAATGTATATCTTCAAATTCCAAATCTTTTCTATATAACTTATAACGTCGAATAATTGATTCGACCATTATTGTGAGAGGCTCTTTTAAATATTCATTGAATATCTTATTCTTTTCATTGTCGGAATCAGATTGTAAATATCTTACTACCGCTTGTTCTTGTTCCTCCCCAAAATATATTTTTTGGGTTCTTTTACGGGGCATTTTAATTTTCTACATAATTTATATCTCTTACGTTTTTAAAGAAAAATTCTTTTTTTGCGGTATCCAACCAAAATTTAACTTCGTTTGAATCTAATTTATCTTTATCTGAGTTTTTATAACTCCAAAATAAAGAATCTTCTCTAAAATTAACGTGTTGATAACCCACCCTTGGTATTGTCATAATTTTTAAATTATTAAATGTTAATCTTAATAAAAATTCATAACCAAAAGTCAGTTTAATGTTTTCTTTCAATTTACCATATTCTTCTATTTTTGATGTTCTATATATACCACCTGATATTTGAAAATTTTGATATTCTAAAAGTGCCGCATTATCTAATAAACCTTGTTTATCGGTAAAACCGTAAGCCCAAGTCGATTCATTAGTGTAACTTAAAAAGTTACCTTCAACATTTATATCTTTTACCAAAGATAGAAAAACATCTACATCTGGATTCTCATTTGAATATTCATTAAATAGGTTTACCCAATTTTTATTATACTCATCGTCAATCTCTAAAATAGAAAACCATTCGGTTTCACAATTATCAATTCCTAAGTTTATTTGACTACAGAAATCAGTTTTTCCTTTATTTTCTATAATTACACATTCCAAATTTGTTTGTTCTATTTTTATGTTTGATAATACGTTTTTTGGTGCAACTATTAATAATTTAACATCGTTATAAAATCTTTCAACGGACTTAAATGCATTGTCAAACATTATTTTATAATCATCGTTCCATTTGTGAACTGGTAATATTACGGATATTTTTTTCATTATACTTATTTTGTTTATTTATCCGAATCTAATATTGAATCAAATTCTTCTTTTAATTTATCAATTGCGTTATTAATATTATCAATTCTTTTATTAATAAAAGAATTAAAAATATTTACAATGTTATTTTCTGTAATATCGGTTGAATATGGTAATAAAGTATCTTTCATTTTTTGTTTTACATCATCATTAATCTCAATACCTTCTAGCCATGCTGTTACATATGTACCTAAAATTTCAACAATTTTAGATTCATCGTATGTCCACATGCCATTTTCTGATAACCAATCAGGTTCATTTTTTGGAATTTTTCCAACAATTGGTACTTCACATTTCATAGATTCTAAAGGAAATGTTCCAAAGGTTGAATCATCATCAACCCATACAGACACCATACATTCTTTTAATCCGTTCGCAAAATCAACATACGACATATTAACCATGTCTCTAAATGTAATCCATCTTAAATGTGGGTATTTTATGTAAAATTCAGATATGATTTTTTTATTAATTGACCTATCTTTACACAAAATAGCTATTACGGGTTTTAATGTAGTTTCATTTTTAGAAAATTCATCTCCAATAATTGGTGGAATAATATGTACTAAACATTCATTAAATAAATTATTTATATATTTTTTTGAAAACTCGGTTGTGGTTATTACTCTATCAAATCCATAATCTGACCACCTACTGCCAATTGGTAATGTTTCAAAAATATATTCTTTTTGTTGAATCAACATGATTTTAACACAACGTATGTTAGATAAAGATTCTAAAACATTTGAATAATACTCAGGAACAACAATTATATCTTCAATTTTTATTTCTACTCTATCGTCTTTAATTGTTACAATTTCCAAATCTGAGTACTTATCTCCCAACCACTGAGAGATACCGGTGTAAGTTTTATCTTCTACTAAAATTTTAGCATTAAAATTTTCATTTTTTAGTGTTAATGCTAAATCGTATATGTATTTAACAGATGCTCTTGGGTTATTTTTAGTATCATAAACTAAAAAATATATAACATTTGTTTTGTTGTGTAAATTTTCTAACGAATTAGATAGTTTTTCAATATTTTCATTATTTTTATTCATCTTCAGGGATTAATATATCATATTTTATTAGGGTATTAAAAGCAATTTTAAATGAAATGGTTAAACCATTTTCTGCAAACGGACCTAATTCGTTGTCAACTTCTGCAAATTCACTTAAAATTCTTTCAACACAAGATTTTATTATTTCATATTTAAATAAGTTTATTTCAAAAGTTGTTGTGCCGTCTTCATTTTTGACTTCATTGCCTGTTTGACACGTTTGAGTAATCCCATCAACATTGATAAAATAGTTTTTTCCGAGAATTTCAACCATAATTTGTTTATTTCTGATAATTTACTAATTTCTAAATCAATTTTGTAGTGATTATTGTAATATGTATTAAATTTAATAACTTTTTTGTTTTTTGGACACTTTTCAATAACTTCAAAATCTTCAGTTATCCATACATCGCATTTTTTCCATAAATTATCTATTTCTGAATTATTTGAAAAAATGACTTGGTCCATCATTATTCCATTCTTTGAAATAAAAAAAAGAGAAGCAGATTTTGCTTTCCCTTTTTCATTTAACCCAATTAAAGTAAAACGAGAATTGGGATGTTCAATAATTAATTTGTTTAAATCTGTTGCCGTTTGACTATAACTTAAACCGGCGTGTCCAAAAATTTCAATAGGAAAATCAAAATAAAGAAACTTGATAAATTCATCTACTGACTGAAAAGAATATGAATCCATTATTTTTTGAAAAGATAATGGTTTTGTTTTTACCTTATATTCAAAGGTTTCTTTTTCCTCCGATTCGGTATTTAAAAAATAATCCTTATAGTGATAGTCGAATTTTTGAACAGTATTTCTTAGAACACCATCAATACTTACAAATATTTCCATACAAAGAATATAACAATAAAATCATTGCATGTAAAGTTTAATCGTATCTTCTTAGTATTTCTGTTATTATAGGATTTCTGACGATATCTCTATCATCAAATTCAAATATACCAACATTTGGTAAATCACCTAATCTTACCTTAGCATCGTATAATCCTGTTTTTGTTTTATCTTTGAATTTATCAGATTGTTCTAAATCACCAGAAATAAAAAATTTAGAATTAAAGCCGATTCTTGTTAATAACAGTTTCATTTGAGATGGTGTTGTGTTTTGTGCCTCTTCAAATACTAAAATGGTATTATCCACATTCCATCCTCTCATGTATGCCAATGCCGCAATTTCAATAAAACCCTCATCTTTAAGTTTTTCTCTCGCGTCTTTACCTATTATTTTATTTAACAAGTAATAAGATGGGTAGATGTATGGGTCTAATTTTTCTTCTAAACCACCAGGTAATGAACCTAATTTTTCTTCCGCTTCAACAGCGGGTCTAACAATGATTATTTTCTCATATTTATTTTTATCGTCCCATAATAAATCAATTGCTCTTTTCATAGCAATATAAGATTTACCAACACCCGCTGGTCCAAAACACAAAGTTATTTCATTATCAGTTAAAGTTTTCCAATATTCTTCTTGATTCTTTGTTAAGAATTTTTCTTTTGGTTGTTTAATAATATCTCTAATTCTTTGTTTTTTAGGTGTTTGTCTTTCTTCTGTATTTACTGATAATTTTAATATTGACTTTCTCAATTTATTAATATTTTATATTTTAATTATTTATTTTCCTGTACTACCAAACCCACCTTCACCTCGTTCTGAATCCGATAATTCATCAGACTCAATAAATGTGACAGAAGGATACGGCATGATTATTATTTGTGCTATTCTATCTCCTACTTTGTAATCTATTTCATCCAATCTAATATCATTTTTACCAAAAATTTTTTTAAAAGTTGCTTGAATTTCACCTCTATATCCGCTATCAATTACTCCCACGCAATTGGTTAATGACAAATCAGTTTTTCTTATTGATGACCTTGGAAACACTAATCCTACATAACCTTTTGGTATTTCCATAGCAATACCTGTTCCGTATGTAATATCAAATGTGGTATTTGATATTATCTTAGTTGCAACTAAATCCATACCAGCATCGCCGTCTTTTGCGTATTTGGGAATCACTGCATCTGGGTGTAGTTTTTTTACTTTTACTTCAAATTTATTTACGTCTTGTTCTATTTGTGATTTTATCTCTTGACCAAGATTAGATAAAAGACCGTTTAAGTCATCCATAAAACTTGAATCAGTACTTTCTTCTTGCAAAATTTGATTTTCTAACTCTTGCAATTTTTTAATATAATCTTCAATTTGATTTTTTTGCATTTTTTTCTTCTAAAATTGCTAATTCAAAACCGATTCTAACCACATTAGATAAGTTAGATGCTCGATATTTTACTAATTTATCTTCAGTATCTCTATCTGAATTTAAAATCGTTTGAAATTCTTCTTCAGATAATTGGATACCAAATCTTAATACATAGTGAATCGACCTTTCATTTGATTTCATTGAAACTTCACTATCGGTAAATTCATACATTTTACCTAAATTCTTTCTATGCCATTCACTTGGGTTTGGTTTGAATAAGAAACTTTTTCCTATTTGAGACAGAAAAACACACTTCAATATTGAAGATGGAGTTTGTTTCATATTATCGGGTAAAATATCGTTTGTTTTGACCGCATATTTTGCTGCTTTAAAACACACATTTAATAATCCCCCAGGATAACAACCAAACATGTCCAAAGACATTGACGATGGTGCTAAAAAAAATTCCTCACCTAAAAAATCTAATAATTCTTGATTAAAAAGATTGTACTTGGCGTTTGTTTCTAAGAATTTAGCCTTATTTAATTCGATTTGTTCTTTGTTCAGCATTTTTTTATTTTTTGTAATATTCAGGTGTGTTTTTTTGGTCGATAATACATTCAATTGGCATTTTTACAATTGCTAAACTTTCTGAAGCTCTCATGTCTCCAGACCTGTATTTAGAAACAACAAGGGTCGCTTCTTCAACAGAATCTGCTTCAACGATGTACTTTAGTTTTTGTAATCTTGGATTACCATTTCTGTCTAAATTTTCGGTTTCATAACCGACGGTTACTAAGTAGTGCATTTTTTTGTTTTTAAGTTTAAATGATTGTTTTGAAAAATTCTGTTCTGTCCTTACAAACTTTTTGTAAGGAATATTTGTCTTTAACCGTTTCGTATAATTTATTACCCAAATCTTCAATCATGTTAGGGTTTTCGATTAAAAGTTTCATATACTTGGCCCAAAGTTTATGACCCTTTTTTTGTGGAACAGTTAGTGCGTTTCCATCGTTAATAAAACTTCCGTCTTGATATGCATTTTTTAAGTCAAAAGTATATGGTTCAGTTTCACTAGCGATAATTGGTTTTTTATGAAAACCAGACTCAATTATTTTTAACTGAGATTTATTGGCATTAAAATCCGATTCAACCACCGGTGCCAAAGAGACATCAAATAAGTTATAATTGTTACCGTAAATGTTGATTGGTTGGGTCCAAACTCTTTTATATTTTTTATTAGATGTATCTATTTCTGGTGTTTGAGTAAAATTCATCAGATATGATTTATATTCGCTGTCTACACTTCTGTAATTATTTGTGAATATTTTTTCATATTTAAACCACACAGTTTCTTCGGGTTTAATTGGTCTTGTTCTTTTTTCTCCCGTTTTTGGGTTAAATTCTGTGACATTTCCTCTTAAATCAAATCCACATAAAACAAATTGCACATTTTCATAATTGGTTGAAATCACAGATATCCCATCATTTAAAAGTTCAATATCATGTAAGTGACTTGACCCACCTAACCAACCAAATCGGATTTTTTCTGATTTTGTTGGTTTTGGTTGAAATTGAGATTCGTTAGAATCAATTGCATTTGGAAAAACATATACATTTTTGTTACCTGTTCTATTTTTTATGTTATTTGCAAAGAATTCTGTTGTACATGTGATATAATCAGAAATCTTCATTAACTCCATTTTCTTTTTCGGTAATTGACTTTCTCTGATGGCCAAATACATCGGATGTCTATGGTCAGGAGACCAATAGTCATCAATGTCCATTACTACTTTTATTCCTTGTGATTTTAAAAAGTTAATTCGTTGTATATTTTCTTCATGTGTATTTTGATGAATAAAACTATGAAAAACAACAATATCATAATTTTTAAAGAAATTATCACCTTCGGTGACATTAAAAGATATGTCTATATGAAAATCATTAGAATAGTTATCTCCAATGTATTTAAATGGGTCCAGTACCCTATATTTACCAACACCATGTGTGTCGGGTGCAATTGCTAATATTTTTATTTTTTTCATTAATATTTCTCTATATGAGAAATATAAGAAAAAAAAATGAAAAAACAAATTACTTTGACTTATTTACTCCTGTAATTTTTCCTTTAAAAATTGAATCACCAACTTTTAGTACTAAACTTTCATTAATTGATAAAGTTTGTTGTGCTGTAAGTATTTGGTTTAATTTTGAATCTAAAATTTCCGTTACAGTTTTTCTAACAACATTTTCAATAAGTGGACTTAATTGTTTAATTAACTCAGTATTATTTATCTGACTTGACTGTGTTTTTGTTGGTTTTGAAGAAACACCTTGTGATTCCATTAATTTTTTTGTTTTTTCAACAAAATTTAAATCTAAAGAATCGGATAAACTAATTTGTGGGATTGGGTTTTCAATCATCGCTTTTTTAATTGCATCTGGTAATTTTGATTCTTGTATTTTTTGGAGATTAGGGACAGATGGATTTTGTGACCAAGGTTGTTGTATTGTTTGAGACTTTAATACTTCTTCGGGGTCACTTCTTAAAATTTCTTCATTAACTGAACCTTTTTCAAATTGTCCTGTTTCTACTTTTTGCATTACTTTTTTGGCTTGTACCAACCTTTGCATTAAATCGTTTGTACTTATTACACCATTTCCTTTTTGTTCCATAACTATAATATAATTATTTTAAAAAAAGATTAAAGCTTTAATTCTTAAAATTTCTTCCTGTAATGGAATGGTTTCATCTTTTTTTATTTGTATGTTGTTTCTTTTTAAGATTTGAGTTAAATCATATTCTGAGTCTTTTTCAAACTTTCTTCTAGTTCCTTCTCCTGGTGTAGTATTTAACCCTAAATCTATTTGTGCTCTTTTCCAATCTTCAATTCTTTTTTTGTATAAATCATCAATACCGATTTTGAAATCATCAGGACTTAATGTTTTTTCATTATTGATTGTTTTTACTTTTTTTTCTAAATTTTTAAAAACTTCGTCTTCTCTTTTTAAATCTTGAGTTGGTAGTGGTGAAGGTTTTACTTTTGGTTTTGGTTGAGGTAACTCGTCTTTTTGTGGTTGAGTTTGTTTAGGTTTAGGTTCGGTTATGGGTTTTTCTTTTTTAGGTTGCATCGTAACACCCCAATCAGTTGTTACATATGTTACAGAAAAACTACCATCATCACCTTCTTTATAGTTTGGTCTTTTTGTTGAAAATTGTTCATCTTCATAAACAATTAAAGAGCCGGTAGAAATTCTATCAATTAAAAAAGTTCTCCAACCGTGTTTTTGAAAACCTTTTTTAGATGTTGATGGTGGTTGTGTCCAACCTCTAACCGCTAAATTTCCTTTTTTTGTTAATCCAGATGCGACCAATTCAACTTTAACTCGTCTACCAGCTAAGACATCTTTTGGTGGTCCTTTATAATAAAAGGAAACGGGGAATCTATTTTTTATCGCATATTCTAATCTTGCCCTAATGCTTGTTTTAGGATTGGCTTCTAAAATAGATGTGAAAAATAATTTATTAGACATTAAAAATCAGGATATGGTTTATTGTTCCCGTATTTATTTCTTGATTGTAGTCCAATTCGTTCTCCGATATCGGTTTTGGTCCCAACACTACCATTGTTTTCTCCTCTGCCTTTGTCATCACCATCAGAAATGGCATTTCTATTTACAGAAGAGTATTCGTTTTTTGGACCATACAAATTTCGAGCTTGTAATGTTTTTCTTTCTGAAATGTCTGTTTTTGTACCTATACTACCATTATTTTCACCTCTACCTCTATCATCACCATCCGATAGTGCGCCTGTATTGGATGAATCGTACAAATCACCATAGTTATATTCATTTCTGGCCAATAAAATGTTTCTTTCTCTATCGCCAATTGTTTCTAATTGTGTTGCCATATTAGTAAGTTATTAATTTTTTTATTTTATCAACTTCCTCATATAATTTTAAAGAGGATATTGGGGATACGCTTGTTTTATTAGAATTACTTTTTATTAAGTTTGTTGGTATTTTAAAATTAAATCTTTTTTTGTGTTTTTTTAAATGTGAATTTTTTCTTTCGTTATTCATTCCGGTCATGTCATCGGATTTCATTTTTGATTTTTTTCTATTAGAAATTAAATCTCTTTCTCCTTTTAAAAACTGATTAGCCCATTTTTCCATTAACTCACCACCACACAAGTCATATTTTAATTTATCTTTTATTTTGTCAATGTTTTGAAGGTCGTGTATTATTCTTTTTAGTTGTCCGTATTTTACTTTTTTATCCGATATAAGTTTTTTTGCGCGTTGAATTCCCCTTACATTTTTTCCATTTAATCCAATAATCGTATGATTTATTGTTTTTAAAATGTCTTGAGGTATGTCAAATACTCTATCTTTTAGTTCCTTATTCATTGTCTTTATTTAGTAATTTGATAACATCTTTTACTGAAAGATTATTTTTAACTAAAGTATTTTTAAGTGCTAAAATTTGTTTTTTTATTATAGGATTTAATTCTTTATCAATATCTTCTGTTTGGTCTTTTTTTACTAAATCACTATTTTGTGTTTTTTTTGATAAAACACTTTCAACATAATCTTCCACATATTTTTTAGGGTTTTCAATTAATCTGACTTTATCACCTTTTAAATCTTCATCATATCCGTATGATGACAATCTTTCTTCGGCTTCTTTATCATCTAACCCTAAATCCTTTTTAAAATAATCTTCAGCGTCTTCCCTATCTTCATCATTACCCAAAGTTTTTTCGTATCCCAACGCTTTACTTAAATCCGCTTCTGCCCAATATCTTAACGAAGTGTGTGTACCATGAACACCATGTGTTCCCATAGAACCTGCACTTGTTTTTACAATTTCATCGGTAGTTTTTTTTGAACCACCTTTACTATCTTTTGTTGTTGGTATTTTATTTACCGCAACATTTCCTTTTGTATCTACAATTTCATCAACATCTTTTTCTACCTCATCTGGTAATTTTTTAAAATCGGTGTCACTAGAAAATTCTTTAGCCCATTTTGACCATTTTTTTCTCTCCTTTTTTGGAATTGATTCATCAGAAGCCTTCGCATAAAAATATCTTTGTTGTTTTTTTGATGCAAATTTTTCTTCAATTATTGATTTTATATAGTTATCCATGTAATTACTACTTTAGTAATAAATATCAAAAGAAAGGAAAGATATTTATAGTATAATGAATACACAAAACATTCTCAAATATTGGGGTACCAAATTAGATTTGCAACTCGATTCATCAGAATATTATGATTATGAAATAGCAAAGACCGAGGTTGATTACGATGAATTGGTTTTGGATTTAGAAAATTCAATACCTTACACATCTTTAACTATTAATACTACAGGTTTAACAAATTCAGATTGTACAAGAGATACCATAAGTTTAGTTGAATATAATAATACTGTAAATGATACTGGATATACTTATTCAGCGATTACTTGGACTTTATCGTATTCAGCGTTTACTAGTACATTTTCTAATTCTGATATTATATTAAATAATGATGTGTATGAATTAAATTTTAGTGGTAACACACACTATTTGAAAATAGATGAATTTAATAACGCACTTTCAAATCCGTTTTCATTAAATCTTAGTGATTTTAAAACAGGTGTTACGGGATATTCTTATGCTTGTGTTCAAAAATTAACAGATAACGATAATTGTTGCCCACAAGACCCCCAACTAAACGCGAAACCATGGGCATATCAAATTAATCATGGGGGTGGTAATGACAATTGTTCATATAAAGTTAAGAGAAGAACAGAAAAGGGTTGGACCATTGATTTGGTACTTAATAGAGATGATAATCCATGGTCAAGTGGTAAAACAATTTACTATTTAGGTGTTAGGGGTGAAACGGAAAATACAAAGTACTCAGATAATAATCTTTCTTTTTCTTTTACAAACGACGGTAGGATTCAATGGAGAGCATCGAGATATTCGGGAATATGTTTAACTGATAGTGGGTACACTGAATCATATTATACGTCATCAGGACAAACACCGGTACTATGTACGAGTGGGACATCCGAAGATTTTAATATTACCATAACCTTTGAAAGAAATAAATATTTTACTGATTGTGGTATAGAAAACAATGGTGGTTGGAATGATTTAATTACAGGGAGAACATTAAACACTTCAATATCGGATTGGTTAACTGGTGCAACACCATCGTATGATGATGTAGAAATTTTAAACAAAAAATGGGCGGAAGAAAAAAATAGAAGGTTAGGGACATTAAAAATTTATCTAAATGGTAAAAAAATTTATAAATTAAATGATTGGGAAGAGGTGATACCTTCAACAAGGGGATATCAACCTATGATTCAATCTTGGGCTGGTGGAACTCAATATTCAGGAAGCCTACATAATTTGGGTATTTCTTGTTTTATTTTTAAAAGAATCCAATATTATGAGGAACCATTAAACTATGTTAGAGTTAATCATCATTATTTGGTTGACACTAAACCAAACTATAACATTGTAGAGTGTGATGAAGATTGCGTTGATTCTACAACGATTATTATAACGGCACCAGAAAATGATTTACAATATGAATATATATAATAAAATAATAATATAATGCCATCAGGAATAAGAATATCGAGTATTAATTTAAGTGGTAAAACCGCCACTGTAACTTTCTTGCCATATACAGGTGGTACATTTAATTTAGGTGAAAAAACTTTACCATTTGAATATAATTCAAGTTATCCATATGGTGTATATGAACTATATTTTGAATTGTATAATAAAACATATGAGGTAAATGCTTTGTTTCCGTCTCCTTCTATTACGCCAACAATTACAAGAACACCTTCTATTACGCCAACAATTACAAGAACACCTTCCATAACACCGTCCCCAACACCTAGTGTAATTATAGAAGATTTAGATTTTGATGGGTTTATTAACTCCGGTTCTATTGTCATAACGTACATAGTATCAATACCAAGTGCGGTTGATTTCGATGTTACTATTGATTTTGTTCAAGAACTCCCCATAATAGGTGGTGGAAGACCTTTTTACATAAAGGGTAATATAATAATACCAAAAGGTTCTACTCAAGTTGGTACAAAATATTCGTCATCAGAAGAGTGGGCTGATTATAGTAAATTATCAGGTGTTAGTGTTTTAACGACAACAGTAACAACACCAGGAGGTTCTAATCGATACACGGTAAAAGAACTTATAAAATTTGGGGAGGAACCTCCTGACATTGGACCTATTCCTGATAATCAAATACCCGACCCAAATTCAATATCAATCACACCAACACCAAGTAGAACAATTACACCAACACCGACAAGGACGATAACACCAAGTATTACACCAACACCGAGTCAATTACCTTGTGTTTGTAACGGTCCTGTGGGTATTCCTTTTGCGAACACACCTGGAAACCCAATACCAATAACAATACGAGAAAGTATTGATGGTAACTCAACGGGTTTATACCGTTATTTTCAAGGATGGTTGTCTAATTTAGTGGATGTTTGTGGTTATCCAAATGGAAACATAAGAGAAGTTTTCAATTACAGACCGAACACGTTTTCTTCAGGTCAAGGTAGTATGTATAGAACGGTAACGGATAGTTTTTATACTAAATCTTATTCGTACATGTTGGCAATTAAAACAATACCAAGTGCAGCGCATCTTACAATTCCAAATTTTAAAATAACTGTAGGTACGGGTGTTAAAGGTGATTGTTCTTTTGGAACATATATCATTAATAACCCATCTTTTAATACGTGGTATGTTATTAGAGTAGATGTAAGAGACATTACTTTATATGGTAACGAAATTTGGGCACACGTGGTTCAAGAAGGTAATTCAAGTTATTATTTATGTACAAATCCAGGTAATGACTCATGTTGTTATGTAACCACATCAGGTGTTGATGTTGGTCAAAACGATTTACCATATAATCATCCCTGTCCGTGTTCTGTAACAAGTTGTCTTGATTTAGGTGTTGTTCCTCCATATCCTATAAATTTTTGGTGTCCAAATCCTTGGGACACACCGATTTGTACTTTAACACCAACACCATCAAGAACAATTACACCAACCGTAACACCATCAAGAACACCAACACTAACACCATCCATCACACCAAGTAGAACTCCATCAGTAACACCATCAAGAACAATTACACCAACACCAACACCATCCATTACACCGAGTATTACTCTATCGGTAACACCAACATCCACCAATAGTTCAACACCATCTGTTACACCAAGTGTCACACCATCAGTAACACCAACATCTTCTATTACACCAACACCATCCATCACATCGAGTATTACTCCATCGGTAACACCAACATCTTCTATTACACCAACACCATCCATCACATCGAGTATTACTCCATCGGTAACACCAACACCATCTATTACACCAAGTATTACACCATCAATAACACCAACATCTTCTATTACACCAACACCAAGTATTACACCAAGTATTACTTCATCAGTAACACCAACATCTTCTATCACCCCAAGTGTAACTCCAACAAGAACAATCACACCAACACCAACTCCTTCACCACAATACGTTCCATATTTATTTTGTAATTGTCTTGACCCTTATAACAATTCGGGAATTGTTCCACCGTTAGAAGTTGGTGTAAGTGTTAATTTTACAATACAATCTGGTGTACAATATGGATTTATTCATACGGATGGTTATTGTTATTTTAACTGTGACCAATGGTCTGGATATACAATGACAAAAGATACATTAACAGTCAATCAATGTAGTACTCCATATTGTGTATCATTACCATATCCTCAACCACCAAATCCTTAAATAAATTAAATGGATACTTTAAGAATCGTCTCAACAAACTACAATGGTCAATCGGCCGTAATTACGTTTTATCCCGACACGGGTGGGACAATTAATCTTGGTACTCAAGTTTTACCCTATGATTATGTTGCTCCATATTTTTATGGGACATATTCTTTATTCTTTCCTGCTTTTGGTAGTACATGTACTTTGTATGTTGAAGACACTTCGGGTAATTTCTTATTACAAGAAAATGGTGATTATATTTTTCAAGAAAATTATTATAAAATTATAATAGAGTCTTTACCAAGCCCAACACCAACACCTTCTATTACACCAAGTATAACACCAACTCGTTCAGTAACACCAACACCATCTATTACTACGTCTATAACACCAAGTAGAACTCCATCAGTAACACCAACACCATCAAGAACACCATCTATAACACCGAGTAGAACTCCATCAGTAACACCAACACCTTCTATTACACCAAGTATAACACCAACTCGTTCAGTAACACCAACACCAACTTTAACACCGACATCAACATCTTATGGTCAATCTTTTATATATTATAGGTGGCAAATAACTGAATCTAAAACAACACCACCAAATGCAAACTGTGTTCAATCTTCTGAATTTGTTTTTCAAAAAAATGGTGTAGACCAAAGTATGTCCGGTGTTGTGGTAACAAACCCTAGTGGAAATAACCCTGTGGGTGAAGAACCATCCAAATTAATTGACGGTAGTTTAACAACAAAAGCATTAGATTTAAATTTTGTTACTAATGGTAATGTAACGAATTTTATATTTCAATTCCCAACCGGTCAGTCGTTTGATGGGTATAGATGGGGAACCGCAAATGATGAAGAAAGTAGAGACCCAAAATCTTGGACCATATCAGGAAGTAACGATGGTGTAAATTGGAGTTTGTTACATACGGTAAGCGGATTTAATTCCACAACAACTAGAAATACGTACCAAACTCCTCAAACTTATTTACCACCAGCAGTAAGTCCTACACCTACAGTTACAAATACACCAACACCAACAAGAACACCGTCAGTAACACCAACACCATCAACAAGTTCTATTGTTAATTTTGTTACAGATAGTTTATTTATGAAATTAGATGCCACAAACTATACGAGTGGTACATGGTCGGATGAAACGGGTAATGGTAATAACGCAACAATAAATGGCGCGACTTGGTTATCAACCGATGGTGGTATTTTTGATTTAGATGGAACGAATGATACCATTAGTGTTCCTCACGTATCTCAATTAAGTTTAACCACAACGGGTCAAAAGACCGTGCAAGTTTGGGTTAAATTTGACGCACTACCATCGTCAGGTCAACAAATACCCGTATTTGGGAAGTTGTCAAGTGCATCAGGATTTGACGGTTATTGGGGTGGTTTGTTTTCAAATACGGGTACTGTTAGATGTGTAACAAATGGTACCGGTGTCCAACAAATCAGTACTTCAACTTTAACAATCACAACAAATACTTGGTATTTGTTTACATTTATTTCACAAATAACCTCAACCGCCAATACCACAAAAGTCTATATAAATAATACTGAGTATATAACTACAGCACATGGTGCTGATTCATATGGTGAAACAAATCCATTTTATTTAGGATGGATTGGTTCAGGTGTGTCGTCACTATATTTGAATGGTAAAATAGGTGCATGTTATTTCTATACCAAAGGTTTAAACACCACAGAGATATCAAATAATTATAATTCAACCAAATCAAAATACGGTTTGTAAAGTTTTAATATTTATAAAATAAGATGGCTAATTTACCAATATCACAACTACCGGAAATTACAACAGGACTAACTCCAAATGCGGAGTTCGCGGTTGCACAAGGTGGCACCACATACAAAGTAAAAAAAACTTATTTAAAAGAAGGATTTTTTGCTCAAACAAGTGACGGTACAACTGTGAGTGGTACGACATCTGAAACAACAATTATAGGTAGTGGTGTTGGGTCCTTATCAGTACCGGCGAGTGGATTTTCTGTTGGTGATTCTTTTAGATGTATCGTAAGTGGTGACTTGGGTGCAAATAATAATGACACTTTAACTTTAAAAGTAAAATCGGGTTCTGTGGTGTTAGGGACTACCGGTGCAATTAATCTACCTGGCGTAACCAATAAACACTTTAATTTTGATATTCATTTTACAATAAGAGAAATTGGGGGTACTGGTGTTGCATCAATAATATCCGTTGGTTTTTTTACATTCAACAAAGACGCGTCCGCTGGTTTTGAAGGTGGTAGTTTTAGTACATTAAACAATAGTACATTTGATACAACCATTTCAAATACATTAGATATAACCGCACAGTTTAGTTCAACTAATGCTGCTAATTTCATAAGAACCGAACTTTTAGTTTTAAGTAGAGAATATTAAATAAAATAAAACATGGAATTTTTTATAAGACAAGGAGCTTCGGAACCAATATTAAAAATGAGACTTATCGATGACGGAAAAAACGATAAGTCGGGTTTTAACGATATGTTAGAAAGTTGCGATATTACTTTTGATATGTATGATGTTGAAACAGGTGAACCTGAAATATTAAATTCGAATTGTCAAATTACCACAAGAGATAAAAAATATAATCAAACAACTGATGAGTATTATATTGTTCATCAATTTACGGAGTCTCAAACCGAAAAATTGGGAAAATACGAAGGTAAAATAACCATTCAATTTTTAGATACAAATTTAAATCCAACAACCAAACTAATATTACCGGTAAAGGAAAAACTTTACATTACAATATTTTGATTTTTAAATTTTGTTTCTTATATTTTAAATAAGACAAACTACAATGTTACATTGTAAGCTAATGTGTCAAACTAAAATTATAAGAAATGTCAAAAATAATTTCACAAGAGATAATCGAGAACTTTTTAAATGGTTCAGATTCGGAGCAGTACATTGTTGGAGTCGAATATGATTACCAAACAAACAAAATTTTTAAAATAATACAGGACCCCGAAAGAGGTAAAATTGTAAAATCAGACACATTAATACCATTTTTATGGGTTGGTGATTTGAGTGAACATAATTTTTATAGTGGAAATAAGTCACTTCAAAAAAGGAAGATGGCTGAGTTTGGTATCGTAATTGAAAAATTACAGACACATGGTAACGAAAGATTAGAAAACGGTCAGTGTTTTTTAGTAAAAAGTTTAAAAAATTACACGTCTTTAGTTTCATTTTTTAGATACGGAGGCATTGACCCTTGGAATGAAAAATTCAAACATTTATTTACAATATTGTCACCGGTTGAACAGTTTTTAGTTCAAAAGAAAAAAAGACTCTTTAAGGGTATTGACGATTATTCAGGTGTCTATCGTTTTGTTTTTGACATCGAGACAACAGGTCTTGAACCTGAAAAAAATAGAATAATCCTTATTGGTGTTAAAGATAATCGTGGTTTTAAAAAAACCATATCGGCATTTGGTGATGATGGTGAAAAAAAATGTATAGAAGAATTTTTTGAAATAATAAAAGAATTAAAACCAACAATAATTGGTGGATATAACTCGGCTTCCTTTGATTTTCCATTTATTTTAAAAAGGGCAGAAATATTGGGTATAGATATTAAAGAGTGTACTTCAATTTTCACAAACGAAGGTATAAAACAAAAAGAAGGTCTATTAAAGTTAGCAAATGAAGTGGAACCCTATACCCAACATGTAATATGGGGTCACAATATTGTAGATATATCACACTCGGTTAGAAGAGCACAAGCGATTAATTCGGAAATTAAATCTTGGGGGTTGAAATACATTACCCAATACTTAGAAAAAGAAAAACCAAATCGTGTTTATGTTGAGGGTTCTATTATTTCTAAGATATATTTAGAAAACGATAGTTATTATATTAATCCGAAAACGGGTAAATACAAAAAAATTGGTGAACCGGGTACTGAGAACTTATTAGACAAGTATCCTGGTAAATATGAAATATGGCCGGGTCAAAGAATAGTTGAACAATATCTTGACGATGACTTGTACGAAACAATGATTGTCGATGATTCGTTTTCACAATCAACATTTTTGTTATCTAAACTGGTACCAACCACTTATGAAAGAATTGCAACTATGGGTACCGCCACTCTTTGGAAAATTATCATGTTGGCTTGGTCTTACGAAAATGGATTAGCAATCCCCTCTAAAGATGAAAAGAGAGCCATTACAGGGGGTCTATCAAGATTACTAAATGTGGGATACTCCAAAAATATTGTAAAATTTGACTATGCGTCCCTTTACCCATCAATTCAATTGGTTTACGATGTTTTTCCTGAATGTGATGTGATGGGTGTTCAGAAATCTATGTTAAAGTATTTTCGAAATATTCGTATTAAATATAAAAGATTGGCCGGTGAACTCGCTAAAACAAATCCTGTTGAAGCAGAAATGTACGACCGTAAACAATTACCGATTAAAATTTTTATTAACGCATATTTTGGTTCATTATCTGCCCCTCAAGTGTTTCCGTGGGGTGATATGAACATGGGTGAAACAATCACCTGTACGGGTCGACAATGTCTTCGTATGATGATTATGTTTTTTGAGAAAAAGGGTTATGTTCCGTTGGTTATGGATACTGATGGTGTTAATTTTTCAACTCCTGAAGACATTGATACTCATGTTTACATCGGTAAAGGTTTAAATGAATTGGTAGAAAAAGATAAAGAATATAAAGGAATTGAGGCGGACACCGCAGAATTTAATGATATCTTTATGAGAAACGAAATGGGTCTTGATATTGATTATACCGCACCTGCTTGTATTAATGTATCAAGAAAAAACTATATTATTAAACTCCTTAAAAAAGGAAAAGAAAAAATTAAATTAACGGGGAACACCATCAAATCTAAAAAACTACAACAATACATTGTAGAATTTTTAGATGAAGGTTTGAAACATTTACTAAATGGTGATGGGTTATCGTTTATTGAATTATATTACAAATATGCTGAAAACATTTATAATCAAAAGATACCTCTATCAAAAATTGCAAATAAATCAAGAGTAAAACAATCGGTTGAAGATTATAAAAAACATATTAAAAAAATAACAAAATCAGGTTCTTTGATGTCTCGTCAGGCTCACATGGAATTAGTTATTCAAAATAATTATCCCGCCGGTTTAGGTGAAACGATATACTACATTAATAATGGTAAAAAGAAATCTGATGGTGATGTTCAAAAAATAACAAAACCAACTAAAAAACAACAAGAAGAATATTTTCAAAAACATGGAGAACAAATACCATCTGATTATTTGGAGATAAATTGTTACATGATTTCAGAGAGGGAATTGAGTAATAATCCCGAAATGACAGGTGATTATAATGTTGCCAGATATTTGAATAATTTTAATAAAAGAATTGAACCACTACTGGTTGTTTTTAACCCTGAAATTCGTCATGATATTTTAATCGAAAATCCCGAGAAAAGACAATATTTTACTAGGGCACAATGTCAATTGGTTAGTGGTTATCCATTGAAAGAAGATGGTCAAGATAAGTATGAAGAAGTGATGACATTATCAGACAGTGAAGTATTGTTTTGGAATAGAGTTAATAGAGACCCGTTCTTTATGTATGTAGAAGATAGTTTAGAACTTGTAAATCCACATTGGGTTGAATTAAATAGAAGAGTCGTAAATTTAGAATCTGAAAGTATTAAGAACAATGAGGACGAATACATCGAAAATAACGGAAACGATTTCGCATTCCACGCGGTGGAATCTTAAATTACGTTATATGGTGATTGGAAAGGTCTATATTTAAGAGCCTTGTTTAAATTTTCAGCTTCTGCTCCCTTTCGCTCCAATAATTTATCTGGTCTAAGTCTTTCTAAACGATTCATTAATTCTTCAATTAGTTTTAATTTTTCGTCTTTACCTTCGGTCAACAATGTACTATAGTCTAATTTTATTGTACTATCAGGTACTTGTAAATCACCTGAAAATTTACCCCATATTCTACCTAATCCTTCTTTTGAATAGGCAATAAGATACTTTCTAACCCAATTTTGTGCGGGTTTATTTAACATATCCCATGTTAATTCTTCAACCTCCACATCTGATGGTAATTTAACGATACCACTGTTTTTATCTAAACAAGTGTCACTTGATGTGGTGTCATAGTACCAATACCAAACTCTACTTCTATTATTTTGTATCGAACCAAAATCGAATCTACCACCAGGTACGTTTGATAAATGAACTATTTTAGTACCATTTGGACCTGCTGTTATTCGATATGTGAGTTCACCACCTATAAGTCTATTTTTTAAATTTCTGTCCTGCATTCTCAATAAAAGGTCGTATGCTGGTAACAAGAAATATGACCCCGATGCACCTTGTTGAGCAAAACCACCGACACCCCCAAAAGCAACACCACCTAATCCACCAAACCCACCCAAAAATGGGTCAACAATAGAATCAGTTAATTCTGCTCTGGTAAACCATAATAATTCGTTTATTTCTCTACCAGCAGGAATTACATAGGTTTGGGTGTTGGCTGACAACGTTATATAGTCTTTTTTCAGTTCACTATCACCACCGGCTTGTAATCCAACAATCTTAGAGTACGAGTGACTATATTGTGTTTCATAATCCAAACTTCTTGTTGTGAATGCTCTTGTTAAGGATTGTGTATCCACATCTAAACCAACTAATGCCGACCATTGAGATTCGATTAACCAATCATTAACATACTGTTCATACTCTGATACCGATAACTCTAAAAAGGTGTCCATTTGTTCTTCGGTTAATTCGACACCTCTAACAGGTAAACCTAATAAATGAAAAACTTGTGTATATAGTTTTTGTTTTTCGGTATTTGAAATTATTGTTATACTCATGAATTTACTTTATTTATAAATACTCGTATATTCAGTACACTATGTCTAACAATAATATATTTAATTCTAAAATATTTTATGAGTTTTTTCTTTTTTGTACAAAAAAAAACATTGATTTTGTTTTAGAAATTAGTGAAAAAAGTAAAATAAAATATAATTCTAATGAAAATAAACTCACTGCGAGTTTATCAAAAAAAGATGATGAATTCAAACCGCAAATGATTTACAGTGTTTGGAATAAAATTATTGATAATAATATTGTGGATATGGATGAAAAAGAAAAAATAAAAAAAGAATTAAATAATTTGTTTGAGAAGTGATTGTGCGAAGTTTTCACCAAAATCACCGTCACCCATAACTTGGTCTATTATATTTTTCTTTTTTTGCAAAATATTATAAACTATTTTTTCTATTGTGTTTTCAAAAATTGGATAGTAGACAACTACGTTTTTTTTCTGACCATATCTAAATGCCCTATCTTCCGCCTGACTGTGATGTGCGGGAACGAAAGATAAATCGTTCATGATAACAACTTCGGCTTCTGTTAGGGTAATACCAACACCACCAGCAACAATATTTGATATGAAAATTTTTATTTTATCTTCGGTTTGAAATCTATCAACGGATTTTTGTCTTTTTTCTTTAGACATTCTACCATCTAAGACAACCGAATTTTTTTTATATTTTTCATGTAACATATCCAATGCCATTGTAAAATTAGTAAAAACAATAATTTTTTTTCCTTGCTCCAAACACCTATCAATTATCTCACAAGTATAATCTACTTTTTGTTCTGAAATTATTTTTCTAATTTTCATTAACCTGTTAATTGTCACAGATAACGACTCTTTATTTTTGTTTTCTTGAGCGATTTGAATAAACTCTTCCAATCCACTATCATATTCAGTACTTGATAAGGTTAAAAATACAGGACTAATTATTTTATCTGGTAAATCTAAAATATCTGTTTTTAATCTTCGTAATATAGTGTTTTTTGTTTTTAATCTTAATTCATCTAAATTTGTTGCTCCACCTGTATTCCAAATTTTTCTACCGTTTACTGTAAACTGATACCCACCACAATATCTTCTAACATATGAAGACCAATCCAAAGTCACATTTGAATTTACAATTCTTAATAGGTTAAAATAATTTATCGGTCTCGATGTCATAGGTGTACCTGTAAGTAACCAAACTTTAGGTATCTTTGATAAGATATCATTTATTAACTTTGTTCTTTGTGCTGTTGTATTTGAAATATAATGGGCCTCATCAACTATTGCTAGGTCAAAATTAGTATCTGAAATCTGTGTGTTTTTTTGTTCACCAATTTCGGGTTCACCAATTGTGTGATAATTTTTTATAATGTCATAATTTATTATGTAATAATCAAATGTTGAACCCCATTTACCTCCTTCCACAATTAGAGTTTTTTTGTTTGAATAAATTTCAATTTCTCTTTGCCAATTTATTTTTAAAGAGGCTGGACATATTATAAGAATTTTTTTTGATTGACTTTCTAATGAAGCAATTATTGTTGATGTCGTTTTACCCAAACCCATATCATCTGCTAATATAAATCTATCGTTCGATAGTAATTTTTCAATAGCTATTTTTTGATGAGGTAATGGTGGTCTATTATCATATGGGGAATAATCTATTTCTCTATTTAATTTTTTTTCTTCTTGTATAATTGCTGATTTTGGAATCCACATCGCATGATTTTTTTGGTTTTCATAAATCTTACCCCATATATGGTACGCCTTATCTGTTTCACACAATAATTTTTCACACCATATTTTTTCGGGAACAAAATCTAATTCCTTTGTTTCTTTTAGTTTTTCTCCAAAGTTCTCAACTATAACAATATTTTTTCTTGCTACTTTAGGTACAACTTCATGATATTTGATAACATATTCAGATTGAGGTCTTGTTAATTTAAAACTTTTATTTGTTTCAAATTTTTTTTTCCAATCGAGCATTTGGTTATTGTAACCCTCGTAGGTCTCTAAAATATTTTTTGCAACAATTTCCGGTACTTTATCAAGCATCTTTAATAAATAATAATAAATAAGATTGATAATATAAACTATTTATTATATATGAAAAACAAATTACCCATTACAAGAATTTCAAAATTTTTTTCCCAAACAGATATGGATTTAAATGTTCAATTGGGTGAAGAGTATCTACACGGTGATTTAGGTATGAGATTGGTTCTTTTTAGAGTTGATAGACAAAAAACGGATACCGATAACGTATATGGTGAAGTGGGTAAAGATGGGATAAAATTTTACCCACCTGTTGAATTTTATGGTTTGGTAAAAATAGAAGAACCAAAAAACAATAGTTATACAAAAGGAGTAAACAGATATTTGGAACCGGGAAATATGTCGGTATCTGTCTATTTAAAACATTTAGAAGAAATGCAGATAGATATCAAATATGGTGACTTTATTGGGTATCCTGAATCTGAAGAAAAAATTAGATACTATACTGTTACAAATGATGGTAAAGTTGTATCAGACAATAAACATAATATGTTTGGTTTTAAACCATATTATAGAACTATTCTTTGCGTACCAGCACAAGAATTTGAATTTAGAGGAATTTAATTATGGGATTACCTAAAAGAAAAACAGATATAAAAGTTTTTGGTGTTAGTCAAAATACAGACAATGCCGTTATTGGTAGAAGAAAAGAATTGTTAGAAGAAATAACAAAATCAGATACTTTTTTACCTGATTCAATTATGCATGATGACATGGATTTGGGTATGCTTGAATTTGTAAAAGAAAATTTTAAAATAATGTCTGATGGTGAAGAGTTACCTATAATACCAAAAATACTAACGATTCAAAGATGGTCAGAATTTAAAAATAATTGGAACTTTTCAGATGAAGATGGTAATATAAAATTACCATTTATTGCGGTTGTCAGAAAACCTGATGTTCAATTGGGTACTAATCCATCAATTCAAAGAACCATACCCGATAGAAGAGATTTTTTCTATGCCTCGGTACCAACTTGGGATGGGAATCAAATGGGTGCCGATGTGTATAAGATACCTCAACCTGTACCTGTTGACATTGGATTTGATGTAACAATTGTTTGTACAAAATTTAGAGATATTAACACTTTCAATAAAAAAGTTTTACAAAAATTTTCATCAAGACAAGCCTATACTAAAATTAAAGGACATTATATACCAATAATTTTAGATAGAATAGAAAACGATAACACCGCAATGGATACAATGGATGGTAGAAGATTCTATGTTCAAAATTATTCTTTTACGATGTTAGGGTTTTTGATTGATGAAGAAGAGTTTGAAGTTTCACCAGCGATTTCAAGAGCAATATTGATGAGTGAAGTTGATAGTAGAAAATTAAAAAGTAGTAATAAAAGTAATTTAATAACTTTAAATTCTTCATATAGTAGTGGTTCAGTTATTGCCACTTATACCGCAACCTCACAATATAAAGTAGATAAAACAATAGAGATTGTTTTTAATGATGTAATTAACACTATAACAGGTGATTCAATAAATCAAACCGTAAGATTGTTTATTGACACAAATCAAACATCGGGAACAACACAATACACAATTAATGAAAATTATTCAAATATTACAGGTAATAATACATTTTCAGGGGTTACCATTAATTCAATTGGTAAATCAAAGTATTCATATTCATATGAACTAACTTAATCCCCATAAATGTCTCTTTTTTGTTGTTGTATTTGTTTTGTGTTATTTTTACAAATTTCTTCAATACTTTTTTGAATTACTTTGTGAATTTTTAATCCGTTAATTTCACAATATTCTTTCAGTATTTTGTGATGATATTCACTTATTTTTATATTTTTAGAAGTGTTATCTTTCATAAAGATAAATATAGATAAAAAAAGATAAATTTATATATATAACTATTTTTTTTTATAAAATAAAGGGAATCTTTGGTAAATGTGATAATATTTATTATAAAAAGAAATAAAATAATATAACCAAACAATATAAAAATGGCAAATTCAAATAGAGTTTTTGTATCTCCTGGTGTATACACATCAGAAAAAGATTTAACTTTTGTAGCTCAAAGTGTGGGTGTAAGTACACTTGGTTTAGTAGGTGAGACCTTAAAAGGTCCTGCGTTTGAGCCGATTTTAATAACTGATTTCGACGAGTTTAAGTCCTATTTTGGAACAACGTCTCCACTTAAAGATGGGAATGGTAACCCAAAATTTGAATTGCCATATTTTGCTAAATCATACTTAGAAGAATCAAACCAATTATTTGTTACAAGGATATTAGGTTTAACAGGATATATGCCAAGTAAAAGTTTTGGAATACAAACTATTGGTGGTGTTACTTTGGGAACTTTAAGTGGAACAACATCTGGTTTAACCATGTCCGCAACTACCAGTACAATTACAGGTAGTACAATATATTCGGAATTGTCCGATAAAATTTCAGTAGATGGAAATTACATTACCGATTATATTGTATCTAATTTTAGTGGTAATACTTCTTCAAACCATGGTCAATGGTTTGTTATGGGAAATGTACCATCTTCAGGTACAACATCATTAACCACCTCTTTGGAGGAAGTTTCTCCTTTGACAGGTTTAGATAACGCAAACAATAACAATAATAAAGAGTGGTATAACGTTTTAGTTAACACAGGTAATACCGAAGTTTATTCATACTTATTTGTTTACAATAGTGGTACTTCAAGGTTTGATGTAACAAGATATACCTATAACGCAACTTTGAATAGTGACTACGATGGAAAGATAATTTTATCTTTTAGACCGAGAGGTTCGTATGTTGGACAAACATTGAATCTTGAAGTAACTACCGATTCCAATTTTAATATCAGTGGTACTGGTTTAACATCAAATCCTTTATCTGAGTTTACTGTAAATGTAACAGGTGCAACAAGTGGAGCAAAATCTTTTACATGTAGTATGGACAGTACTTCATCAAAATACGTAACCAAAGTATTTGGTACAGACGTTTATGATAGATTAAAAGGTGATGTTCCAATTTATGTTTTCGAGTCATACCCTAACTATCTTTTAGAGGCCTACAAACAAGGTTATATCAGAGGTTTAAGTTTAACAGAAATCTATGAAAGTGAAACAAATTCTTTTAGAACAAAATGGGACACACCTGTTTCTCCAACAATTGTTTCAGAAGTTCGTGGTGGTGAAGTTGTTGATTTATTTGACATAATCACTATTTCAGATGGAGACAGTGCTAATTTTGAAGTAAAAATATCGATAATAAACATTAACATTGAAACAGGTGAATTTGATTTGATTGTTAGGGATTTTAATGATACCGATGATAACATTGTTGTACTTGAAAAATTCTCAAGATGTTCAATGAATCCAGATTTACCTGGATACGTTGCAAGAAAGATTGGAACCTCCGATGGAGAATATGAATTACGTTCAAGATATATTATGTTATCGATGAGTAGTAGTGCACCATCAGACGCATATCCCGCAGGATTTAAAGGGTTCGTATCAAATAGTACGTTCGGTTCAAAAACTTTGGGTTCTGTTATGTACAAAACGGAGTTCTACGATGCTGGTGATATTATGGGTTATGAATCAGATGGTACTCCTATTTTATCTTCAGGTGATAAACTAAGAAGAACATATTTCGGTTTAGGTAATCAAGTTAGTCAAGTTACATTTGATAGAGATTTATTTAAATTTAAAGGAATAAATGCAACTTCATCAACTGAAGGATTTCACTTATCAACAAACGCTTCAACTTTGACAGGTACGACGTATTTAACAACACCATATGATTTAGAAGGTCAAACAGATGCAACAAACAATAAATTAACAAATATTAACTATAGAAAGTTTACATTAGCGGTATGTGGTGGATTTGATGGGTGGGACATTTATAGAAACGTAAGAACATATGGTGACAATTATATCTTTGGTAAACCAACATATGTAAGTGGTAACACTTCAAATGGGGGTGTATTTAGTACTCTTTCAGGAAATTCTGATTATTACTCATACATACAAGGTATTGACACTTTTTCAAATCCAGAAGCGGTTGATATCAATATATTTGCGACACCAGGTATAAACTTTTTTGACCACAGTTCATTGACAGCTTACGCAATTGAAATGGTTGAAGAAGATAGAGCAGACTCTTTATACGTAATATCAAGTCCAAATCAAACAACAACTGATGAAATTATTGATTCATTGGATTTAGTATCAATTGATAGTAACTATTCGTCAACATATTGGCCGTGGATTCAAGTGAGAGATGTGGATAATGCAACACAATTGTTTTTACCACCAACAGGTGAAGTATTAAGGAACATTGCGTTAACCGATAATGTTTCTTTTCCATGGTTTGCTGTGGCCGGGTATTCAAGAGGTTTAGTTAATTCAATTAAAGCATATAAGAAATTAACATTGGATGAAAGAGATGATTTGTATAAGAATAGAATTAATCCAATCGCAACTTTTGCTGATACAGGTACTATAATTTGGGGTAACAAAACTTTACAAGTTAGAGAATCCGCTTTGGATAGAATAAACGTAAGAAGACTTTTGTTGAGAACGAGAAAATTAATATCAGCAGTTGCGGTTAGACTTTTATTTGAACAAAATGATGAACAAGTTCGTAATGAGTTCTTAAGATTAGTTAATCCAATATTAGAATCGATAAAAAGAGAAAGAGGTGTTTACGAATTCAGAGTAACAGTATCAAACGACCCAGAGGATATTGATGCAAACACTTTGAGAGGTAAAATATATATTAAACCAACCCGCTCATTGGAATTCATTGATTTGGAATTTATAATTACACCTACAGGTGCATCTTTCGAAAATGTTTAAAAATTGCCCAGTATATTACACCAGTATATAAAACTAGTAGATAATAAATGTTAAATAGACTAGAAATAATAAATACTAGATAATAAAAACTAGAAATAATAAATACTAGATAATAAAAACTAGAAATAATAAATACTAGTATATACTGGGCTAATAAAAGATAAATAAAAAAAAAGAAAAAACCAAGTAATTATATAATTTTTTTGCCTTTATAACAAATTTTTCTTTTTTTATTAAACTTTTCCATTATATAGATATTTATAAACATACAAATAGAAGTATAAAAATAAATGCATAAAAAAAAATAAAATGGCAGATTTATTAATGAAAATGCCGGTTCCATACGAACCGAAACGTCAGAATAGATTCATTTTGAGGTTCCCATCTTCATTGGGAATCAATGAATGGTATGTATCATCCGCGGCTAGACCTTCGGCAAAAATAAACTCGGTAGCAATACCATTTTTAAATACTTCAACGTATGTTGCTGGTAGATTTGAATGGGCTGAAATGAGAGTAACTTTCAGAGACCCAATTGGTCCATCGGCAGCACAGGCTTTAATGGAATGGTTTAGATTACACGCAGAATCTGTTACAGGTAGAATGGGTTATGCTGCCGGTTATAAAAAAGACATTGAACTAGAAATGTTAGACCCAACGGGTGTGGTTGTTGAGAAATGGATTATGCAAGGTACATTTATCACCGATTTAAACTTCAATGAATTGGATTATTCAAGGGATGAAATCGCAACAATTACTTGTTCTTTACGTCCAGATAGATGTATTTTGGTGTACTAATTTAAAAAAAATAATTATCTCAATAAAAAAAGGTCTTCTCAAAAGGAAGACCTTTACTTTTTTATATAGTTTTGTATTTTATAATAGTTATAGTTAAAAGATAAATTTATGAAAGACATATTTAAATTTGAACCAATTGAACCATTAATTGAAAATAGATATCTAATCAATATAATTGGTGCATATGTTCCTCAATTCCTTTTTAAGAAATATAAAATCTATAACGAAGGTGATGATTTAATTTTTACCACTGAATTTTATGAGACAATAAACTTCATATTTAACCCAAAAGATTTTTTTGAAATTACTGGTGTTAAAATAGATTATCTTTCACCTATTGGTGAAATAATAGGTTCGTTAGAATTTAAAATAAAAGGTTCAAATTTTGAAAAAGAACAATCTTATTCAAATAGTGAATTACAAACAAATAAATTTAAATTTATAATAGATAAAGAATCGATGATGTTAACATTTAAATCGGACGAAGAAAATAAATAAAATGGAAGAATTTAAAATTGACCCCAACATTGCTTATGATGTTGTTGAATTACCTTCAAGAGGTATTTTTTATAAAAATAAAAAAAAATCAGTAAGAGTTGCATATTTAACTGCTGCAGATGAAAACATATTATCTTCATCAAACTTAATCCAAAACAATACTGTTATTGATGAGTTGTTAAAAAGAAAAATAATCGATAAAGATATTGAATTAGATGAATTAGTGGATGAGGATAGAATGGCGGTTTTAATATTTTTAAGAAACACTGCTTTTGGTTCTGAATACAGTTATAAAATAACTGACGGAAAAACAGGTAAAGAATTTGATGTCACTTTTGATTTAAGTGAGTTGTCCTTTAAAAATTTTAATCTCGAACCAAATGAAAACGGTGAATTTAAATATACCACCAACGTTTCAAAAATCGATATTACTTTTAAATTTTTAACAAAAAAACAAGAAAAAGAAATTGAACAAATTGAAAAAAGTTGGAATGGAGTTGGTGTACCACCAATTGTAACAAAACAACTTGAATTTATGATTAAATCGGTAGCTGGTAATAAAGACCCAATGAACATTAGAAATTTCATTGAAAATCTACCAATTAAAGATTCTCAAGACTTTAGAAAATATATTAGAGAGAATAGACCCGCAATTGACCTAAAAAAAGAAGTAACGACCCCATCAGGAGAGAATATCCAAATTGTTATTGGATTCGGGGTCGAATTTTTTCGCCCTTTCTACGGACTATAGAAAGTCTCAATTAGACGAAATATTATATCTAATAAGAAGAGGATTCTCCTACGGGGATATTCTTTCAATGCCAATATCGATTAGACGATATTATGTTAACTATATTCAGGAATTGGAAAATAAATAAAATTGATATTTATATGTAAACAATTTTATGAGGAATCTTGGAGATTTTAGAAGATTAGCCAATCAAAGCGGAGGTAATCTTCAAATATATATAAGTGCGTGTGGGGCAATTGACCCGTCCGAGTCAACCGCATTTCTACAAGCTTGGAATGAATATACATCATCACAAAATAAAATAAACACACCGTCTCAATCATCATCGGGTTCTGTTGATATTGAACCTTTAAAAAAAATACAAAATTTAAGCCAAAGTGTTCAATCGTATAAAGTACAAAGTTCAGAAATGATTCAGGCATCTGAAATTATTGACGGTGTACAATCATTAATAAGTGGAACATTTGGTGACGGTGGTCTTTTTGGAAAAGGTAATTTTGGTGAAAATTTAAAAAATGCAGGTTCGAATTTTTTAAAATCCATGTTAGATACGGTGGTATCGGCGGGTGCGGAAATACTACAACAAGAAGTGAATTTACACAATCAGATAAACTCAAAAATTGGTATTTCAGGAGAACTATCTAGAGGGTTAAGAAACGAAATTATTGAAACTTTACCTCAAATGATATCTATGGGTTATGGATTTGAGGATGTTAAGGATACAATTACGGGAATGATAGAAGAACAGGGTAAATTTACTTTATATAATAGAGAAGTAATTGGAGACATGGCTGTAACATCAAGAGCATTTGTTGGTGATTTAGATACTCTTGGGAAGATGATTGGAACATACGAAAAAACAGGTTTTGGCGCTGCAGATGCTTTAGACAAAATAAATCAAGCTGGTAAAAGTTCAATTAGTTTAGGTTTAAATGCGAGAAAAGTTGTTTCAGAAATCGAAACAAACATGAAAAATTTAAACCAATACGGTTTTAAAAATGGATTTGATGGATTAAATAGAATGGTTCAAAAATCTATTGAATTTAAAATGAGTATGCAAAGTGTTTTTACTTTAGCCGAAAAACTATTTGACCCTGACCAAGCAATTGGATTATCCGCGAATTTACAGGCAATAGGTGGGGCTATCGGAGACTTTAACGACCCTTTAAAACTGATGTATATGGCAACAAACGATGCTGGTGGATTACAAGAAGCAATGATTGGTGTTGCGGGTTCTTTAGCGACATATAATTCAGAATTGGGTAAATTTGAAATCACTGGTGTTAATTTAAGAAAAGCAAGGGCGTTAGCTGGTGAATTAGGTGTGAGTATGGACGAATTATCAACCACCGCGATAAAAGCCGCTGAAAGAACATCAGCGTCTGCAGATTTATTGGCAGGAGGATTTAATCTTGACGAAAAACAACAAGAGTTTATTACGAACTTAGCGAGAATGGAGGGAGGTAAAATGGTTATCGACGTTCCACAGGGATTATTTACAGAATTTGGTAATCAAACAAGAGTTGCTTTGGATGAATTAAATAGTGAACAAGTACAAGTTTTATTGAATAATCAAGAAGTATTCGAAAAAATGAGTGCCAAAGATATTGCGTTAGAACAATATACTGAAATGCAAAAAATAGGTCTTAATGTTTCAGAAATAGTTACAATGATGAAAGTTGATTTCGCTAGTGGTGTTCGAGGTGGTCTTTCAAAAGTGGATGAATATTTAAAAAATGCTAATGAAATTTTAAATGAAACAAAAAGTGGTCAAAATGAGATAGGTCAACTTTTAACGGGTAAAAAGGGAGAGATTAAGGGTATGGGATATGATTTTGTTACAAAAAAAGTGGAAGATGCCATTATTAGACCAAATCAAAAAGATATTATTATTCCAAGTATAAACGACACTATTTACGCAATAGATGAAACCAAAAACAGAGGTGGTAACGTTGTTGGTGAAAATAAAAAATTAGAAATTTCAATTAATAGTAATGTCAATGCAGATGCAATAAGAAACGAAATTATGAATCAAATAGCGATGACATCAGATTATAGAGAATATATTGGAACATTTAGTTAAAAAAATCAAAAAATATCTATTTATATAATAGATGCCAACATACTTAGATTTTAATAACACCAAGGTTTTTAGAGATTATTTAATTTCAAAAACTTTAAATAGACCGAACGGACCACAAACGTTTACGGACACCAATTATGTTGTTCAAAATTTAAATAATTTTGCAAATGTTGACCCCGGTGATGTAAAAACAAATTGGTCTGTGTTTTTTGCAAATACTTTTGGTCAAAATTTATACAGTGTACCTGATAATACGATAGAAGAATATACCAATACAACATTACCAATGTTAGCTTGGATTAATAATGGTATTATTTCTGATGGTTATCTTGATTCATTTACAATGACACAGTCCCCCAATTTGATTGGGATAATGGGTGGTCAAAACTTTGAAAACGATTCAAGATTAATGAAATTCGCGACTCAAAATATTCGAGAAAATAAATTAGGTCCCGTTTTTGCGAGAATTGAACAAAATTTAACATCAGCAACTTTAGGTAGAGTTAGATTAATTGATGCGTTGGAGGGTAATACCGCGACTGCAATAAATCTCATTACAGGTAGAGAACCTTTAGTTCAAAAAAACTATAAAATCACTGTTGATAGAACTTTAATAGGTAAGGGTGTTGATTTCCTTCAAACAGTTGCGGGACTTGAATTCCCATTTAGTGAAATACCTGGTGATTATTTAACAAATCCAAGAAACCCAATAGAAAATAGACCAACACCAAGAACAGAGGCGGGTGCCATTTTACAAGATGTTACAGGTGTTTTGGGGAGTTTAATTGGAATAGAAAGAAGACCGAAATTGGGGAGAAAACCTTCCGATTTATTTGTTGAATACATGGGGGAAGGACAAAGACAAACACTATATGACCAACTGTCATATTCAAAATATGCCCCAAATTATACAACCACCGCCCGTTCACAACAATCATCAAAATTATTTAATTTTACTGATAGAGTTGGTGCCGGTGTAAGAAATTTATTAGGTTTAGAAGCACCAAAAGGGGTTGCTTATATTGGTGATGATAGAGGTGAGGACGTTAAATATACAATGTCAGATTTTAATGACAGAGTTGTAAAAAGTAGTTACTATTTAAGTTTAATGTTTGACCCTGTTCAATCAAATTTATTTGAAAAACAAAGAAATATAACTCAGGGTGGTCAAATTAGCGGTAAATTAACGTGGATAAGTAAAAACTCTCAAAATAAAATCGGGTTATATAATAATGAATTTCAATCACAAGAGGCTAATGGATATAACGATTCAAAGTCAACGAACTACGATTTTAGAGAAGATTCTATTCTTGGTTTAACACAAGAAATTTTGAATTCAATGCCTAAAGACGGTATTGCATCGAGAACGCACGTCGGTAACGTTATTGACCAAACAAGTAGAATTTTCAAAGAAGGGGACTCAATGTTATCTAGAGGTTCGGCAATAAAATTTGTCGATAAATTTAATCAAGAAACAGGAGCAGAATATTGTAGAGTATGGACAAAAGATAGGTCATACATGAATTACACCGACACAATGAAAAAAACGGCAAACCTTAGAAAATTTGACGATAGTGTTATGGGTGGTGACAGTAGACCATGGAACATTAATATTGCACCAATGTCTAGTGGTAATTATGACTCAACGGGAAATAATTCATTTGGGGCAAAAAATTCAACAAATATATTTCAAGGACCACCTGGTGATGGGTTTTATGCTAAAAAATATATGTTTTCAATTGAAAACTTGGCATGGAAAACTTCAAACACAATGGGGTTCACATATAACGATTTACCATATTGTGAAAGAGGTAACAATGGAGGTAGGGTTATGTGGTTTCCTCCTTATGATTTGAAAGTAAATGAGAATAATGCGGCTAGATGGCAAGACAATACCTTTTTAGGTAGACCTGAACCAATTTACACATATCAAGACACAAGTAGAACGGGGACAATAAGTTTTAAAGTCATTGTTGACCACCCAAGTATTTTAAATTTGTTGGTCAGAGAACACTTTAAAGGGATGAGCGATGATGAAGCGGAAAACTACATTAATGCGTTTTTTGCTGGTTGTGAAGAATTAGATTTTTATGATTTAGTTAGAAGATACACACAATTAGATTCTAACGATATAAAACTATTACAAAATTTTTTAGACAAAGGAAAAGACCCCGAATTTATTCAACAATATAAAGTAACAACAGAACCGCCGGTTGTAGAAACACCGGTAACACCTACTGTTAAAGATGAATGTGGTCCACCAACTCAAAAAACTTTCAATTTAAAATTTGATAATGATAGGCCCGACCCAAATAGCAAATCATTAGAAACATCACGAAATTATTCAGAATTATATAATTCTTATATACCAACAAGAAAAACAACATATATTAATCAGTTAGATACTCTTATCAAACAATTAACAGGATTTTCACAAAACGATGTTCAAGTTAAAAAAGAAAAAAGTTATATTTTTGGTAATGAAAATGTAACAATTACTCAATCGTTAATCGATGAGCAAAAAACAAAAATCGGAGACTATTTCGATAAAGCGACTTCGGGATATTCCGATTACCAATCTTCTCTTAATGAATTAAAATCAAAACTATCTGGTAAAACAGCGGAGGATATTCGTATTAAAATTTCATCTTCAGCATCTTCCTCGGCTTCATCTGACTATAACGAAAGATTAGCGATTAGAAGAAGTCATAGTGTTTTACAAGATATATTTGATACCATATCGAATGGAGGAAAGAAACCAAATATGATATGGATAAGTGATTTAACACCAACAAATAAAAATCTTGGGGATAATGATAAATTAATTATCGAAAGAGGAAAACCAATTGAGATAATAAAAGAATATAAAATCAGTGACTTTGGATATGAATATGATGGTAAAATTATTGTTGAATCAGTTAATTACGGTGAAAATTTTACTGGTGGGCAACCCGAAACAAACTGTATAGGTAAAGATTTCATAAAAGTTAGGGAACTTGGAACATATTCACCAATATCGTTTTATTGTAGACAAACGACATTCGAATTAAAATATGAAAATCGTTCAAGAACCGAACAACCTGCATCTTTACCAAAAAATAATCCAACTAATCCAGTTACGACAGTAGAACCAAATGGTAAAATACCAATTTCACAACCATCCAAAAAACCACCAATTGACCCAATAAAAAGAGTCATTGCAAAAACTCTTTCAGAATGTTTTTATTTTAAAAAATTAGAAGAAACCGACCCCATATCTTTTAAGTCCCTTAAAGACAAATTAAAATATTTCCATCCCGCTTTTCACTCGATGACACCTGAAGGTTTAAATAGTAGGTTAACATTTTTATTACAGTGTGTTAGACCTGGTGACACAATACCGATAAAAGGTATATCTGAAGATTCAGATTTAAACGCAAGAAACACATCTTTTGGTCCACCACCAATTTGTGTAATTAGAATTGGTGATTTTTATCATTCAAAGGTGGTAATAAGAGATGTTCAAATTAGTTACGATGATGGTGGTCAAATACTTTGGGATTTAAATCCCGAAGGTATTGGTATTCAACCGATGGTTGCAAGTGTTACTTTACAAGTTTCATTCATTGGTGGTCATGGATTATCTAAACCCGTTGAAAGACTTCAAAACGCATTGTCGTCTAATTTCTTTGCGAATACCGAAATGTACGATGAAAGGTCAATTTCAACAAATGAAACAATTGGTGGAATGACACCTGAAGAATTTACAAAAGACTTTTTAGATAAACTAAATCAATCATACTATAATATTATACCAAATGCAGATTTAATAAAAAACAATAAAAATATTACCCAAAATAATTATATGGGTATACCCGTTGGGGACACAACGAACGTCGAAGAGATAAGTTATACAGAACTAGTAACAAACCTTTTTGATTTAACAAAAAACTATTTTGAAAAATATGTTTCAATATACAATCAAATATATACAAAATACGGGAAAGACATAACAACAATGTTATTAAAAAATGATTATAGACCAATATCCCAATATGATGTTTATACTTCAACGTCGCCAACACCTGGTAAAGTATTAGAATTGTTTGGTTTACATGAAAAAAGAAAGGAATTATCTGTTTATTCTGAAGGTTTGGAATTGGCACTAAATAATTTTATCGATAATTCATCAACAACATATTTATCGAATTTGTTTACTTTTGATAAAGTAATCACAGGTTCTTTGTTAATAGATACAAATGAAAAAATAATAAAACCATTTATTAAAAAAGTAATTCAGGAAAAAGTGGATGGGATTTCTGATGGTAATATATTAAAAGAATTAGAAGAATCGAGAAACAATTTAATAAAAACGTTAGATAAATTAAACTTTGTTATAAAAAATGCGAAAGATTCTACCGTCAACGATGATACAGTAAAAAGTCTTCAGTTTTCGGGATTTACTTCAGATTTATTATATAACGAATATGAGTCATGTATAACGTATATTGAAGAAAATCATTCAAAATTAACTGTTGATTTATCGACAAACATTACTTTTTTAAATCCAACAATACAATCTTCTGATTTTGATTTTATTATTAGTCAATTATTATTTGATAAAATAGACTCATTCATGAATCTTTTTATTGATACATCTTTATATCCTGAAAAAGTAAAGAACAAGTTAAGAACAAGATTACAAAGTTTTATTAATGTACCGAATAAAAAGGATTTTAAATTTACAAAATTTAAAGACAGAAAAAATGGTAAAGAAATAAACTTTGATGTTATAACCATATCGGATGAAACAAATGGAACAATTATAAATGAATCAACTCAAATATTTTCAGAATCAAATGAAGTAACAAATAAATTAAATTTTTATAGAAAAAAATAATGAGTAGGCAGTATTTTGATAGATATCAGTTTTTTATAGAAGATGGTTCTTTTAGAGTTGTTCCCGGTATTGAAATACCAATAAAAACAACAGACAAGTATATGTTCTTTAAAAAAGGTAGAGACAGATTAGATAGATTATCTTTGGAACATTATGGTTCACCCGTCTTTGGTTGGTTAATTCTCCAAGCTAATCCAACTGTTGGTGGATTGGAGTTTGAGATACCTGATAATTTTGTTTTACGTATTCCTTTTCCATTAGTTATTTCTTTACAAGACTACAAAAGAAATGTAGAATTATATAACTTGTATTATGGCGAACAATAGAGATTACACGAATAGTGAAAATATTTTAGTAAAAGTTGACCAAAATAATCTTGTTTATGTTGACCCAAATAGTGTTGTAGATTCTAATGGAGAAATACAACCAAGAGGACATAAACAAGAGAACTTGGTTATGTATGTAAACTTGGAAGCCGATTTAGTACCTAGAACAGTATTAATATCTGATAACGATAAGGGAAACACATTGACACAAATTGCTGGTGGTAATTTAAATTTTTTAAAAAATGCAACCGGAGACGGTAATTTTGATGCGACTTGGACAGACTCATTTGTTCCAAAACCAATACAAGGTCAAGAATCGAACTATAAAGACGGTTACGATGTGACGTTTGGTGAAAATCAATTTAAAGATACTAGTGGTCAAAGTTTTGGTATTGATTCAATTAGTATTTCAATTAAAGGAGCGAATTTTGTTCCAACTGTTAATATAAGTTTTATAGATGTTAGAGGTAAAACATTATTCGAATCGAGTGACAATTCACCGTATAGGGCATTTTTTCATTTACCGTGGCCAATATTTTATCTAACTGTAAAAGGATATTATGGGAAAGCAATAAGGTATAGGTTACACATGACAAAATTTTCATCAAGATTCAATGAATCAAATGGAAATTTTGAAATATCAACCATTTTCGTGGGTTCAACATATGCTTGGATGAACGACATTACATTATCTCAAATAATAACATGTCCTTACATGTTTTTAGTTGAAGAAAACAAAAACACAAGTTTTAATGAAAAAACAGGATTATATGAAAAAACAGTATCTCACTCTTCAAGAGGATATCAAATATTAAAATCTGTTTACAGACAGTACGAACAAAAGGGATTAATACCAAAAGGATTTCCTGTAAGAACATTAACAGAAATGGGTTACATAGCAGAAAGTTTGGATAAAATTTTAGAACAACAAATTTTTAGTAGTGTTGATATGGGTGTTTTTCAAGGAGTTAAAGAATTGGATGAAACAATAAATAATTACGAAAATTCCTTTAAAGCTTGGGCAAAAAAGAATTTATCCAATGAATCTGAAAAGATAAGTGAGGATGAATTTTGGTATTATACTTCATTAAAAGATAAAACAAAATTGGACACCGTAGTTGGTGATAAAAATGGAACGTTAGAATTGTTAATAAAAAATTTTAATGAAACCATCGAAAAAAATAGATTGTTTACTCAAACACTTTCTAACAATACTACTGGTGATTTTAAAAAAATATCAATAAAAAAATTGAAAAGTGCGTCAACATATTATAAAATACTAACTGACAAAAAAGTGGTAATTAATATTGATGGTATTTTTAACGATATCTTTCAGATAAGAAAATCATTCGAAGAACAAAGAAAAAAATTGGAAGATGATGTTGAGTTTAGAATGAATGAAATAATCAAAGGAAAAGAAGGATTTGGGTTTGAACCAACAATTAGAAATATGTTCGCTGTTTTATTAGCAAATGCCGAAGTTTATATCAGATTAATGAAAGATGTACACAACAAAGCATTTACTGCTTCTTTAAGTAGAAAAAATTCAGTCAAAAATCTTTCAAAAGAATCCAAAGGCGAGAGTATTTATCCGTGGCCTGAAATTTCAAAACCACAACAGGGTGGTAAAATAAATGTCATGGCGTATCCTGGTGATGAACAACTTATTCATAAATTAGAATCATATGATAGTACTAAATGGCCTGAAGTTGATTTTGTGGAAGAGTACATTAAAATTAACACAAATAGAGTTGAAACAAATGTAAATAACGAACCAACGAGAAATGATGTTAATTATGTATTTGATTCTAATGTAGACTTAAACACTATTTCACCAATATCGACGACCGATTTTATTATAAGTAGAGTGCCTTATATTGATAAAGATTATGCGTCATTTTTATATGAAATATATGAAAGAGCTAGATTTTTAACAATGTTTGATTCATTTACTAATGAAATGTTAACTGAGTTGGCAAATGAAGAGTTTAATAATATTAAAAATTCAATAGAAGAAGATGGTGATTTGATAGAAATCGCTAAAAGAATAAAATCGATAGATGATTTTATTAGGGTCGAATATCAACAAACAAAAAAAGACGAAAACGGTAAAATCGAATTAGACGAAAATAATAACCCTAAAACACAAACCGAATACAGTGGTTATTTGTTTATCTCATCACCTTATGATAAATTTTCAAAATACAAAGACACTTTACCTACAACCAATTATTTGGTTGAAATATTAGAGGAACCTTTCAAGTTTGAAAGTTATAATTTAAACGTTACAATAAAAGACGGTGGATTAGACAGTGATAAAATAAATAACTATTTGTTAAATTATCAACCAGAATCGTATAGAAAAAACATATACCCATTTAATTCAAATACATATTTGGGATACATAAACAAAACAACCTTTAGTGATGATAATTTTAAATTTAACGGAATATTAAAATATGAATCATCTAATGGTTTTATATCGTCACCAATTAATCCAAACTCATGGGTAAAATCGGGAGGAAATAATTTAACTAATTTCTTTTCAAATACGGTTAACGTGACAGGAAATACTGTTTCAATTTTAAACACACCATATTTTCACAATCAACTTTACTATGATTTTAATAAATCCACAGTAAATGGTAAATATGCCGGTTCGGCATATCTTTTACTTAATTCTTTACCTTTTATTGACTTAGATGACCAGATTACATTTGAAAATACTTCAATATTAACATCATCATTATTTAGAGAAATTGGTTCTACACATTTCATTCCATATCATTTATTGTTAAAATGGGGGTCTATTTATCACAGATACAAAACACATCTTATTGACGGATATGACATTTTAGAAGGTGCAATAAATTCAAGTTATGTCACTAAACCATTGTCAGGTCAAACATTCTTTGATAATAATTCAGGATATACTTTTACAATAACCCCCAAAGTATCAACAACAACCGGTTCAACTCTTAATGTATCGTACACTGGTTACACAAGTGTAGGGTTGAGTCCCTTTTATCAATCAATATATAGTCAAATTGTTAATGGTTATGCTCATTACAATAATTCATTGGGTAATTCATCATATTCTGCAAATACTTTGAATAATGGTATAATACATAGAGTTAGGACAAAAACACAAATGAACTATTGGGACGTGATAGTTGACAATACAAAGTATAAAACGGACGAAAAAACATACACTCTTTTACCATCTATTGGTGATTATTCTAGCTCAAAAATATTTGTTTATAGTAATGGTTCATTTGATTTTGTACAACAAATTGGTTTTAGAACCTTATGGTTTTTAGATGATACTATAACTAATTCATTTACTGGTCAAACTTTTCCAACACCTTATGAATATTTTAGAACAACAGGAAACACTTATTCTATATCCACAAATTATAAAAAAGCAATTGATTTAATTGGTACATTTAGTCCAACAATCCTCGAATATTTTGAAAGTTATTTTTTAGATTTTGCAAGTCAAAAAATGAACGACGAATTACCATATAAACCATTTAATAATTTGAATTTTCAAAAATTCCAAGATATATTAACAAGATTAAGCGTTATCGATAAAACCAATTTACCACAAGACCCCGCATCATTGTCCAACATTGATTTACTAATTGATAATTTGAAACGAAAACAAAAAGAAGCTGCAGAAAGTATAACCAATAGTATTTTAGGTAGTAACAATCTAATACAGTTTAGTTTATCAAATCCAAAAGAAATTGACCCTTTTATATTGTATGGAATGACAAAATCAAATCCTGATACAACATATTTAACACAATCATTTAGTTCTTCTGATATTAACTCAACAAATCAGAATTTTATAAAATTATATATTGGAGAAGATATTGACGGATATTATTTAGAGTTTTTTAGTGTTAATAATATCAAATTAACTGAAGACAATATAAAAACACATAGACCACTTGCTCAAATTTATGGTGGATATAGAAAAAATGGGGGTACAACAAGTAGGTCTTCTTTTTTAAACTACCTTAAAAACGAAATCATTATTAAAAATACCGGTGGAGATATAACCTCTAAAGGTTCTGACATTAGATTCAAACATTTTTTAACTCAACTTTTAATTAATTTTCCAAAATTAGATAGTAAAAAATCAAAAAATCCCGCGTCAAGAATTGATATGTTTAGAGGGTATAATAGTGATAACACAAAATTAGAATTATATAACACATTCAAATCATTTAATGATAAGTGGACTTCAGGGAATTCGATTGGACAAAGATTATTGTTAGAAGAATTTTTATTTTTAGATAAAGCAAATCGGGATATTGGTGATAAATTATATCTTAACATTGATAGGTTTACGAACCTTTTGCATCCAAAAAATGTAAAACAATCGTTGTATGGGGCAATATCCATGTTAATCCAAGGTACGGGATTAGATATGAGGGCATTACCAGCATACATAAATTTTTATGGAAACAATGTTAATGTAAAAAATAAAATAAGACCCTCAAAAAAAGTTGCGTCAGATTTGTTCGGAACGTTTTTAGAAGTTGATTACCAAGAATCGACACCAAAAATCATTATTCAATTAGTTGGAAATAATTCAAAAAGATTGGATATGTCAAACAGTAAACCATATAAGTTTACAGATGATGGTTTTTATATTGGGAGTCAAAACAATAATCCTTTGTTGATAACCTCCTTAGAGAACTTTTCAAGAAATGACCTATCAAAGTCTAATCGGGTCGTTGCTTTTGAAGTTAGTTTTGGAGACCAAAATCAAGGAATATTTAAAGGACTGACACTTGACCAATCAAGTTTAAAAAACACATCCGAATCGTTTCTTGTTTTGGAGAATTTAGCTAGGTCCGCTTCAGGTGCAGGTGTATACAATGTTGACGTTTCGTTATTTGATTACTATAAACAAGCTTCTTACAAATGCGACATAACTTCTATGGGTAATGTTATGATACAACCAACAATGTTTTTTTATTTAAAAAATGTACCTATGTTTAGAGGTTCATATTGGATAACTGAAGTAACACATACAATAAAATCAAATAATATATCTACAACGTTTTCTGGTACGAGAATACCGTATACATCTCTACCCGACCCAACAGATTCCTTTGTGGCCAGTTATAGAATATTATTTGATAAGATACAATCCAAAGCATCTAGAATAATAAAACAAAGAGAATCCAATAAAACTGATACACAAGAAACGGTTGTGTACCAGAAAATAAATTATATTACAGATAGGGGAGGTAAAATTATTCAGGGTGAGCAAATAATTGACAAATTAGAAGATGTTGGTATCAATAAGTTTGGCGTACCATTTAACGGATTTAATGAACAAAGAACCATTCAAAAGGTAAGAAATAATAACCAAGTTTGGTTAAGAGGATTGGTCGTACAAATGGGTGGAACAGGGTATACAATTAATGATACAACAAGTATGAATATTGCAAATGGTATTAAATTTTCAGACATTCAAAATACCGATTATAAGTATTTTATGGTTAATTTTCAATTATCAAGACAAATCACTGCAGAATTAATTAGAACAGCAAAAACAACTTTTAAAAATCCAAATAATAATAAAACGGTCGTTGTTAACCCAAATTATCAATTGGATTCATCTTCAGGAACGATTGTTGCTGAAGGTCCTGTTGCGATAGGTCCTATAAGTAGCACTTACGGAATTGCATTATCAAAGAAATTAATGAGTGAACTTAAACTATTTGATGGTGACGTTGTTTATTTTAATATGGAATAATTAGATATTTTATTTTTTTTGGATATTTATATAAAAAAAAGAAAAATGAATAGTGAAAAATTTAATAAGTCTTTAGATAGTTTTATGAATAAAACAAAGACAACTAAAAAATTAAACAACACCGAGACAGAGGAATGTGATTTACAAACAGGTGAGTGTTATGTGATAAGGTCTAAAGATGGTATTGTTGAAAGAATAAATAAAAAATTCATAACTGAAGACGGTAGACAACTTTTACAAGATTAATATGAAAAATTTAGAAAAAAAATTAATGGAAGAAATTGCTCGACACAGAGCGATTAACAATTACACTAAACGTTTAATGGAACAAGCGGAATTACCACCACCCGACGCACCCATTGACCCTGCGGTTGCTCCACCAGCCGACACCACAATGGACCCCGCATCTGAACCACTAGCCGACACCACCACACCACCAGCATCTGATGCACCTGTTGAACCTGAGACAGAAGAAATAGATATAACTGATTTGGTTAATATGACCAAATCGATTAAGAAAGATTTAGATGATAAAAATACAGAAAACATGGAAGTGGTAAATAAAATGGATAGTGTTTTCACCAAGTTAAATGATTTGGAACAAAAATTATCTCAAATGGACTCTGTTATTAGTAAGATAGATGAATTGGGTAATAAAGTCGAAACTATGAAAGAAAAAACTCCACAAGAAAAATTGGAGTTAAGGTCATTAGATTCGTATCCATTTAATTTAAATCCTCAAGAATTTTTTACTCAAAAACAAACAGAAATGCAAAAATCTGGTAAAAACGAATATGTTTTAACTAAACAAGATATTGATGACTATTCCTTAGATACCATAAGAAATAGTTTTAACCCAGAACAAGAAGAAGATGAATTTAAGTTCTAAAGTAAACCTTTTAATAGGATTACAATTACAATTAAAAATAAATCATTGGCAAACCAAAGGTGTTGCTAGACATGAAGCATTTGGTAAAACATATGACGCATTATCGGATTTAATTGATGATTTTGTTGAAATAGCGATGGGTAAATATGGTAGATTTATTTTAGATGAAGAAACAAAAACAATTAAGTTAATTAATTTATCAGAAATGAACCCGTCTGATATGATAAAAACATGTACAGAAGGTTTAATACAATTCTCCGAAGACTTAGATAGAACCGCGGATACAGATTTATTAAATATAAGAGACGAAATACTTGGAAATTTAAATAAATTATTGTATCTTTTAACTTTAGAATAAGTTAGGTTCGTTAGTAGAGTTGGTTACAATATCGCACTGTCACTGCGAAGGTCATGGGTTCGATTCCCATACGAACCGCGTTTTATAGGGGAATATATCAATTGGTTAGATTACGTGCTTTGGGAGCACGAGGTTGTGGGTTCGAGTCCCGCTTCTCCTACCAATACAAAAAAAAATTGATAACGTTTTGAAATTTGATTTTTATTACGTATATTTTAGATACAATTAAAAACAAAAAATTATGTCAACATTAGAAGCAGTACTAGCACAGTACGAAAAAAACAAACAAGCCACAAGTGGCACCGTTGGAATGTCTCAAGAAGACAGGATGAAAAAATACTTCACTACCGTTTTACCTAAAGGTATTCGTAGTCAAGAAAAAAGAATTAGGATTCTTCCCGCGAAAGATGGTTCACCTTTTGTAGAGGTCTTTTTTCATGAAATCCAAGTAAATGGAGACTGGGTTAAACTTTATGACCCAAAACAAGAAGGAAAACGTTCTCCATTGGATGAAGTTCGTGAAGGTTTAATGGCATCAGGAGTTGAATCCGATAAAGTACTTGCTCGTCAATATCGTTCTCGCAAATTCTTTATCGTTAAATTGATTGATAGAGATAATGAACAGGATGGTGTAAAATTTTGGCGTTTTAAGTATAACACAAAAAGTGAAGGTGTTTATGATAAATTGATTCCTTTATTTAGGAACAAAGGTGATATTACCGACCCATTAAAAGGACGAGATTTGATTTTGAATCTGAACCTTTCAAAAGCAGGTAATGGTAGGGATTATACCACAATTACTCAGATTATCCCCGAGGACCCAAGTCCATTGCATGAAGATAAATCAGTTGCGGATTCTTGGATTAACGACCCTTTGATTTGGTCTGATGTTTACTCCAAAAAACCAGAAGAATATTTGGAAATGGTCGCAACTGACCAAAACCCGAAATGGGACAGCGTTACAGGTAAGTGGGTGTCCACATCTTCAGGTGAAGAAAAAATCGGGGGTTCTAATAAAACAGAACAACCACAAACACAAGAGTCTGATTATGTTGACCCACAAGAAGGTTTTACTGAAGACGACGAACTACCATTTTAATTAAAATCACTAATATGATGCCCACACAATTGTCGTGTGGGCATCTTTTTTAAAAAAAAATTATGCCAATTAAGAAAAAAGAATTCGATTATATTTCAAAATTTTCTTCTAAAACAAAATACAAAGAAGAGAAATTTTATTATTGTGGTGAAACCTTCAATGACGCGTGTGGTTTACCGGGTCCTGTTATGGGTAATATAAACATGTTTTTAGGTCACACTAATTCATCAAAGACAACCGCAATGATATTGTCCGCGGTTGATGCTCAAAGAAGAGGTGATTTGGTTGTTTTTGTCATCACTGAAAGAAAATGGAAATGGGAACACGCTGTTGAATTGGGACTTCAAGCGGAAAAAGATAAAAACGGTGAATGGTCGGGAGATTTCATTTTTAATGATTCTTTTGAGTATATTGAACAAGCAACTGATTTTGTTAATGAGATTATAGATGCTCATGAAAATGGTGATATCCCAAGAAATATATTATTTTGTTGGGATTCGATAGGTTCGATTCCATGTAAAATGACCTTTGAAGGTAAAGGAGGAAAACAACATAACGCCAGTGTATTGTCAGATAAAATTGGAATGGGAATACATGCGAGAATTACTAAGTCAAAAAAAGAAGACTATCCTTCCTCAGAAAATTCATATTATATAACAATGGTTGTGGTTAACCAACCATGGGTTGAATTACCTGATAATCCTTTTGGTCAACCAGAAATTAAAGCAAAAGGTGGAGAGGCTCTTTGGTTGGCATCTGCGTTGGTTTTCTTGTTTGGTAATCAGAAAAAATCGGGAATCAATCATATTGATGCGGTAAAAGACGGTAGAAAAATTACATATGCCATTAGAACAAAGATATCAATAATTAAGAATCACGTTAATGGTTTGGGATTTAAAGATGGAAAAGTAATTGTTGTCCATAATGGATATATCCCTGATACTAAAGAATCGTTAGAAAAATATAAAAAAGAATATTCTAACTTTTGGAAAGAAAAAATTGGTGGGGTCGATTTTGAGTTAAAAGACTCAGTTACTTTTGAAGAAGATTCAGATGAATCTTGATTGTTTAACAATTAGAATAATGATAAATGTCTAATGTATTATTAGTAGATGGTGATAATTTACTAACAATCGGGTTTTTTGCACTAAAAAATCATTTTCATAAAGGGGAACATATTGGTGGAATATATCATTTCATCAATACTATCCGTATCTTTATTGATAAACATCATTTAGATAAAGTAGTTGTTTTTTGGGATGGAGAAAACGGCTCACAAACTAGAAGAGGTTTTTATCACCAATATAAACAAAATAGAAGGATTAGAATTAGGACAGAAGAAGAATTAAATTCATACACAAGAGAAAGGAATAGGATAAAACAATATTTAGAAGACCTATATGTTAGACAAGGTGAATATGAATATTGTGAAAGTGATGATTCGATTGCGTATTATGTTCAAAATTCACCAAATGAAAATAAGATTATTTTTTCAGGGGATGGTGACCTTACTCAATTAGTTTCTGAAAAAACAAGGATATATAATCCATCGTATAGTAAATTTTATCAACAAAATGATATGTTTACATACGAACAAGAAGAAATTTTGATTGAAAATGTTAAATTTGTTAAAATGATATGTGGTGATAAATCCGATAATATCGCGGGAATAAAAAGTTTAGGAATCACAAAATTGGTAAATGCTGTTCCTGAATTAAAAGAAAGACAATTAACATTAGAATACATAAGAAATAAATTTAATGATTTGTTTGAAAATGATAAACATAACAAGTCAATAACTAATTTTATAACTGGTGTCACTAAATACGGTGTTTTGGGAGAGGAGTTTTTTCAAGTTAATGAAAAAATAGTTAGTCTTGATTCCCCATTTTTAACCGAAGACGCTAAAGAATCAATATCTTTATTAGTGGATGATTATATGGATTCAGAGGGTCGTTCATATAAAAACACAATGAAGATGATGATTGAGGATGGATTATTTTTACTACTACCAAAATCGGATGATGCATGGATAAAATTTTTAAACCCATTTTTAAGATTAACAAGAAAAGAAAAAAATAAAAAAACAATTAAAATCAAAACAAATGAATAATCAAGAACTATTAAAATTCGAATTTCTACTTACACTTGAAAACAATATCGTATGTCAAAGGTTTTTCAACGTAAGAGAATACAATCCACAGATTCGCCATTCTATGGATTTATACTACATTGTAAAAAATATTTGCGATGAAATTGGTGAAGATTTAAAAATAAAAACTATGGATTATCTATACGATAACATGGATTTTTTTTACGATTCGGATGACTCCGAAACTAAATTAGACAGTACTCAAGAGTACTTTGTTTTGGAAATTAAGTTAGGTGATGAAGTATTTATCAGAAGTATGTTTCCGGCTAACTATTATCACCCGAAGGTAAGGTATACTGTGGATATTCGTCCATATCTTAAAAGATATTTATCAGAACTAACAAACGTATTATCTTCTAAAGATTTGGAAACAACGTATTTAAATTATGAATTATAAAAAATAAAAAAACATGTCAGAAAAAAATTTTGGATTTCTAGGAGCATCATTTCAACAAACACTTTTAAAAGCAATTATCGAAAACAAAAAATATGGAGAACAAATTATTGATGTAATTGAAAGCAAATACTTTGACAATCAATCATTTAAATACATTACCCAACACATTAAAGAGTATTATCAAAAATATAATAAAATTCCTGATTATCAGAGTTTATCACAGACAATTGTGATGGAGTATGGTTCTCAAGAATCTGCTAGAGTCCATCTTGATACGATACAAGATTTAATGGATAACACCAAAGAGGACCCTATGGTCCAAGAAGAGGCGTTAAATTTTTGTAAACAACAAAATCTCAAAAAAGAGATTAAACATGTCAATACTATTATTGAAAACGGGGCATTTCAAGAATATCATAAAATTGAGGGGATAATACAGAAAGCACTTAGAGTTGGTCTACCGCCCGATGAGACCGTCGATGTTTTTCAAAACATTGACCAAGCGTTAGAAAAGGATAATAGGTGCCCCATACCAACTGGTATCAGTGGTTTAGACAGTGTACTTAAAGGTGGTTTAGGTATAGGTGAATTAGGTGTAGTATTAGCACCAACAGGTACAGGGAAATCGACATTATTAACTTTATTTGCTAACACTGCATATAACTACGGTTTCAATGTACTTCAAGTATTTTTTGAGGATAGTACAGATGTCATTAAACGTAAACATTATACCATATGGTCGGGTGTTTCACCAGATGAACAACCGGATAATAAAGAATTGGTAAAAAATGCTGTTTTAGAAAAAAGTACAAACAGTAAGGGGAGTCTTGATTTGTTAAAATTACCAAGTGATTCTGTTACCATTTCTGAAATAAAAACAAGAATTAGAAAAAGATTATCTGAAGGAAAAAAAATAGACTTATTGATAATTGATTACGTTGATTGTATATCACCAGAAAAATCACAATATGGGGATGAATGGAAAGGTGAGGGTTCCGTAATGAGAAGTTTAGAATCTATGACAAATGAATTTAATTTAGTAATATGGACCGCTACTCAAGGTAATAGGGAATCTATTTCATCAGAAGTGGTTAATAGTGACCAAATGGGTGGTTCAATTAAAAAAGCTCAAATTGCTCACGTGATTCTATCGATAGGTAAAACTATTGAACAAAAAGACCACAAAATGGCAACTATGACCCTTCTTAAATCAAGAATAGGTAAGGACGGTATTATATGGCAAAACTGTAAATTTGATAATGAATATTTGATTATTGATACCGAATCTCAAACAACTCTTCTCGGACACAAAGAGGAGAAACAAAAAGACAACGCTACGAGAGCAAAAGAAGCTTTTATCCGTAGAAATCAAATGTTGAACACAAATTAAAAAAAAATTATAATTATGAAAGAAAAGATTTTACAAGAAAATCCGGGCCGCTTTGTCCTTTTTCCAATTGAATATCATGACATTTGGAGGCTTTATAAACAACAACAGGCTTGTTTTTGGACCGCGGAAGAAATAGATTTAAAGGATGATATCTATGATTGGGAAAATAAATTAAACGAAGATGAACAACATTTCGTAAAACATGTTTTGGCGTTTTTTGCTGCATCTGATGGTATTGTTAATGAAAATTTAGCGATGAATTTTGTTAATGAAGTTCAATACACTGAAGCGAAAATGTTTTATGGTTTTCAAATTATGATGGAAAATATTCATAGTGAAACCTATTCGTTGTTAATTGACACTTATATTAAAGACAAACAGGAACAAAATAAATTATTCAATGCGATTGAAACTATTCCGGCAATTAAAAAGAAAGCGGAATGGGCAATAAAGTGGATTAACTCCGATTCGTTTGTTGAAAGATTAATTGCTTTTGCCGCTGTTGAAGGTATATTCTTTTCGGGTTCATTTTGTTCAATTTTTTGGTTGAAAAAACGTGGATTAATGCCCGGTCTAACTTTCTCAAATGAATTAATCTCAAGAGACGAAGGTATGCACTGTGACTTTGCTTGTCATCTATACAATCAACATATTCAAAATAAATTGTCTGAAAAGAAAATAAAAGAAATCATATGTGGTGCTTTAGAAGTAGAAAAAGAATTTATTCTTGAGGCATTACCTGTTAGATTAATTGGGATGAATTCTGACCTAATGTCTCAATATTTGGAATTTGTTACAGATAGACTATTAGTTTCTTTAAATTGTTCTAAAGTATATAATGTTGAGAACCCTTTTGATTTTATGCAAAATATCGCACTTCAAGGTAAAACTAATTTCTTTGAAAAAAGAGTTGCTGAATATCAAAAAGCGGGTGTGAATACTGTTACATCCATTGAGGATATGAGTGGTTCATTTGATGATGTTGATTTTTAAAATTTAAAGATATGAAAGTTAAAAAAAGAGATGGCTCATTGGAAGAAATGAGATATGACAAAATTACAAGAAGAATTCAAAATTTTTGCGATGATTTAAATCTTGAATATGTTGACCCAACATTGATAACCCTTAAAGTGACACAAGGTATTTATGACGGTATATCAACAACAGAGTTAGATATTTTAGCAGCAGAAACCGCTGCATCTCTTGTCACCTCTCACTCAGATTACGCAAAATTAGCCGGTAGATTGGCAGTATCTAATTTACATAAAACTACACCAAAAAAATTCTCACATTCAATCAAGGAATTACATTCATTTGTTGAACCGAAAACAAATAAGGAATCTTCATTAATTTCAAATGAAACCTATAATTTTGTTCAACAATATAAGGATGTTTTAGATGGTGCGATTATTCAAGAAAGAGATTTTGATTTTGATTATTTTGGGTTTAAAACATTAGAACGTTCATATCTACTAAAGATTGGTAATCGTATTGTTGAAAGACCACAATACATGTACATGAGAGTTGCTGTTGGTATTTGTAATAATGACATAGAGACCGCTTTAAGAATTTATGATGATTTATCACAACATTATTACACACACGCAACACCTACTTTATTTAACGCAGGAACACACAGACCACAAATGTCGTCCTGTTTCTTGATTGGTAATAAAGGTGATGACATTGATGGTTTATTTGACACAATAAAAGATGTTGCGAAGATATCTAAATGGGCTGGTGGTATTGGTTTACATGTTCATGATGTAAGAGGTAAAGGTGCGTATATCAAAGGTACTGGTGGAGAATCAGATGGTTTGTTACCAATGATGAAAACATATAATGAAGTTGCTCGTTGGATTAACCAAGGGGGTCGCCGCCGCGGTTCATTCGCTGTTTATCTTGAACCATGGCACTCAGATGTATTTGAGTTTATTGAATTAAGAAAAAACCATGGAAAAGAAGAATTAAGGGCCAGAGATTTGTTTTTAGCGATGTGGGTCCCTGACTTATTTATGAAAAGAGTAGAACAAGATTTAGAATGGTCATTATTTTCACCAGATGAGGCGCCTGGATTATCTGACGTATATGATGACCCATACAAATTTACACAAGATTTTACTGAACTTTATGAAAGATATGAGAAGGAAGGTAAGGCAAGAAAAGTCGTAAAAGCTAGAAAATTAATGGATGCCATTTTGACCGCACAAATTGAAACGGGGGTACCTTATATGTTATATAAAGATGCTGCTAATTACAAGTCAAACCAAAAGAACTTAGGTACAATTAAATCATCTAATTTGTGTATAACAGGTGACCAAAGAGTGGTGACAACAAAGGGTTACTTAACAGCCAAAGAATTGTGTGAAATGGATGTGGAATTAGAACTTTTTAATGGTTCTGAAATTGTCAAATCATCCAAAATGATTAAACGAGGTGAAAATGAAGATGTTTATAAAATAACATTAGAAAATGGTATGGAACATAAAGTAACACCATATCATGGAATACCTGTAATTGACTCAAGAAATAATATAACACGTATTGAATGTAAGGATTTAAAAATAGGTGATAAAATAGCAGTACAAACTAATAAAGGATTGTTTGGTTCAAAAGAAATGGTAGATGAGGCCTTTTTATTGGGTTTATATCAATCAGATGGTACACAAAACAAATCATCAATTTTATTTGATTTATGGGAAAATGATTTTGATTTAGTTGAAGAGATTGAAAACAAAATTCAAAAATTATATTCAAAATACGAGTATAAACCTAGATATTCAACTAAAGGTTGTAAATTTATAGATTGTGTTGTTTCATTTTCTAAAGTAAAGAAAAAAAGATTATCTAGTGAATTTTTTAAAAAAGAATTACTCTTTGAAAAGGGATATGTACCCGAATGGATTTGGTCTTCAAATGAAGAAACGCAATGGTCTTATTTGCGGGGTTTATTATTTGCTGATGGAACAGCTAATAAAAATAAATCAAAAGGGGAGCCAACACAAATAAGTTATGCCGACATAAATATTGATTTTTTAAAAGAGCTTCAATTAATTTTTCAAAATTTAGGTCTTCAAACATCTATTAGATTGTTAAGAAATGGAGGTCAACGGTCATTACCAAATGGTAAAGGTGGATATTCACTATACAAAACAAAAGATTGTTATAGATTAATTGTTGGTAATAAAAATGACTCACAAAAAATAAATGAAAAAATAGGGTTTCTTGATAGAAAAAACATAATCATTGACAATCGTGAATTTCGGGATAATACGAAAAAGGGATATAAAGTAAAATCCATAGAATATGTGGGTAAAGAAGATGTTTATTGTCCAACAATTTATAATGATGAACATATTTTTATTTCACAAGGATTAAAAACATTTAATTGCACTGAAATTCTAGAATTTTCTTCTCCAGAAGAACAAGCGGTTTGTAATTTAGCATCAATTGCTTTACCAAAATACGTAGTCAACAAAGAATTTAATCACGATTTACTATATGAATATGTGTATCAAGTTGTAAAAAACCTAAACAACGTTATTGATTTAAATTTTTATCCTACTGAGGAAACAAAACTTTCAAACATGAAACACAGACCAGTTGGTTTAGGTGTTCAAGGATTGGCAGATGTATTTTGTATGTTAAAATTACCTTTTGAAAGTGAGGATGCAGACAAATTACAAGTAGAAATATTTGAAACAATTTATTTCGCTGCTCTCACATCGTCTAAAGACTTGGCTATTGAAAATGGTGCATACTCTTCATTTGATGGTTCCCCATTATCTAAGGGTCAATTCCAATACGAGTTATGGGGTAAAACAGACAAGGACACAAGTGGAAGATGGGATTGGAAATCGCTAAGAAAAGATGTTGTCAAATATGGTGTAAGAAACTCTTTATTAGTTGCACCTATGCCAACAGCATCTACCGCTCAAATTTTAGGTAACAACGAAGCCTTTGAACCTTTTACTTCTAATCTCTATTCAAGAAGAACATTGGGTGGTGAATTTATTGTAATCAATAAACATTTGGTTAATGAATTGTTGGAAAGAGGTTTGTGGTCTGATGAAATAAAGAAAAAATTAATAATGGAAAACGGTTCGGTTCAAAACATACCCGAGATACCTGTTGATGTAAAAGAAATTTATAAGACAGTTTGGGAAATGTCACAAAAAAGAATTCTAACAATGGCGGCAAATAGGTCAATTTATATCGACCAATCTCAGTCATTAAATTTATTTATTGATAACGCAAATAAAACAAAAGTTATGGCGGCTCATTTATACGGGTGGAAACTTGGTTTAAAAACCGGAATGTACTATCTTAGAACTAAGGCTGCTGTTGACCCAATTAAAGGGTTGGGTATTGATATAACAACTTCTAAACCAAATGTTGAAAATCAAATAAGTAATGTTAAAGAATCAAACTTAACAAGTAATTATGTTGAAGAAATGGTTTTATCAATTAAACCAAATGATTCACCATTTGAATGTGAAGGATGTGGTTCATAACAACAATTTTGGGTGACTCCCTTAATAGTCAAGGTTAACCTTGAACATCTAATCGTTTGGTCATACAGGGGGTGAAAACTAAACGATATACAATCCCATCGAATACTCGATGGGATTTTTTTATATTTATAATATATGAAAAAGATTATTTTTAACCACGAACACGTTGACCATTATGATGGACAAGATAACTACGAACTGGGTATTTACGAAGATGATGACGAAAACCCAATTGGATTTGAATCTGAAACTATTATAGGTTATGTTGCATACACGGTTTACAATAATGAAATAACAGTTAGTGATATTATAGTTAGACCGAATAGAAGAAGGGAAGGTTTTGGTTCAATGTTGATAAAAAAGATGAAAAGTTTACATCCCGATGCTGTTTATAAACCTTCATTAAAAACAGATTTAGGTTCAAAATTTATTCACAAAAATGTTGATATAATGGAAGAAAGGAATAAAATAAAAACACTAATGAACATATTAATGAAAATGTAAACTTAGATTTATTGTTTTACTATATTTATAAACATGGCGGGAACATATGGTATAGATTTTCCATTTAGACAAAGTCTTAAAGGTGATTTTTTAATAATGACAGAAACACCTGAAAGAGAAATTCGTGCAAATTTGATACACCTTTTGTTAACAAGAAAAGGTAGTAGATATTATTTACCTGATTTTGGTACTAGGTTATTTGAATTTATTTTTGAACCAAACGATGCGGTTACGTGGGGACAAATAGAAGATGAAATAAGAACATCGGTAAGAACATTCATTCCTAATTTAGAAATAAAATCCATAAGAGTAACTGCCGCAGACCAAGACGAAGAAGAACCCGCTAGTCCACAAGAAGATGAAGACTCGAGATTATTTAGAGTTTCAGACTATTCAACTAAACCATACACGGCTAAAGTTAGGGTAGATTATGATATTAATAATGAACCATTTGTTTCTTCTGATTTTATAATTATAAACATTTAATATGAGTAAAAAAATATCATACGCTGTTAGAGATTTTGCCGGTCTAAGACAAGAATTAGTTAATTTAACTAGAGAATATTATCCCGATTTAATTAAAAATACAAACGACGCATCTATTTTTTCAGTACTGTTGGATTTAAATGCTGCGGTTGCTGACAATTTACATTTTCACATTGATAGGGTTTGGCAAGAAACAATTTTAGATTTTGCACAACAAAGACAATCTTTGTATCATATTGCTAAAACTTATGGATTAAAAATACCGGGAAATAGACCATCTGTTGCTTTGTGTGATTTTACAATACAAGTACCGGTAAGAGGAGACAAAGAAGATACGAGATATTTGGGTACAATCAAAACAGGTGCGCAAGTTTCAGGTGGTGGTCAAGTTTTTGAAACGGTAGATGATATTGATTTTTCAAATCCATTTAATAGTAGAGGGGAACCAAATAGGTTAAAAATACCAAATTTTGATGGAAACAATAGACTAATATCGTATTCTATTGTAAAAAGAGAAGCCGTTATCAATGGTGTTACAAGAATATATAGACGAGTAATAACTGAATTAGACCAAAAACCATTTTTAAAAATATTTTTACCTGAACAAAACATTTTGGGTGTTTCTTCAATTATACACAAAGAAGGCACATCTTTTGCTAGTAACCCCACTGATTCAGAATTTTTATCTTCGACAAATAAATGGTACGAAGTAAAAACTTTAATGCAAGATAAAGTTTTTATACCTGACCCAACATCATCATCAGATTCGGATAACTTTATTTCTGGTGCATATCTATCGGTTTCAAATAAATTTATAACAGAATACACCCCCGAGAATTATTTCTCAATAACGTTTGGTTCGGGTAATGTAAATCCAATGGATAATTTGGATGATTATAATACGGGTAATTTAAAAGTTAATTTGGGGGTATATCTAAATAACACGTCTTTAGGCGCTTTACCTAAGTCGAATACGACTTTATTTGTAAAATATAGAATTGGGGGTGGTAGAGATAGTAATTTAGGAATTAATATTATTACAAGTACCGATGATATCGATTTTGTTATTAACGGACCAAATTCAAATATAAACACTCAAGTTCAAAATTCATTGACGGTAACAAACGTAACACCAGCGATTGGTGGTGCGGACCAACCGACAATTGAAGAAATTAGAAACATGATATCTTATAATTTTGCAGCACAAAACAGAGCGGTTACATTAAATGATTATAAATCAATGATTGAAACAATGCCAGCATTATATGGTGCACCTGCAAAAGTTAATGTAATGGAAGAAGATAATAAAATAAAAATCAAATTACTATCGTATGATGAAAATGGTAATTTGATTGATACTGTTTCAACGACCTTAAAGAATAATATTATAAATTATTTGTCAGAATATAGAATGGTAAATGATTTTTTAGAAATCGAAAGTGGGGAAGTTGTTGATTTTTCATTAGAGTTAGATGTTGTAATAGACAAAAACGGTAATCAAACAGAAATAGTTAGAACGGTGATTCAAGATGTTGTTGAATATTTTTCAATAGATAAAAGAAAAATGGGTGACCCTCTTTTAGTTGGTGATTTATATAGAATGATTGGTGATGTTACGGGTGTAGTAAATGCTGTTGATGTTAGAGTTTTTAATAACATTGGTGGAGAATATTCATCATCAGAAGTTGCCCAATCTTATGTTAATGAATCCACAAAAGAAATTGCACAATCAGACATGACAATTTACATGAAATCAAATCAAATATATCAAATTAGATTTCCTGAAAAAGATATTAAAGTCAGAGTTAAAACATTAGGAACAACCACATTTTAAATTGGATTTATTTTAATTAGAAAATTGTTTATTTTCTATTTATATAGAAATGCAAAAACATAGAATTTCTACAAACATTGGGAGAGACCAAAAGGTTGTCGTTGAATTAAAAAATGATTTCGACCTTTTAGAGATATTGTCTTTAAAATTTACACAGACAGAAGCATATACTTCCATGTGTTCTGATTATGGGGTTGTATGTGGTAGAATATTCGTAAACAATGGTTTTGGTGTACCAAATGCTAGAGTTTCTATTTTTATACCCATTTTAGATGATGATGTGAACGACCCGGTAATATCCTCATTGTACCCATATACATCTGTAACCGATAGAAATGAAAACGGTTATCGATACAACTTACTTCCAAGTAGAAAACAACACGGTGGACACGAACCAACAGGAACTTTTCCTGACCAATTAGATATTTTAACAAGAGAAGAGATTTTAGAAGTTTATGAAAAATATTATAAGTATACCGTAAAAACAAATGATGCTGGTGATTTTATGATATGGGGTGTACCTGTTGGTACACAAATCATACATGTTGATGTTGATTTATCTGATATTGGTTGTTTTTCATTGAGACCCGATGATTTTATAAGACAAGGTAGAGGTGTTGATAGTTTTAAAAATACATATTCATATAAATCATCTGATGATTTAGATTCATTACCTCAAATAGTATCTTTTAATCAAACAATTGAAGTTTTTCCTTTTTGGGGAAATGAAGATTTATGTGAAATTGGAATAACAAGAACAGATTTTGATTTATCAAGTCAAGGGGTAAAAGTGGAACCCAAAGCATATTTATTGGGTTCAATATATTCTGACCAAGGTAAAAACACGTTAAACAAAAATTGTCGACCAAGAAGTGCTATGGGTAGAAAGTGTGATTTAACAACTTTTGCTGCGGAGATTGAAATGATAAGATTTACTTCTTTAAAAGATTCATTGGGTAGACCAATATTAGAGACGTATCAAATAGAAGAAGATATAGACGAAGACGGTTCGTTTGTGATTCCGTTACCCATGAACATGGAATATCAGTACACAAACGAATTTGGTGAAACAGAAATTACAAATGACCCAAATAAAGGTATACCAACATCAGCGTGTTATAGATTTAGAATTTCAGGTAAAAACAATACACTAGGTAGAGTTAGATTTACTGGTAGTTATTTGTTACCAAATATACGAGAATATGATTCTGACGTTGATGGTTCTTACGCTTTTTCTTTAGATTGGAACGATTATCCAACTGGTTCTACAACAAACTCTGTGATTTTTAATCAAACATACGGTAGTTATTATCCTGAAGATTATTTTTTTAGGTTTACATATAATAAAGTATATACGGTAAGTTCGTATATGGGGAGTCATTTTAAAGGTGGTAAAGACAATTATGTTGGTATAAAAGACATATCACCAAAAGAGGAAGAAGACTGTGAATCAAGTATAGTGACACCACCAATTAATTATGGATGGAGACGATTTAGTTTTCCAATATTGTTAGCAACTGTAATTAGTATATTTGAAAGAATAATATACGGAGCATTTATTGGCGCAATACAAGTATTAATAATTCCGTTTCAATTTCTTTATAGTATTAGAATATATATTAGGGCGTTTGGTTCAACCATTATTGACTGGAGACCTTTTGAAGTTTTTGATTCATTAGTTATTGAACCATTACAACGATTTGGTACTGTTAATTTATCAATTGTTGTTTATCCTGAGTGTGAAACTTGTGAAGATTTTTCAAGTGAACAGATACTTATTCCAACTCAAAGACCTGATGAACTATATTGTAAAGTCGGGGAAGGGGTTGCGGTTAGAGATACTTTAAATATTAATGGTTCTCCATATTCACCAATATGTGACCCCGATAATACAATTGACGAGTTCATTATGTCTTCAAGTGGCTCAACGTTACCCACTTATAATTTTACGGGAATAACTTGTAACGGTAATTCGACTGGTGAATCATTGGACCTAATATATAGTGCGAGTAATTTACCAATTAGTGGTAAAACGTATTATATTGTTTTAAAAAGTTATTTACCACATGGAAGTGCAAATGCATATGAACTTAATAGATTAAATAGTTTAGAGGTAAACACATATTCACAGTTAACAATTGACCAATTTTCTTGTGGTTCACCCACTACTCAATCCGGTTATAGGGGATATGATAATAATAATTTTGGTTGGTTAGTGTATCGATTAGGTAATAATGGAATACCCCCACAATATGATTATCCATCCCCGTGTCCAACAAATAGTTGTTTTGAAGGTCGATGGTCCATTAGTGACTTATATGTAACACCTTTTTCTCAACCGGCTTGTGCGTCTGGACAAACCCCAAACGGAACGTGTGATTGTACCGACCCAACTTCTTCACAAAATACTTCATCAAGTATTACGTTTACTGATGGTATTTGTACAACAGTATATGATTACGTTTTATATTATCACTCTAGTATAAGAACATGTGGCGGAAATATTGAAACAATATTAGACGACCCTAGTACTATGACATTATCAATTGATTGGTCAAATGCAGTAACAAAAAGTGCGGGAACGATAACTAGAGGATTATCCTATATGGTTGCCTTTTATTATTCAATACCCTCCGGTAACACTGCATTATCTAATGTAAGAATATCTATTGGTGATGCGACATTAGGTGAATGTTCCTATGGTGTTTATGATATACCAACACCGGTAAACAATAAGTGGTATGTATTGCGTGTTGATATATCTGATATTGAGTCTTATGGTAATTTAACATCTTATATTTCAACATCAAGTTGTATGAATTATTCTATAGGTTGTTCTGGACCATCGTCAGTAACCAATTCTTGTTGTTATAGTTCAATAAGTGGTGATAGTGTTGGTAATTCTTCTTTAAGTGATTTTCAATGGACAGGGTTCACTTATGAAATATATGATTCTTCTCTTAAACTAACTCAACAATCTTTAACAGGTTCTACCGGTGATTTGTCTTTAGGTTGCGATACACAGAACACAATATATGACGAAACGATTGTTAAACAAACGTATTGTGCCTCAAATATTAATGATGATTATAACAATACAGCTTTAGTCACGGTTCAAAACGGAACATCGTGTACAAGTCTGTTACCTGTTGGACAAATATCATATAATACGAATAGCAATCCTTGTTCGACGTGTAGTACTAGAAGTGGTTTTTCTGAATTTAGAAAAGGGACTTATACAATAATACCGGCTGCGTCTATAAATAATTGGGAATACAATTTTAAATTAATTAGAGAATATGCTAGAAGAAAACTAATCAATAAAGTTTTTTGTGAAGGTGTTGTAAATTATTCATTTATTGAAAATTGGTTAGGTGGTTCTCTTTATCTGTTTGCCTTTAAAGCAAGGGTTAGATGGGATAATGAGGAAACATTAGATTTGAACGTTAGAGGAACAAATTATTGTGAGGATTTATTGTATTATAAGGTAAGTGAAAAAACATCTGGCGAACCCGTTAAAAGGTTTTATTATAGGTCCACTAAGTGGGATGGTTCGTCTTTTCAATCTACAGTAAGTAACGGAACAACATTCAGTACACTAAGACACCCAACAACAATTATGGATTTGGGACCAAGAGATGAATTTATAAAAGAAATATGTGTCGACCCATCTTTAGACCCTAATTGTTCGGTTGTTCGAAGTATTGGACCAACATCTTTTCAAAACTTTAAGGAAATTTTCGGGCTTTACATTAACTATAGATTAGATACTAATAACACATTTGAATATAGAGATTTTTTTCAAAATAATGGATTTAATTCGTATCTCCCATTTAATACAACAAAAGAAATATTAAATGGAGACGTTTTACAATTAATATCAATAAACAACGAAGTTGGTGTTGAAGAATTTGATTTACAAAATAGATATTACGGACAATATAGTCCATTAATTTTAGACCCTGACACATATCCTCAATTATTTAGTTCACAAGCCGGAACATCAAATGGACCTATACCAATAAATTTTGTTTTGGATGATGATGGTTATAGAGTGAGGGTTTGTTTAAATGAACCTGGTAGGTTGACTGAATCATCACAGATTGTTCCGTTTTTTTATTGGGACAAACAAGGACAAGGTTTTGGGGAAGGTTATAATCAATCGTGGGATTACAACACCATAAGGACACATAGACTACAGGGAATGACATTTAGTTATACGTTTACGGGTGACACAACATACAATTATGTTTTGTTTCCAATGACAAAGGATTATTCCGGTAACACCTTTAATATAGTTGGTGCAGATGTAAACGATGGTTCATTTGATGTTGAGGACACAACTGATGTTCATTTACAATACGATAATCAAGAAGAAGGGTTTACTGTGTTACATATTACTTCGGGAACAACTCAAACTCCATTAGCGGGTACTTTATGGGTTAGAAAAGGTAGTATTGGTGTATGGGATTCTCAATCGTGGAACACCAATATTGATTACATATTAAAACCAACATTAAAAAATTATACGGGTAATTTACAAATATTATCCACACCATTTTTATTTTATTTTGGAATTAGACCAGGTAAAACCGCGGTAGATAAGTTTGTTCAACTATTTGGACCTAAAGGAGCGTTTCCAACATCTGAATAATGGATAAGAAAAAAATAATATTACCATCTAAAAAATTTTTTGGTTCAACAAATGTTGACCAAAATATTAGAATTGGATTGGATGAAACACAAAACCTTTTAAGAGAAGGGGATAGAAACGTCATATTAAATAATGTTGAATTATTTAATAAAGAAAGAAACGAAAGTAGTTCTTACAAAATACACGGAAAACTAAAAATGGTTTTCAGAAATTTGTATAGTGGTGACACCGACTATGAACCACTTTTAAAGAATTTGTATTTGGTTGGTGATGGTGGAGACAATAATTTTGATGGATTTATACCATACAACGAATTTGCTTTTCTTAGAAAAGATGTGTTAAGACAATCTAATTCAGTACAAACACTTTCTTCAATAACCACATATACCCCATCAATATCTTACAGTGGGGAGTCAAGTCACGTTTCAATATCGAGTATAATGGCACCATATCATAATTGGAATATTCATTTGTCTTATGTTTATGACCATGATACAACTTATCCGATGAAATATACTTTAAGTGGTAATACTGTGTTTAATTTTGTTTCAGGAGACGGAATACCGTTTAGAGTTGAAGATAATGGTAGAACATATAAATTGACAAGTCCCGTTGAACACGGAATATTGGCTGGTGAATATATAACAATTAGTGGGGGGACTTTAAATAGTTCAGTTAGTGTGAGTGGTAGGACATTTTCTGTTATTTCTGTTGGAGATTCTATTTTTAGGTCCGAAAAATTTGTTTTAGACATTTCAAAATCTGAATTACCTTCGGGTACAACATTGTCAACTGTTGTGTTTGGTAAGAGGTGTATTGATAGAGATAATTTAACTGGAACAACGTCCACATATTATGTTCACAAACATAAAACACTTACAGAAAGAGGTGATTATATTTTGGATAAAGCGGGTTTTGAATCATCCATTTGGGAAAATGAAAAAAAATTATTATTAGAAAATAGTGAAGGTATTAGTGATTATTTGGTGGAAAGAAATATGATGGAGTCTTTAATTTACGATTTTAAAGAACCATTTATTTTAACAGGTTTAACAAATAATTTAAAATATTTACCAACTGAAATTTATGTAACAACATTATTATCAAATAGAAATGGGTATTTTGATTATCCACCAAAAGTTGGATGGAAATTTAATTTCCATGACACATGGGTTGACCAACATTTTGACGGCTCAACAACTATTGAAACTTCAATTCCAACAACTGCATTTACTAAAACAATAAATTCGGTAACATACAATTTTACCGGTGGTACTGATGTTCCCATTAACACTATATTACATGGTGCCTTTGTTGAATATAATGTTTCCGAACTAAAGGAAAGGATTATTAGTGAAGCATACCATAGATTCTCAAACCCTCTTTTTGTTTTTGATTATGGTCAAACAGGGTCAACTGTCACCTTTTCTGGTGCATCTGCAACAAACAAATTTGGTTTGTTTTATCAACCACATCATAGGGTTAAATTAAGACAACTTTCACCATATATCGAAACATCAACGACTAATCAAATATACGGATTACCACAAAACGCAAAATATTTTCAAAACGATGGGTTGTGGAAATGGAGAGATTTATATGACCATGGGTTTATTGACTCGGACGGTTTAGGTACAAATTTTTCATTTATTAATGGTATTCATTATGTAAAAAGTGATATTGATTTCTATTTAAGAAATGAGAACATATACAGAAACAAACAAGATTTAATTAAAAATATAGAAAGTTTTAAGTGTTAATGAAATTTATAGTAAAAGATACCGACCAAAAAATATTGTTATCGTCAAATCAAACATTTAAGTCAGATTTGGGGTGGACGGATAGTGCACAACAAATGGAACAAGAAATTTTATATGACATAATAAATCCGGCTGAAAACTATGAAACAACAAGATACATTCATTCACCGTATTCAGTAACATCTAATAGTGGAACTACATTTACACAAGTTGATATTTGGTATAATTTTTATTTTCTAAACACCTCAAGTGTATATAATCAGAATTATGAGTCAGTTGGTATAACATTGAGAGAAAATGCAAAAATGTTAAGACAATCAACTGAAAGTTTTTTTCGTTTAGAGTTTTACAAAACAACCAACGATGATTCACCAAATCAAACAAATAGACGATTGGTCTTTTCAAAAAATTTAATATTACCATTGGGTGAAAAAGTTTATTTTACAGGAACACCATCTGGTTCAACGTTACCGTTGAATGATTTTGTTTTTCTTCCGGTTTTTACGGGTTCAAATTATAGAAATACCGAAAATATGTATTTCTTTTGGTTTTTGGATGATTCACCTTTTAGTGGAACAAACATTACAGGAAATACTTTTTATATGACCGCAAAATTTTATAACGCAAAAGATGGGACAATTATTGATTTTGTTAATAAATCAAAGTCTATTGGTCAAGAAATTATTGAAGAAGAAGATGTTTATTATAAAGTAATTATTAATAGAACTGAATACTCATATATTGTTTATCAATATAATGGTTCATTAGGTTCACGAAAAGGTCAACTTAGTGCTCCGATAAATTTTTATGAAAGAAGACAATAATGGATATTAAACCACCTCTAAAATACGAAATACGTAGGAAATCAATTCCCAACTTAAAGTTGTATGCGGTTGATAAACCATATTGGTACAATAGTTTAGGTGGTTTACTTGAATTAACCAATACAAATATAATTGATTCTTTAGATGGTTATATAATTTTTAATGTTACTGGTGGCACTGTTTCTTCAGGATATTATATTTGGTCGGGAACAACTTTAGATGGAACGTCATATGGTGACACCGATTGTGATTTAAGTTTAAAATTATATGAATGGGAAAACATAAGTAAATCAGAGGCATACGATAACCATGATATTCCCATCTTTTTAGAAAGTTCAGTGGATGAAATGGGTGTGATGGTTGGGTTTGATGGACAAATTGAACAAGTTGAACAGATATGTAATTTTTCGTATACACAAACAGGTAATACTGTTTATGTTTATAACACCATTGACACATCAAAAGTATCTGAAATATATGATATAAATTTTACAGTTGATTGGGGAGATGGGACAACATCAATTTTAACTGCAACAGGTATAACCGCAAATAAAACATATTCTTCCACGGGTACAACCACGATTTCAATTTCGGTAAATACACCATGGACACAATTTGAAACAAAAAAAATAATTCAAATACCTTCAAACATAACCATACCAAATCCTTTGGGGACTTTTTCAGGTTTTACGATTCCATATTCTAATGTTACCGGTCAAACACAAAATTATCTTAATGATTATGACAGTGATTGTGATGGAACATACACAGGTAATACTGTATTTTATTATGCTTCTATTGGTAGGAGTAGAATTAACGAAAAGAAACTTTATGGTGCTAACACATATACAGGGGTAACTACGGGAATCACAAATAATTTAGTTTATAGTGCATATACTATTGATGATTTATACTATAGAGATTTTGAAGATGGTGTAACAACAATTACAGGTGCAACATCTGGATTTACAAAAGAAGAAGTAATTAATTGTGTTATAACAAGAAATGAACATTTCTTAGGGTTTATTGATGAACCTGTAATATATTCAGACATATTTGTTGAAAGAGGTAAACAGGGTGTTCTTGAAAAAACATTTAGATTATCTGAAATTGAAAATACCGGAGAATTATCTTATTATGGTAATGGATATTTTAATATCAGAAAACAATAATTTTCATATTTATAAATAAAAACAAATGGCAACGGGTTCTTACGGTATAATACGACCATCAGACATTTCACCAGAAGATGTTGAAATCTACTTTCATTACGTTTTAGATAGGAACGCAACTTCTGATGTAACATTTAAAAAATTAAATTCTGTTGATGTTTTAACACCTGTTTATCATAATTCTGATACAACAGATGATACATCCGCCCCAAATGTTGAAATATTGGGTGGTTTATATAATTTAAAACTTACATCTGATGATTTTTCTGATTTAGGTATCTATACACTTCATATAAGACCAAAACAAATTAGAACAACGATTACCGATTGTGGAATTTTGGCATCCTTACCTTCAGTAAGGGGTTTAATTATTGATTTATCAAATGTTCCTTCAGATGATAGAAATAAATTTACACCTCAAGGATTGGTAGGGTATAGAATTGAATATATTAATTCATCAGATAATAAAAAAATACCTAATTTTTATAGAATCGTTACTTCGTCTTTTTATTGCACACCAATTGTTTCAAATTTGACAAGTACTTCTCAAAAAGCAATAAGATATCAGTACAGTGAACAAGTAACAAATTTGATGTTCTTAACTGTTACACCATCTTCAGCACCAACAAATAAACCAAATACGGTTCCGTTTATTGGTGTACCATCTCAAAAAATAATTTTAACAAACACATATTTAAATCCCACAACAATAGAGATAGAAATGGTTGAGCATGATGCGTCAACTCTAGCATATGCATTGTATGGTAATCAAAGTAAGGCGGTTTCACAAGGTATTTACACCATTTATGACAATAACAACAACATATATAAACAATATAATCTTTACGAAGTTAAAGATGAATTTAATGAAACATTATATGAGGTTCGTGAAGAGAGAACTGACATTGACGAAACACTAAACTTTGATACTATTACAGAAACATAATGGCAAAAAGAAAAGTACCAAGTCAAGCTGCGAGCGGTGCGGAAACATTTAATGATTTTTTAGTTGGTAGACAAATAACGGATGGAACATCTTCCTTAACCAACACGGTTTTCTCTTTGGATAAAGTGATACCCCAAAGAGATTCAAAGAGTTTTTCAACAACACCATTTTCAGAATTTTTAACTTTAGATTCGATAAAACAAGTTGATGGTATTCAAACCACAACAAGAACAAAAACAAAAAAAACCAATGAGGTTAGTTTTAAATCGAATAAAAAATATGCGGATAAATCATTATTTGGTTCCTTATCTAGCCGTATTTTAGTTTCTCTAACGAGAATTATTAATAAATTTCCTGGCGCTATTAATATTGTTGCTGATAGTCCGATAAGTAGTTCACCATACAGTGTGTCGGGTTCAACATACGACGACAGTGCTCACACAACAATATTTTATACTGAAAGAAGTAAATTCTTCAACCCATTTGATTTGGTACTTATTGAACCAAATTCAGTAATAAAACCTGAAACAGAAAATGAATTAAGGAATTTTTATTCATCATATACCAAATATGTTATTGTTGTTAACAATGTCACATACCCAATTCTTGAATATACGGAACCAAATGTTGATAATGTTATTCAATTTAAAGTTTATGGTCAACCGTTTACCGGTTCTACTTATTTAGGTAATGTTTTAATTAGACCAAATGATGGACTCATAGAAGAATTTTTCTCAGGTCTTGATGATTTAGAACAATCATTATTAAATAGAGAAACAAATCCCATATATACGTCAAGTTTTAGAGTACCTAGAGATAGTCAAAATAACTCAAAAACCTCTTTAGTAAGTGTAACAACATCATGGCCTTTATCAAATGATGGGTATAACATTCAAATTACCGGTATAGATTATGAACTTTACGTAACAAGATTAAGTGATATTGCAAACGAGATTGATGATTATAAATCAAATTTAATGGTTCGATTTTTATCTTCTCCTCAGTTATTTGAGTTTGATACGGAAGATAAAAGAGCGGAAAGTGTTTTTCAATTATATGGACAGAGTTTTGATAGTGTAAAAAAATATATCGATAATATTGCTTACATGAGAAATGTGAGTTATGATTCGATTAATAATTTACCTGATGTATTATTAAAAAATTTATCTGAAAACCTTGGACTATCAACCACAAATTTATTTGATGAAAAAAAATTAGAAGATGTTCTTTATACGAGAATAAACACAACGTATGCAGGTATTTCTACCGGTACAAATTTAGTCGAAGCAGAATATGAGTTTTATAGAAGACTTTTAGTTAATCTTATTGAGATATACAAATCAAAAGGAACAAGAAAGGCTTTAGAGTTTTTTTTAAAATTTCTTGGTGCACCTGAACCATTAATAAAAATTAATGAATATATCTATCAAGTTACATCATTACCCGCGAGTTTTGATTTAGAAGAAGACATTTATGAGGCAATTCAAGGAAATAAAACATACACTTTTGCGGTTTTAAACGTTACTGGTTATACATATGAAAAGAAAACTTACACAGGAACAACTTCGTTTGATAGAGATGGGTATCCCGTTAATGAAATTAATGGGTTACCAAGAAGAGCGTACAGTGAAACTGAAGATGTTTTCTTTGAAAAAGGTGCGGGATGGTACGATATAACGTTATCACACCGTTCACCTTTAATATTGGATACCACAAACTCCGTTTTAACTGGTAGAACAAAAACAATTATCACAAAAAATAAACCATACACCTATGGTGAAGACTATTTTAATGTTTTTAGAACATTACCAGGTTTAGATACAGGATATGATTTGGTTTCCGACATAGATAACACCAAAGCTAGACTTAAAGAAGATAATTCAGATTTAATTCTAAATAGAAAAAACATCGAGATATATATTTCACCGGCTAGAGCTATTGATTACGATGTCTTTAGACGTAGTAAAGAATTGGAAATTTCTTTTGGAACAAACAACAATTTACCAACACAAACAGGAAAAACGTTTGTTGAATTTTTAGATACATTTATTCATAATCTTGTAAAGAATTCAAATAAAATTCGATACAAAAAGAATTATATTCAATTGGAAGATGTGTATCGTGATTATCTTTCACAAACCACGGGTTTTACACCATATCACCAAATTACTGTAACAGAATTTGTTGATAAAATTTCACCATATTGGGTTCAATTAATTGAACAATTGGTACCAGCGTCCACACTTTGGACAGGTGGTAATTTAATTGAAAATAATGTATTCGGAAGACCAAAATATCCATATGTTTATGATTGTCAACCCCTTCAATTTATTGAAGAATTATATCCCGATTTTGAAACATATATCGAAGAAGATTTAGAAAACATATTAGGAGAAGAAATTAATTTTAGGTCTTTATTAAGATTGACGGGAGTTACTTTTTATCCGATAATTGAAATAGACGGAGTGATATATGGTGGGGCCGATTATAGTGGATTAACTTCAAATATGTACGTTGTTTTAAGTGGGACAACCAACACTTCAAATAGCGCGAAATTATTTGATTTACAACCTTTAACTGGTTGTACTAGTGGTGTTACAAGTAACGACCCAATCAATTTATCATTGATTTGTGATTATAAAGATTATTTAGAACCCGATGTTGATAAAATCAAAGAATTGTGGTTAGATGCTTTAAGTGAATTAATTTCAGATATTACGATTACTCGAAATAGTGCAGGATACGAACCATATTCCCCATTTACAGGTACAACAGGACAAACATATTATTCTGAAACAATTCCATTAATAAAATGGGAAACATTTACCGATGTAAATGGTGTCGAAAAGGTCAGATTTTCTTCCGTAAAATTAGGACCAAATGATTGTTCTGTTTCTGAATATTTTGATTATAGATTTGAAACGGATTATAGTGTTAACAAGAATAGTAATTTAATGAGTGCACATGTATACGGTGACGGTACCGTATATTGTGAAACCCCAACTGGTTGTACTTTAGTTTCCGATTTATTTATTGAATTAATTGGTTATAAGACGGGTGTACAAGAAGGGACCGATTGGTCATTTTATTTTTATGCAAATTGTATAAGTGGAACAAATGAAAATGCTGACGTTCATATCGAAAAGGTTAGTGATTGTATATACAAATTAACGGGTGTTTCCGAAAATGATGTTATAAATTTTAATGTTATTGATTCAGCAAATAAAGAGGTTAAATTTAAAATTTTGGGGTTACAACCAAAATTTGAACATGACCCGTGTCCCGAACCTAGTGGTAAAACACACACGGAAATTTTTGAAATTGTTAGTTATCAAGGTACATCTGGAAACCCAATTTCATCATATTCTGAAGTCGTCTTTTGTGACAATTACACGGGATATACAATTCAACCAAAATTAGAATATAAAACGAATTTTGATTATGGTTTAAAATGTGATTCAATTGCTTTAAAAATCGATAATTCATTAACAATAGATGATAGTACGACATATCAAGACGTACAATCTTTTATTAGTGGGGGGACAATCACAAAAGTAAATGTATGTAATTTATCCGTTGGTGATTATATTTTATCAGCTGAAGTTAGACCATGTACAACATATTCACATCAGAATATTTTAGATGGAATGATGTCAGGATTTTCTTTCACATATGGATATAGAAAAGTACAAATAACAAGTATCGAATGTTTAGGTTCTGTTAGGAGTAACTTAATAACAGGATTGACTCAAAATAATGATTATGAGGTTTTTGAAGTTCTTCCAACTACACAACTTAGGGTTTATACAAACAAGTCTGTTGAGAATTTTGGTGTTCCTGAAAATGGTCGTTATTTCTTTGATTTTAGATTTCCGGAAGAATTGCAAATAAAACCTTCGGATTTTATTGAACCATGTTGTAATCATCCAAAAGAATTATATAATCATGGTGATTATTTGATAAACCAATACGGATTCCCAATTGAAGTTATAGATGTCGATTTGGATTACTGTAATCCTAATCTGTATTTTAATTTAAATCTTGAAACTGATTGCGGACCATATAACGATACACTGTTAGTTGTTTTTAACGGCAACGTAGATGAACAACTTTTACTTGGACATAAATATGAAAACCACCCTGGTCTTGGATTTGATTTGGGTCAATATTATGTCGACGATGAGTGGTGTCCGGACGTACCAACCGATTTTGAATTATTAAATGACGTTTTTTGTCCTTCTCCACCACCAACACCTTCTATTACACCAACACCAACAAAAACACCTTCTATTACACCAACACTAACAAAAACACCTTCGACTACACCAACGCCAACAAAAACACCATCGGTGACTCCATCTGTAACACCAACTAGTTCTTTAACACCGCAGTCAACACCTTCTACTACACCATCTGTAACACCAACTAGTTCTTTAACACCATCGGTGACTCCATCAAGAACACCTTCTACTACACCATCTGTAACACCAACTAGTTCTTTAACACCGCAGTCAACACCTTCTACTACACCATCTGTAACATCAACTAGTTCTGTTACACCATCGGTGACTCCATCAAGAACACCATCTGTAACACCAACTAGTTCTTTAACACCATCGGTGACCCCATCAAGAACACCATCGGTGACTCCATCTGTAACACCAACTAGTTCTTTAACACCGCAGTCAACACCTTCGACTACACCATCTGTAACATCAACTAGTTCTGTTACACCATCGGTGACTCCATCAAGAACACCATCTGTAACATCAACTAGTTCTGTTACACCATCGGTGACTCCATCAAGAACACCATCTGTAACATCAACTAGTTCTGTTACACCATCGGTGACTCCATCAAGAACACCTTCAGTAACACCATCTGTAACACCAACTAGTTCTTTAACACCGCAGTCAACACCTTCGACTACACCATCTGTAACATCAACTAGTTCTGTTACACCATCGGTGACTCCATCAAGAACACCATCTGTAACATCAACTA